GTGGACTGGTAGACCTGAGTGATCTGGTCTTGAATCTGCTGCTGCAGAGAGGTACGCAGCAGGCTGTCCGCGCTCTGGCGCGCGACGATCTCGGCCTCCAGGTTGCCCTGGACCACGGCGGCGGACTCGGCACCCGAGACAGGATTGCCGTCGGCGTCAACCACCTGACCGGCGTCATTGAGTCGCGCCACGCCCGAGGAAACACCGACGTCAGACCACTGGACGTAGGTCTCACCGCCGATGATGTTGCCCAGGTTGTCCAGGTCGTCGAAGTCCACGTCGAAGTCGGGCATGACGAAGTCGCGGGTGTACTGGCGACCCATGGGCTTCTCACGCCAGGCGATCCGATACGGGATGCGCTCGGTGAGGTCCGGGTGATCGGTGGGCACCAGCTCGAACACGGCCTGGGCGGAACCACCGGCCAGCAAAACGTCCTGAGTCTCACGACCCACCAGGGTGGCGTTCTGGTTGGGAGCGCTGGGGTTGGAAAGTGGGTTGATGGCCACTTCCATGACGACCGGCTTGCTACCTACCGACCGCTGGAAGTTAACCGTAAGCGCACGCTTCTGCACCGTCTCTCCTCCACGCAGCTGTTCACCTATTCAGGTGACTGCGGGAGGTGATGACAGGTCAGAACGGGAAGCAGAGGCTGTTCCAGTCAGCGCGCGTGCCGGTCTTCCAGGCCACACGCTTGAGTCGTGGATCGTCCTTGCTGCGGTCCTCCTGCTCGCCGTAGAGCGCGTCGGTCAAGAAGCTGCGGCGATCGATGATCGTGGTGGGAAGTTCGTCGTTGTGGTCGACCAGGCTGGGCCACGTGTAGCTGACCTGGCACTTGGGACCACGTTGTGCCCATCGGCTGACGATCTCGTCGATCGGCATCTCGCTGCGCAGGTGCCACGGCAGGTATTCGCACAGGCTTTCGAGCTGAGTGCCGTGGACAGCCACGCCTACGTGGTGCAGCAGCTCCTGCGAGACGAGCCAAGAGGGGTCAATGCCATCCACACTCATCATGCCCAGGGCGCGGTTGATGCTGTGCTGACGGTGCGCCGGGCGGGATCGGCCCAGATACAAACTCACGACGGGCGTGGGGGCTACACCGAGGGCATCCCAGAGCTGGTCACGGAAGCCCTCCACCGGCACGGCGTCATCCTCCAGCACCACGCCCCAGGTGTCTTCCTGCTCAGCCAACCACTCCCAGGCGCGACGATGATTGCGGCCTGGGCCAATGGTGCCGTCGTCGATGAAGACACGGTCGGCGTCCACCTCGGCGGCCAGGTTCTGACACACCTCATCGCGACTCTCGTGGCTGACGATCGCGATGCTGAAACTGCTCACTCGGCGGCCTGGTAGGTTTCCATGAAGATGTCAGGCTGGCATGGATAGAACTCGCCCTTCACCCCCTTGATGACCCACACACCCGGCTTCACCTCGTAGCTGGTGCCCTCCAGGGTGTTGATGTTGAACCACCGGAAGTCGGTGGACTCCATCCCCTCGGGGTCGTTGACCCGATCGGTGACCGGTGTGCCGATGTTGGCGGCAGGGCACCATTCCAACCACTCGCGCTTGGTATGAGTGCCTCGGGTATAACGGAACGCCTCGATCGTGACCGGCTTCTTAGTCCACTGACTGGGTTTGATGCTCATCGGATCTCCTTGTCCATTTGTAGAGGCCCCATGCGTTCACGGAGCCGTAGGCAGCGGCTGAGACCAGGAATCCCGGCTGGTCGCTGACGACCGCGTAGATCACCCAGAGCACCTGGGCGACCAGCGCCACCACGAAGCCGTACCAGAGCTTCTGGGTGACCAGGAACAGGCCAAACACACCGATACCGGTGAGTAGCCAGCTCCACCACCAGTCGATCACGCGATGGCCTGCTTCTTGTCCTTCTTGGTGTCCCGGATGGACGGCAGGCCCGCACGGCGCTGGCGCTGCGTCTCCTTGATGACGTCCTCCGGCATCGCGCTGAAGACCTCCTTGACGGTCCAGAACTCCCCAGACGGCAGCAGCTCTACCTCCGAGCCGACCTTGGCAGTCTTGAGGTCGATCCACGCGGCTAGAACAAACACGCTATCGCCCTCCTTGCGCTCCAGACGACATTGATGCAGCTGCTTGTTGCTCATGATCGACCTTCCATGGTGAGTTCTCTGATCTCGGACGGAATGCCCGCCTTGCGATAACGGGCCAGGCGGAACTTGTTGCGGATGGTGGCGGCCTTGTCTTCTTCGGTGAGGTGGTCACCCCGCCATCCCGGCAGGTGGTAGAGGTGATGCACCGGACCCATGATCCACCGCGTCGGTGAGCAGGTGATGGCGAAGGCGTGAGCCATGGCGTTGTCGTCGTACCAGCTGCCCTCGAACTGCTCATCGTAGCCACCCACCAGGTCGTATGCCTGACGACTGATGACATTGACCGCTCCGACACTGGAGCCGTTCCACATGACACGCTGAGGCTCCGCGTCCTGGGGCCGCAACTTGCCACGACGCACCCGGTCGGAGACTTCCTCGCCCAGGTAGCGGTACTTGTCGAACGGGATGACCAGACCGGGGCGTTCCTGGGCCATCATGACGGCGTCAGCCACCTGATGGAAGGGCACGATGACGTCGGCCTCGGTGAAGACGAACACGTCGGCCTTGCTACCCCGCACAGCGCTGTTGTAGGCCGCCGATCGATTGAACTGGGCATCGCCTTCTCGGCCATCGCTGTTGGCGAACACCACCCAGTTGTGCGGGACAACATCGCACCAGTGCTTGACCACGCAGTCCAAGTTGAGCTGGCGCAGCGGGTCGGTGCCCCGGTCCCGGAACGGAATAACAACAGCAACGCTAGGCACGGGCAAGGTAACGCCTCCCCAGCTCGGCATACTCCTTGCGGAACATGGCCCACTCCTCCTTGGGCAGCTCCTGGGGGCCGAAGGTCAGGTGAGCAGCCAGGAACCCCTGAATCACCTGACGACGCACCGTGTTGCAGGCCCCCTCGTCGCCGATCACCGCATCCGGGCGGAAGGGACGACCACACAGGACGGACGGTGACGGCCTGCCCAACTGGGTGGCCACCTGCACGCCAGTACCCCAGCCGTAGGAGATCATGTTGATGCTCAGCCAGTCCTCGATCGGCTTGGCCTCCACAGGCAGGCCCAGCAGCTGCTGCCAATGGGTGAGGAAGTAGGTGTGGGACAGGCGGGCGAACTCGCCACTCTCGTGCACGTCCAACAGCGGGATGTCCAGGGTGTTGAACCGGGCCTGCATGCCCGGCGTGTGAGTCACACTGGCACCGTTGTTGATCGTGAGTGCGCTGCTGATGACTCCAGGAGTCAGCATGGAGTACTCCACAAACTGACCGAAGGTGTCAGCCTCCCAGAACACCACGTCGTCATCAACCTTGACGAAATGAGTGTCCTGGTACTGGGGCTTCGTGTACTCGCGCCAGACGCAATCGAACCGCTTCCACCAGGGCTTGACGTGGTAGTAGTCGTTGCGCACCCGCAACCGAGGACTGGTCTTGATGCCGCGCACGTACTCGGCGTCCCGGTAGAGCTTGGTCAGGTTCCAGATGTCAACGGTCAACCAGGGGTTCTCGTCGAGAGCCCGATGGATGAAGGGCATCTGCAGCTCCATGTTCTCCCTGCGACCCGCAAAGACATAGAGCACCACACTGTTACTCACACAGCCACCTCACCGATGCGGAACAGACCTCCCGAGAGCTGCTCCACCTTCCATCCGAACTTGGCGACGGCCTCCCAGAACGCCTTGAACACGTGCGGCTCGTTCTCGTCGTAGTCATCCAGGACGATCAGGCAGCCGGGCTTGAGAACCGGCCCCACATGCGTGAAGGCCGTCGTGGTGCTGCTGTAGAGATCGCAGTCGATGTGCACCAGCCCGACGTTGTACCTGCGGAAGGGGAACACCGGCACCGTGTCGTCGAACCACCCCTCGACCAGCTGGGCGTTCTCCACCACTGGCTTGGGACACTTCATCGAGCCCGCAGGGAACTCCTCGCGCCAATCCTCGGGTAGTCCCTGCCATGAGTCGAAACCGATGACCGGCATGACCCCGGCAATCAGTCGCGTCGAATGCCCACCGGCTACACCGAACTCGACCGCAATCCCCTCCGGGTCCAGGCTCAGAGCCTGACGCAGGTCAGGAAACCCTTCATCGCTCACTGCTGCTGCTCCCACTTCTGACGCCACCCCTTGGCGCGCCACTCACACATACGCTTCCATTTCACCGACCAATGCGGGGCCGCGTCCAGCAAGGACGGCCTCAACACCGCGACCCAGACCGTCTTGCACTCTGGACAGACCCAGACATCTCCCACATGAGATCGATTCCGATACTCAAGCACATGCTCCTCGTTGGGCCGATGACACCAGTCCTTGGTGCCTTCAGTGTGCTCGAACGGGATCTTCTTCTTGCGAACCCAGCCCTGCGGGTTACCGCTCACAGGGTCTCGCGCTTGACCTCGCCGCTACGCTCGTCGGTCCACTTCAGCACATAGCCGTAGTGGCCACCGCGACCCTCATGCTCGCGCGCGGCGGCTTCCTTGGCCGCGCTCTTGGAGTTGAAGGACTGGGAGACGTAGACAATCTCGTTGTTCTCGCTCAGGCAGCGCCAGTAGTACTCGCCCGTGATGTCGGGCAATACCTCCAGGATACGCAGCTTCTTGCCTCGGTTCACCGAGGTCGCCTTGTCCCGGCGGCCCCGACGGTACGGGGTGAGCTTGGGTACCTCAGTCTTGTCTCGTTGCTTCGCCATCAGGCGCGTCCTTTCGCTTGCTCCAGGGTGGGTCGCGGTCCTCGTCAAGGACCTGCAGGTACTCCAGGCGCTGACCCTTCCAGGTCAGCGTCTTGAAGCCATGCGAGTCGTGTCTGGTCGGGGTGCTTCCAAGCCCCCAGCAGACCACCCCATCCCACGTGACGCGAGTGAGATAGGCCGGATACATGAAACCCATCTCCTCGGCCAGGCCGTCGAAGATGGGTGTGTTCATGGGTTTCACTATACCCTATGTGGTAGATAAAGTCGCTATCGTTCTCCGACCTCATCCTCGTGGGGATTGAAGAAGAACTCCTCGGCAAACTCCTCGTCCGCCTGATCCTCCAGGTAGTCGTCGAAATCGCGGGCCAGGAAGTGCTGCGCGCCGTACATCAGACCAGCACCAGCTGGGCGGTCTCGCGCTTCTTGGCCTCGCGACGCTCCTTGGCCGCTGCCTTCTTGGCGGCCTCGAACGCGATCACGTCAGGGCGATCTGCCACGCGGGCCTTGGCTGCCTTGTAGCCTTCTTTGCCCAGGATGGACGGACCGCAGCTGGTGCCGAGGCCGATGTGTTTGCTGGTGGGGTCCTCCAGCTCGTGGCTGCAGTTCACGCAGTAGGCGTTGGCCACACCGTGGGCCGCGATGGCCTCGCCGGTCATCTTCATGTCGGCGAACAGGCCGGACATGGCACCGGGGACGTACTCCAGGCCACGCGCGGTGGTCAGCTTGGCATAGAAGCGCTGCCCGTCCTGGGTGCGCACAACCTTGAAGACCTGGCCCTGGTCGTTCTTGTAGAAGCCCTCGGCGCTGATGCGCGCACGCTGGACAACCTGCACGGGCAGGGTGGTCTGGGTGGGGCGCACCTTCTTGGCGGTGGCCTTGAGGGCGGAGATCAGCTCGGAGGCGCGGGCCTTGGTGATGCCTTCCTCAAGCTCCTCGGCGATGGAGTTGATGCCAGCGAGGTCGATGAGACGCTCGGAGACGAGAGCTTCGATGTAGCGGATCTGGGGTGCGGTTGCGTTGCTCATACTTTTATTCTAGCACGGTAGAACGAAGTAGCGCAAGTGAAGGGGACGCAGGTGCGCCACCGGCACACAACTATGACCTTGGTACTAGCCGACACCACCCTGAAGTTCCAGGGCTCGAACCGACCAGCAGGGAACCGTCACCAAGTAGTGACCGGGCCTCGAAAGAGAGGTTGTTGGATGCTGGTCTAGGCGTCGCTCATGGGCGTCCTGTGGAGGGCAATAGGTACCCCCTTTGACGCCCCCTTCACTCGCACGTTCGAGGGTAGACGACAGAACGGGCGGGGGTTGGGTAAACACCCCGCCCGTTCGTCGACTCGGTTAAATCCGGCCAGCCGAGAAATTGCTGATGATCTGCGGCACCGCCGTGTCCATGCCGCTGACATCCAGCGACAGAGGATCGAACGGAGCCACCACCGAGGTTCCGGTGGAAGTCATCGCACACACGACCAGCCGCGCGTCCGGGTTGACGCGGTTGCGGTACAGCTCCATCACCTGGAAGGGATGGCCGTGACGACCCGCCCACGTCTCACCGTCGGTGAGGATCACGAACGTGTCGGCCCGGATGCCCTTGGCGATGGCCATCTGGATCGGCTGGGTGACGTCAGTGCCGCCGTTGACCTGCGAACGCAGGTACTTGACGTTGTCGTCCAACCGGCGACGGGGCGAGATGTCCAGCGACCACGCACGGGTGTCGAACCCGATGTAGCCGACGTCAGGCTCCGAGGAACCCACCGCCATGGCCATCACCGCACACGCCTCCAGGCAGGTCAGTGGCATACCGCTGACGCGAGTGCCGCCACCCCACGAGGAGCCCATCGAACCCGAGCAGTCGATGCCCAGGATCGTGGTCTTACCCGCAGGCTCGATCGTGCCGAGCGAGGCGTAGAACGCATCGTCCAGCGCATCGGTGATCCGACCGACCGGGGTCCAGGTGCTCGATCCCCGCTCGGACTTGCCCGCCGCGTAGGTGCGCTGTGCCACCAGCAGCTGCATCGGGTGCACGCGGCCCCGCTTGAGGGCCTCGGCGTCGGTGAGCTGGTTGACCGCCTGGGCTGCCCAAGTGCCATCCCTGCCGTACACCCGCGTCAGACGCGGGAGCTGGCGGATCAGCGCCGTGATCGGCATGCCCTTGTCCAGGAGTTCGTCCCAGATGGCAGGCTCGTTGATCCACTTGTCGGGGATCATCTCCCAGGTGACACCGTCGACCTTGAGCAGTTCGGTGACCTGCGCGATGGTGTCGACCCGCTGCAGAGCCTCGTAGGCCAGCACGACCTCGGGCAGGGATGCCCGCAGTCGCTTGCCCGCGCGGTCCTTGGTGGTCCGACCGGCCAGGTAGTTGTACAGCACCCGGTGGGCGTCGTTCTTGCCCGAAGGGTGGGCCATACGCAGGGCGTCGTTGTGTGCCCAGCCCTCACGCTGCCGGTACTTCACCAGCTGGATGGCCAGCTGATCAGCGTCCTTGCCGTCGTACCACTCGCCAACAGCACGCCGGAAAGCGCGACCCCAACCACGGAACTGCTCGGCGTAGTTGAGGAACTTGAACAGCGAGGTGGCAGTCCGACAGACCTGCGGCAGAGCAGCCAGAGCTGCCTGGCGACCGGCGACGTCCGGGGACGCCGAGGCCACTGCCAAAGCGAAGATCGCGGCGTCCTGCTTCGGTGCGCGACCGTTGGTCGACACGTCCACGATGGCCTTGACCAGGGTGAGAGGAGCCTGCTCAGCAGCCCGCAGCACGACGGCGGCGTTCTCCTTGGTGAGCTGGCGCTCGGAGGTGTAGTACGTACCGCCGTCGGTGCCCAGAGTCAGGAACCGGTGCAGCCGTGCTTCGTCTCCGATGCTGAAGACGTATCCACCCGCCGCATTCTTGACCTGATCCTTCACCGCAGGACGGCGCTGATCGGTCTTGGACGCAGGCACCGAACGGGGTGCGCGGGTGCGGATCGACGCGAGCGCGTCATTCTTGGCCATGAGTGGCCTCCTCTTCGTTGTGAGTCCGTATGTGGGTGGGGGATGGACTAGGTGATGCGGACATAGGGGTGCTGTCCGGGTTTTGTACGCGCTCTACCAGACTGAGCTACACCGGCATGTGGTGCCGGTGGAAGGAATCGAACCTCCGACCTCGCGCTCCTGATGCGATAACCGAATTAGCGATCGGCCCGCATCACCTTTCCTCTATAAAATTTAGCGCACGGTCATGAGAACGCTCTCCGGGTTGTTTCGGCAAATGAAGGTAACCGAAGTGCTTGCGGCCCGTGCTTGATGATTACTTTACAGGTTCTGTAGGGGTTACGCAACCGCCTTGGTCCGGGTGTCACACCCGAGCCGCTTGAACACCACCGCAAGGTCCTCCGCCGTACGCGGCGAGCTACACAGGACGGTGATCGGACCGGAGCCATTGTAGGGCTCCACCCACCTGGCTTCCACCGAAATAGCCGTACCGGAGTCGTAGGACTCCCGAACGGTATCCACCAAGACGTGCTCGTCCTTGCGCTCCTGAGCCTTGGCCTTCGCCTTGGCCGCGCTGGCGAAGTTGCCACCCAAGGTCCACACCGACTTGTCCTGGTACCAGTAGTCCCAGACCCGAGGGCGGTTCTTCCACGTGACGATCGCATAGTCGACCTCGGCGGTGATAATGGTGCGGATCTCGTCGACAGACGAGGTGGAGTTGTCTTCCGCCCGTGCGGCGGTGATCTCTGTTGCGATGGGACCGGTTGCGGTCTGCTTATGCCATTCCATTGAACAGATTCTACAGGGTGTGGTTGCCGGTCTTCGCCTTGCCGTGCCAGTCCTCTACCTGTTCGGCGTACCGAGACGCCTGCGGCGGCACCGGGACGACGTTGCCGTCATCGCCGGTGGACTGGCCGAACTCACCGAACTTGCTCGTCATCCGGGTGTAGGGGTAGTCGGAGGTCACCGGCTTGACACCCAGGGCCTCGTCCGACTCGCGACGCAGCTTGTCGGCGTGCTCGTTCATCTGCTCCTCCGACCACCCCGACATGATGTCGTCGGGGTCATTGAAGGTGGTGTACGCCTCCGGGGAGTTGTCACCCTTGCCCTCCCAGACGTCCTTGAGGCGCTTGTGCTGGGGCTCGATGTCGGTATCGAACATCTGCACCGCGTCCTCGGAGGGGCGCAGGTGCTCGTGGGGAGTCTCCTGCACGGTGGTGCCCACGATCTGCGGGAACCGGCGTTGGAACTCCTCGAACGTCATGAACTCCGGCAGGTCAGCGGGGTTGACTTTCGGCACCTCCAGCTTGGCGGAGATCGATTCATCGGAGTACTGAAACGTCTGCGCGGCGGGCTCCGACGTCTCCCGCAGCTCCTGGTAGGAATCCTCCGGGATAGTCACCGGCTCGGGCTCGGTGGTCTCCACCGGCTTGTACGGGCCGTACCAGCCCGCCGGGAAGGTGACGACCGGCCACCACACGTCATCCCTGACCTTGTAGAAGGCCGTAGTGCCGTCAGCGCCATTGAGCGCGACATTGGCGTCCAGGGTCTGAGTCCCCCAGGAGGTCTCGTCATCGACAATCTTGCGGACCCAGATCTCATACCCCCAACCGTCAGGCAGGAGTGCGATACGGCGTCCTGCGGGGTCCGGGGTTGACTGCTGGTGCTGCGGCGCTTCCGCCATGGGTTTTCTCCGATCCACTTGGATTGCGGTACCCCTCACGATATGCGATGAATACCGGGTCCGCCTCGACCCTCTGGCGTCGGCGGCGTGTGACAACTTGGGTGCTGAGGTAGGCATGCAGGACGACGAACATCAGTCCGCCGTAGAGAGCCAGATCAACGTATTCGGTGGTGAACCCACCGATGATGATGGTGGCGAGGATAATCACTCCACCAAGGTCCAGCCAACTAACGGCCTGCGACAGCTTCCTGTCCACCAGGAAGTCCACTACTGAGGTCATGTCGCTCTGCTTCCTCTCGGGCGATGCGGTTTGCGTCAAGTCGCGCTCGGATCTGCTGGATCTCCTCGGCGCTGAACGGCGGGTGCTCGCTGAACATCATCGTCCTCCTACCTCTTCAGGTGTGTCGATACCCAAAACACCGGGTGATCCCCTGACTTCAAGATCACCCGGTGTCTGGCATGGCGCTGGTTACGCAGGTGCCTGGACCTCGACGGCGGCACCAGGGAACAGCTTGCAGGTGCCGGGGGTGACCTGGTTCAGATCGCGGCAGGCGCGGAACTGCGGGGCCAGCGGTCCGTACAGTTCGTTGGTCAGCGCGATGTCGGCGGCCTTGGTGGCCTCGGCCAGGCGCGTCTTCTCCGCCTGAGACGCCGCTGCAGCTGCGGCACGTTGGGTGCCGTCATCCACGGCGGTCACCAGGTCGACCACGATGCGCACCGGCTCGCAGTTGAACTGATCGCCGACGCCCGTGGAACCCGATCCGCAGATCAAATCGTTGACCGACCCGGTCACCTGCTGGAAGGTCTCAGCGAACCGGTCGCTCATCTCATCACTGACCTGCTGGCGCAGCTCGGGACTGTTGACCTGCCAGATGGGGTCGCCGGTTTGGCTGACCGGTCCCTCCACGATGCGCTGCAGGGTCGGGTACATGTTCTCCGCCAGCATGCGGTTCCAGCCCGGTGTGGAGGCGGCCTGAGCGCCCTCTCCGGTGAACGCACGCGGGTCAGCAGCCGCCGCGCCATACTTGCCTTCGGCAAAGCCGATGAAGTCACGAATGGGCTCCGGCTGCTGGTTGGGCTGCCAGTACACCGACACCCAGACATTGACCGGGGTGCCCTTCTCGGTCAGGGCGCGCAGCGGGCGGTCGGTGTCCTTGGACGGCGCGTTCTGCGGAGCGATGACGTAGTTGCGGGTCACGCAGGGGAAGACTTTGCCGAAGGACTCGTCCTTGCGGAACTCGACGGTCTGACCCTGGTAGAGGACCTGCTCCAGATCGGCGCTGTTCGGGTTGGAGTTGCTGTCCAACCCGCCCTTGCCCTGAATGAAGCCACAGAAACTCTGCGGTACGGCGAGTGCCGCATCCTCGTCACAGGCGGTGAGGCCGAACACCAGCAATCCCGCGATGGGGATGCCGATGGCGGCCTTGATGATCTTCTTCATGGTGATGTGATTCTCCTTCTCGGGGGGGGGGGGGTGGGTTAATCGATGGTGCGTTGGATGTTGTACTTGTCGAGACTCCAGTCCGCCTGCTCCTCGGCGCGGGCCGCCACCTCCTTCCACTGGGCGCGGCGGCGCACCAGGCGACGGTGCAGTAGGAACCAGACGACTCCCAGGGCGATCACACCGGCACCAGAAGCGATGCCGATGTACCACTTGGGCGTGAACCGGAAGGACTCGCCGGGTTGGGCGCGCTGGTCATTGGTCGGCACGGTCGACGGTGGCGGAGGGACCCCTGGAGTGCCGTTGACCGAGCAGTTCGGGGACTCCTCACACGGCACCCCGTTGATGAACACCCGCGTGTTGGACTCCCCCGGCGGCGGGGGTGGTGCCTGAGTGCGCCGTGGGTTATCGGCCTGCCACTTGTGGATCTCGTCGATCATCTTGATGATCTGGTCCACCGGTCGGCGGGTGACGTTGTCGATGCGGTCCAGACGCTCGTCCAGGAACACCTGAGGCACCCAGTCGTTGCCGATCACCGTGACGTTCTTGCCCTCGGCGTAGAGGAACACCACGCTGGTGTTCTCCACCGGGGCCGTCTCGCCCTTTCCGGTGATGGCCACCTGGATCTCATCCTTGGGGTCCAGACGATCGGCAATGCGGTTGCGGATCTGCCGAGAGTCGTCGACCGACTCGCTGACGTACACACGGTCCTCATCAGCGTGGGCTTTCGGCAACTGCATGCCGATGATGAAGGCGAGCACGCAGGCCAGAGCAAGTCCGATCGCGAAACGCCAGCGGCGAGTCATCGCCCTGGCGGCTTCTGCTGGAGCCACTCAAAGATCTTCTGACCGACGTAGTCCTGGAACGCCTGATCGTTACCGATGAGCGGGTAACGGTCCAGGTGCCCACGCACGCTCTCGATGACCGCCTGCATGTTGGGATGCATCGGAGCAATCAGCTCGACCTCGTCGGCGGCGGCCTTCTGGATCTTGAACTTGAAGTCCTCCACGGCATCCAGCGCGGCCATCTCCACCATGCGCTTGAAGTCGTAGTTCTCCTCCAGATGCTTGGCGATCTGCATCTCGATCGCCGCCGCGATGATGTGCTCGGGCAGCGTGATCGTGAGCGTGCCGACCTCGACCTTGACCTTCTTGCGCTTGAGGACGCCCTTGCTCACTTCGCGGCCTCGACCCTGATCACCCCGGTGTGGTTGGGATCGTTCTCCAGATCACCCAGGTCGTAGTCACCCTTCTCGAACTGCTCCTTGAGGTAGCGCAGGTAGTCGACCGGGTGCAGGAAGTTCTGGCCCTTGCGGTCGCTCAGCTCACGCAGGGTCTTCTTGTCGATGTCGAAGAACACCTCCACGACTAGGCGGCATTCGCCGCCGGTCAGGCGCGCCTTGCGGGCCGAAATGCTGTCGGGGTGCGCCGAGAAGTCGGTCTTGGCCAGAGAGGTGTCGATGTCACCACCAACGGTCTCCTCCGTGCGCGCGTCCATATCGAACTCAGGCATGTATAGCGATCCTTTCGTGGGCGGGTTTGGTAATCGCTATAACTAGACTACAGGGTCTAGCACCTGGAATCAACCGAGGTTGCGGCGGAGCTTCTCTTCCACGCGGACCTTGACGTCCTTGCCGACGGCACTGGCCCAGATGCCGGTGCTCTTGAGGGTGAATCCCCAGAGCTTGACCAACAGCTTGGTGCCGACCTCGGGCTCCTTCTCCGCAAGGGCCTTGCGGGCGGCGGCCTTCTCCGCAGCGGCTGTGCGCAGGTCTCGTTCGGTCTCCACCTCGAACAGCGTCTCCAGCGAGGCATATCGACCAGCACCAGGCTTCTTGAGAGAGCCATCCTCATTGGTGGAGACCTTGGTGTAGAAGTCAGTCACGTCGACCGAGACTGCGGTCTTCTCCGGCAGCTTGCCGGTCAGCCGCATCTCCTCCAGGTCCGCCGTGGTGAGGTCAGTGGTGCGCAACATGAGCGTGCCGCCCAGGGCTGCCGCGATGCGTTCGCACGCCTGGGACGGGGTAGGGGTGGAGGTGTGGAAGTTCCAGCGCTTGCCCGCACCGCCACGGGTGCCGAGGTCGTCATTCTGGTACCACTGCTCATTGATGATGCCGGTCATGGGACTATCCCTTCATCGTGGGCCGCAGGTACTTTCCTGCTGCCCTCTACCTATTCAGGGGCTACCACGACGTCAGACACAGTGTTGTAGCGCGCCTGCAGGGGATTCACGTAGTCGGTGATGAACTCGATCTGCCGCAACGTCTCGTCGTCGCGATGACGTAACGCGTCCAGCTCCAGGTCTACGATCTCCCTGATGTCAGCCAACTCGTTGTCGCTGACCAACTCGGCGTCGCGGTTCGTGAAAGTGACCACGACGCCTCGGATAGTGATGCTAGCCACCGGCCTGGATGACGTAGTCGCCGATGGACACCCGCACATGCGCGGGAATGGGTCCCTTGGCCGCCGTGAAGGTCTGCATGTGCTGGAGATCGTCGAACCGGATGCTGCGCGGGCCGACGTAGGTCTCCGGGTTCTCCTGCGCGCGCATGTGCGGCGGGATCTCGTCGTCGTCCAGGTCCGGGACGACCGGCTTGTCATGGACGGGCGGCTGATGGCCTCCGGCCTTCTTGGCGGCGGCTTCCTCCTTGACCCGGTGGAAGTCCCTGGGATGGCCTCCGGCCATCTCCATGGTGTTCAGGCAGCCCCGGTGGCAGCGGTAGAAGCCACCCTTCTTGGACTGATAGAAGCCCTCCCCGGCCCCCTCGGCGATCGAGTGACCGCACAGGAAACACTTGTCGCCCCACTGCAGCGGCGAGAGCCCCTGGGTGGTCTTGGCGGCGGCGGAGTAACTACGCGCTGTCGGCTTCTCGTTGGGCACGACGCGCCTCCTTCCTGACTCGCTGCGCGCGGTCCGGGAACTTCTCCCGAACTCGCTTGGCGTCCACGCTCTGGAAGTGCGCGATCTCCTTGTCCAGGAAGCCGTTCACCTTCCCACCGAGACCGGCACTGGACGCATGGCGGGGATCAGGCACTCTTGGACTCCTCGAAATGGATGGGCTCGGCGATGGTGATCGCCAGCCGGGTGAACACGAAGAACAACCCGGCGAGACCCAATGACCATAGCCCAGTAGAACCCGATCGCGCCAGATGGTGGGTGATGCCAATGCCGATGAACCAGGTCGCTGCAGCCAGGCTGTATACCCACATGATCACGTTGTAGAGGTTGTCGGTGCGCGTCCAGGCCAAGCTGAAGAGGCCGACGAGGCCCAAGGTGGCAATGGCGATCAAGCTGATGCCGACGTTCTGGTATCCACCGAAGAAGTCCTTGGCAGCCTGCCAGTGTTCGGACGTCAGCTGCTGTGCACCGCCGCTGTAGAGATACTGGCCGAAGGTGGCCAAGATGATGATCTGCAATCCATCGGTGAACCGACCAAGGTTCTTGAGCCAGGTGAGCCGCCTGTTGCGGATCTCCACCTCATCGATCAGTTGCTCACGGGTGAGCAGCGATACCATCTGGACCTCCGGTCAGCCTCGTCGCGCAGATCTCATTGGCCTTCTCTGCGGCGGCCAACGGACCTTTGCCCGCAGCATACTCGGCGTCAGCAGCACGCGTCATCCACCAGTAATCATCTTCCCAGGTACCGAGCTTAGGTCGCTTCACTTCGGAAGGATCAGCTTGCTCTTGGGGTCCTCACGGAACTGGCCGGTGTTCGGGTCGATGAAGCCCGCCTTGCCATCGGCCTTGCCGGTGACGATGTCGTGCTTCATGCGATCGTGGTCGGTCTCTTCCTCGACCTTGGTGCGCCCCGCCAGAGAGATCTGAGGGACGTACAGTGGCACGCCCTCGGCGAACGGGTTGTTGGGGGTGCCGTCCTCGTTACGGGCTTCCAGCCACTCCACGGTGACCTTCCACCCGATCTCACCGAAGATGTTGGTCGCTTGCTGATTGAAGTGCTCCGCAGCGTCAGCAGGATCGTCCACCCGCTTCTGCAGCCACATGCTCTGGAGACGCGCGAACGCCTCCTTGATGCGAGGCATCTCAGAGGGGTAGGGCTCCATGGCCTCCGGCGGCGGAAGCTGCTGGTTAACTGGTGCCGGAGCCCGTCCCGCTCGACTGATTCCGGGTGGCTGAGGTGTGCTCACGGGTACCTTTCACGAAGTCTTCCAGAGTGGACTGAGCTGCAGTAACCATACCCTGTAGCTCGGTCAAAGAGGGCAGGCCCTTGCGCGCCTTGCTGAACCCCTGAGCGCTCAGGTAGTTAGCCAGATCGACGACGTTGGCCCGATCAGCCAAGTCGGAGGTGTCGCCTTGAGACACCCACTCCGAGATGACCCAGGCCAATTCGGCGTCCTGCGGGGTGGTCATCACTTCTTCTTCGGGGTGCTGGCGGGCTTCTTAGCCGTCGGAGCTGCCGTGGGCTTCTTGCTGCTCGGCTTGCTGGTCGACGTCTTCTTCTTGCGGTCGCAGTCCGAATCGCCTTCCAGCATGTCGTCGAAGTCGCAGTCCTCGACATGCTGGTTGCCCTGCTGCGGCCCGACGGGTCCGCGCGGGGAGGAGGCCCCACAGCCAGTGAGCACCAGCGCCATGCTGATGCTCACCGCACTGATGGTGAGGCCGACCCGCTTGATCACTTCAGGCCCTTCTGGCCCAGGTAGTCGCCCACGAGGCCGTCCATGGACTTGCCGGTGTCGCCCTGGACGCGGGCCTGGGAGGCGGTGTTCTCCAGGGTTACGTCAGCCACGGCGGCCAGATTCCCGTACCCCGAGGTGGTCTGGTACGGGGAGCGCTGCGATTCCTGGCTGACACGAGCGTTGGTCTTGGCTCGCTCCAGCCCATCGTTGACGAACGGTGCGGGGCCACCATCCAGGGCCACGGCGGCGTTGGCCGTCATGACACAGTTACGCAGGGAGCGCAGGGCATCGGCCTTGTCTGCGCCGTCAGGCACGAGCTTGTTGAGCACCTTGAAGAACTCACGCGCGTGAGCGCGGATCGTCTCGTAGGTGGCCTCGGTCTGCTTGGTCGCAGGTGGGTGATAGCTGAACACGTGGTCCAGGTACTCGTCGGTGTACGGCACTATGCCTCCTTGATCGTGGGTGGGTCTGTAAACATTCTACAGGGTATCAAGAGCGGTGCAAGCTCGTTGCTGGCCACATAGGACTCGAACCTATACCTGACGCCTTAACAGGGCGTAGCACTGCCAATTGTGCTAGTGACCAATGGTTATTGCGCTGCCCGTCCAGGACTCGAACCTAGAATAGAGGATTCAGAATCCCCTGTGTTGCCGATTACACCAACAGGCACTGTGAAGAAGCAGTAGACCCCGGAGGGCTACTGCTGTCGATTCATGGCGGTGGTGAACATGAGACGACTGTAGCACACTCCGGGGCCTCCCGGTCAAGCATTACTTCTTGGAGTCGGCCAGCGCGCGACCCAGGCCCTTGCCGAACCCCTTGTTCTTGCTCTGGGGCTCCTGCGGTGGCAGCTCGTCGCCCATGGCCTCCAGACGGGCCTCCGGGGTGAAGGCAGCAGCTGCAGCCACAGCCACCGAGGCACCGCCGCGCAGCTGGCTGGTGTAGTTGCTCACCGAGGCGTACACCGACCGATTGGCGAGATGATCATGGCTGTTGAACTGCATCACCTGGTCCCGATTGAGACCCAGGTTGCCACCGACCGCCTCAGCGTTGATGTTCGCGCCGATGAAGATGAACTTCCAGGAGTACTTCTCCTGGTGCTCGGTGATGAGTTCCTTGACCTTGGCCCAGGTCCACTCACGGCTGGAGTTCTCCCCGCCGTCGGTCATGATCAGGCAGATCACGGTGCCGGGGCGCTCGTCCTCGGGCAGCTTGGCCAGCTCCGCGCCGGTCTCGGTGATCAGCTTGCCGATACCGTCCAGCATGGCGGTCATGCCACGCGGGACCAGGCTGAGCTTGGGCACCTCGTCGATCGGCTTGTTGGTGTAGACGACCTCGTAGACGTCGTCGAACTGGGTCAGGGTGACGAGCGCGGACCCCGGCTCCTTCTTCTGGCCGTTGATCAGCTCGTCGAAGCCCTCTTGGGTGGCGCTGACCGAGGACTGCATGGAGCCCGATCGGTCAAGTACGGCGGCGATGAGGGTCTTGCTGCTGTCAGTCACAGGGTTACTCCTTCGGTGGTGGGAACCTCGATGCGCTCGCCGGAGCGGGTCTGGGTGATCATGACCTCGACACGCACTTCGTGGTTGGGGTCCATGGCCATGTCACCGGCCAGGGTCTGGAGGGCCATCATGGTCTTGTAGGGGACCTGGCCGTTGGCCGCCTGGGTGAAGATCTGCTGGATGTCGTAGAGCGACACCAGCTCCTCGGGCAGCAAGTCCACGCGATCCAGGATCGGACGCATGACGCGGTTGGAGAGGTTGTAGGCCGCGCCGAGCTGACGGGCGTAGCGAGACGGGTTGTTGCCGGGGACCCGCAGGTTGGCCATCTCGGCGTAGTCGGCGAGCTTGGTGTCGATGTTGGCACGGACGTTGCGCATGATCTGGTTCATCTCTTCCAGAACGTCATCGACCGTGTTGCCCCTGAGCTTGATCGCGCCAGAGGCCACCGGGGCGCTGCAGCCGTTGGTGCACCACACACGGTGCAGGTAGGGCACGACCACGGGCTCCTTCAGCTCCGTGGGACTGCCCAGGACGCGCACACCGCCACGGGTGATGTCGCCGACCTCATGCTGGCCGCGCTGGCGATCCTCGATACCCTGAACCGGCGGCACCTCCACCTGCTTGTTGTGAGCCAGGATGTCGATATGGAAGCTGCGGTCGTCGCGCTCCAGCAGCACGATCTCGTCGTCGAGATCCATCGCCTTGGTGATAACGTCACCGACCTCGCGCAGTGGCAGGATGGTCAGGTTGGGCTTGTGGAAGGTGACGATCTTGTCGTTGATCGTCTCGGCGACCACAGCCAGGTTGGGCTTCTGGTCCAACCAGTAGTTCAGGTTGTGAGCCTTCAGGTCCTCCGGGCACTTCGCCAGGTAGGACGGGGAAACCCCCAGGTACCGGGCCAGGCTTCGTTCGAGCTGCTCGTCGAACTGGAACTCACGGGCGGCGCTGTGGCTACCATCGTCGATGGTCAAGATGCTGCAGTCGTCATCGACCTTGAGGCCGCCGAAAGTGGCCTCGATGCTGTCCTCTTTCACTTCGGCGAGGTGACCGGGTAGATCTCGTACCAGCAAGAGTACTCCTAGAACTTATGGGTGGGGTTTTGCTATAGGGCAGAGCTTACACCCTATGTCCAGCCCAGGAGATTCCACTTCACCAGCAACTGCGAGGCATCGGGGGTATCGATGAAGTCGGTAGTGACCACCGGGATGGCCGATCGCAGACCCTCCTGCAGCAACAGGCGGTTGATGCTGAGCTGAGGCTGCAGGTGAACCCACCCAGCCTCATAGGTGGCATAGGGGAACCAGTGCGGGTCCACCTTGCGGCTGACGTACACCTTGGCGTCGTCGACCTGATGGACGGCAAGGAACTCCCGGTCCTTGAGTGTGCCGTAGGTGACCGCGCCGATGGACGTCAGAGGACCGGTGGGGGTGGTAAGACCGGCGATCTCACCTGGCTCACGAGTCCAGCCACGCTCGCCCTTGAACTCCCACTGCCAATTGACGTCGCTGTTGTTTCCGACGCGTCCCCAACGCTTACGCATGAGATGCACCTGGTTGGCCGTGTCCAGCCCAACGATGTTGACGAACTGATCGTCAGCCCAGACACCGAAGGCGAACTCGATGGTGCCGACCTGCTGGAGGGTCTCTTCGCCCTGCAGGATGATCTCTCCGGTGTCACTGACCCGGTGCAGCTGCAGCAGCGCGGTGCCGTCGATGGTGCCGATGGTGAACAGGTAATCCCCGCGACTCCAGGCAGCGGTGATCAGGCGGTCTCCCTCCAACCGTGACGGGATGGCGGCGCGGGGGTTGTGCTGACCGGTGACCGGATCGAACTCGATCCAGCTGGGCTCCACGGACTGCACGTACGAGGTGTATGCCTGGGGACCGGCAGTGCCGACGACGGCGTCGGCCCACCAAGTGGAGTAGATACCCAGGAAGCGACCGTTGTTCAGGGGGTGGAACCAGATCGGCACCCCGGCGGCGAAGGCGGTGGGGTCGTAGATACCACCCTGGCGTGGCTTGTCGGCCAGCCGGGTCGCGGTAGCGATACTGACACCTGCGGTGTCGATCGATGTGTCCAGCACCTGGACAGTGGCCTCAGTCGCCAAGTTCGTCGTCCTCGTCCTTGTCCATGGTGAAGTCGGCGACCTCATCAGGGTACTCATCATCATCGTCATCGCCGACCACGTCAGCGTCGATAACGTTGTCGTCATCATCGTCGTCACTGGCCACGCCGCGCAAGACGTCCAGGCGATGACTCAGGGCCTTCATCTGCTCATCGGTGAGCACCTCGCGCACAGCCTGCTGAATGAGACCGACGTCGCGGCGCAACGCGGCGCGCTCGGCCTGATCACGGTCTCCGGCTTCCATCTCGTCGAGCTTCAGACGAGCGTCCAGACCAGTCAGGAAGCTGACCTCGGTATCCTCTTTGACCAGGTGCTCCAGGCCCTTCTGGGCGATGATCCTGAGCATTCCACGGGCGGTCAGGATGTTGGATACACCCTCGGCGAGCAGGTCGCCGTTCTCCTTGGCGTACTCCTCTTCCAGGATGCGCAGAGTGGCCGCCCGCGCGGGCTCTTGGATGTTGAAGTGGTTCTCGCGGTGATCGCGCACCGACCAGAATCCGATCTGGTCGTTCTTGCGACGCTTGGAATTGACGTCGCCGAGATTGCGGACGATCTCGGTGGGACCCATGCCGTGGGCCAACATCGTGTTGACCCGGCGCATGGCCTCAGGATCATGGCAGACCCGGCATTTGCGCCCCCGTGTGCTCACAGGGCGATGATCCGCCTCACTGCGAATAAGCGCCACCTCGCGGCTGACCTGACGGTTCAACTCGGCGCTGGTGGGGACGCTCATCGGTTACCTACCCATCTTCGTTGCGCTGGCGGGACGGTCGCTTACCCGCCATGGGATTATAGGAGCGCTTGAACAGGCCACTGACCAGGTGAGCTTCGGGATACCCGTGGCCGTTGGGGATCTCGCGGTCCCATCGGAGCATCAGCTGGTCCTCGGTGAGGTAGTCCTTCTTCTCCGAGAGCTTGGTTACCCCCTCGCGGGCCTTCCGCAGCAGCTCGTTAGCTTGGGACTCCAGGTCGAAATTGGTCCCGCTGGTGATGCGCATGGTCATGATGAAGTCGGCCCTCTCGGCTCATGGTGCCGACTCCGGCGCGGTAGTTACTGGGCAACAGGTTCTCCTGTCTCCGGGTCAAGACCCGCTTCGGTCCACAGCTGGCGCAACTCTTCTTTGAGCTGTTCCTCACGCTTACGGGCAGCCTCGATCGACTTCTGCACACGGGCTGCCTTGAGGCGCTTCTCACGCTGCTCGGGGGTCTCGTAGGCGTACTTCGCCTTCTCTGCTTCCTTGCGGCGCTCCTCCTCTTCCCGGATGGACGTCTCCTCGGGAGAGCGGTACCAAGGCTTGCGGAGGAAGGCCAGGGCTTTCACCTGCTGGCCTGTGATGCCAACTCCCGCGACCTTGTTGATGTACTCAGCGAGTCGCTGGTTCTCATCAGAACAGGTGGTCCAGTCCAGGTGAGCGAGACGGCTCGACTTCGGGCCGACTTCATCCTGAACATCTTCCGGCACTTCCGGTGTATCTACGACAGCGGGCACTGGTGGGTCTTCTCTCTTGTTTCGGCGCTTCTTCTTTTTGACGGCCTCTACGGGGTCCCATGTGCCGTCTTGTACAGCATCATACGCTGCGATCATCTTCCTCAGCGCATCATCGGAATACTGCTGCACGGGTGTGGAGAACCGGGAGTTAGGCAGGATCTCTGCTGTGGCCGCCGACTCGGTGTACTCGTTGAGGCAGATCCGGTCAAAAGCGCGGTACTGCTGGGGGGCGTTGGCCTTGAGCGCGGGTAGCCCGGTCATCAGATCCCCGTAGTAGACGACCTCCCCGTCGGGAGTGGGGATGAAGGGCTCCATACCGTGATCTTCTTGAAGGGCGCGCCAGTGCCCTCTCTTCTGGTAGATCCGTTTGAAGATCTCCCGCCGTCGCTTGGACGTGGCATACGGCCCGTCCGTTTCAGGGTCGTACTTAGGGAGTTGCCTTCCCACCGTCGTCGATCCTCCAGTACCTGATGCGCTCCAGGAGGCGACTGAAGTTGTTCAGCTCCTTCATGAATACCTCCGCATGGCTGTAGAGGTAGTAACGATAGAAGGCGTGGTATTTGTCAACACGCGACTCACGGGAGGCGTAGGCGTTGCGTGCGGGGATGGTGTCATCCACCAGTTTCTCGTACGCATCAGCAAACGCATCTTCAGCCACATGCTTGGCAAACACCGCTTCGAGCAACAAGTCGTTCAGCTGGGGAGCTAGTTCGAGTTTGATGTATGCGATGTCAAGGAGGCATTTTTCGAGATCTTGGCCAGTGAGTTGGTCCCAGTTTTCGATTTCACGGTTTCTGGAGTCCTTCTGCCAGATTACCCTACCCGAGGCATCATGTTCTACCACACCTTCCTCATTGGTCACAGGCACCCGCAGCTCCCCGTAGAGCATGTCGATGGCAGTGATGGCATCTCCGTACAACTCCAGGAAAGCCCGGTCTACCGCCGCACGGACCTGATCCAGGATGGCCGCATCATCTGGACGCCACCGAAACTCGATCTTGGAAGCCAGCCCTTTGCGGTTGTTCCTGCGCATGGGGGCTTCCTGGTCCACCTCCTCTTCGCCCATCAGGGCGATGGCCTCCAGGTGCTTGGCCTGCAAGTCCCCGGCGACCTCGGAGACCAGGTCAGATACGCGCGCCATTATTCACTCCTCGCTGCGTGGATGATGTTGATCAGGTCGTCGACCGTCATGGTCAGATACTGTTCTCCAGGCTTGCCGTGACGCACTCGCTTGTGAACGACGATGCCCGCGATGGCGTCCAGGTTCTCCGCCTCCTCCTGGGCCTCACCGACCCAGGTGCCCAAGCTCATGGCCTTCACCGTCTTGATCTCGACAGCGATCTTGCGGGTTCCCAGGCGGACGTTGGCCAGGTCACCGACGTCACGGCTGCCGACCTTGACCTGCCGGTCGATGAACTCGGCGGCGCGGTCGGGCCAGTGCTCCTTGAAGTGGTCCGCGATCAGGCGCTCAAACGTTGCGCCCTTCTTGCCGTTGGGATTAGCCATCAGATTCTCTTCCAGGTGAGGTGGTAGCCGTACCACGGCTGTCTGCAATGCGGAAACTCGCGGGGCCAGACACGGTGCTCTTCGCACACGAAAATGGTGAGCCCACAGCATGGGAACAGGGCGATCCAGCTCGCCAGATTGGTGCATCGGGTCCGCTTGGAGACGGTGTATCCCAGGAAGGTCCAGCGTTCGCGGATGTTGCAGATGGGACTGAACTCCAGATCGGCAATCACCTGGTCGTCAGTGACAGTGGCCTCTCGGGTCATCGCAACCTCATCCCCTTCCTATTGCAGCCCAGACAGCTGGGCACCAGGTTGGTCGGGTCGTTGTTGAGCTTGTCGCCGTCCAGATGATCGGCCTGGATGCCTCCGGTGCCACCCCATTCCAGCACCTTGCCGCAACCAGAGATCCCAGACCAGTGACACTCATGAGGGCCAGGACCGATCGCATCGTAGAGTACTCTGCGGTGCTCCAGCACCTCGCCGTTCTTCCAGGCCATAGGGTGCCCCCACTGCCCAGTAATGGACCGATACCCCTGAGCGGTGATGTAAGTGCCTGCCGCTGGGCGTCCTCCGGGGCGGACGCCGAGGTGTCCTTCATGCTGTTTTCGCTGGTACTCAGCCGTTTGCCAAGCTCGCTTGTTGCCCGCCGAAATGGCGGCACGCAGCTGATCAGTCATCTCCCGCATAGGGCCTCACTTTGTCGGCAAGCCAGCACTGATAACGGGCGGGGCAGTCGTGCATCTTGCGGGTGTTCTTGGTACAGCAGTGCGGAGGCGGGGTGTTGTTCCTGACGCACTCGCGCACGTAATCGAACTTGGCGAACACCTTGGCCAGCAGATCGTCATCGCGCTCCACGGTGAACTCACGGGTGCGGAATGGCCGACCGGCCTCCAGCACCAGCAGCACGCCCATGTCGTAACCCAAGCCGTAGAGGGCCATGTTGAGCTGCAGATTCCAGCTCTCCTTGATCTCGGACTGAAAGTCGAACGCGCGCGCGTTCTGGGTCTTCAGCTCCACCGGCATCTGACCGAGCGTGGGGTGATCCACCACCATGTCGGTCCGACCGCGCACGTGGTGCTCGGTGATGATGAACTCCTTCTCCACGTTCTCGGGACGAAGGATGTTGGCCATCTGAAGCTGGGTCTGGACCACCGAGTGCAGGGCGGTGCCCTGGGCGAAAGTCATCTCGGTGTTGAAGTCGTGCGGATCGAACAACAGGCGTGCGCGGTGCTCGGGGTGGAACTGATAGTACAGGCGGCGTTCGTCCATCAGGCCGTGCGTGGAGGGGTGGAAGTAGCCGTCGCCGAGGCCGTAGTAGGGACTGGAGTCCACCGTGATGGTGTACTTCTCCGGCCACTCGGGGTCCAGCATGGCGTTCTTCAGGTACGGAGCGACGATCTCCTTGTCACCGAGGGACCGGAAAACGTCTCTAGCTGCACTCTTCGCCATGCTTCTCCCACTTCTTGGCCTTCTCGACCAGGTCTACAAAGTCCTCGAACGTGATGACAGCCAGGTCCGCCGGAGACACCTGACCGCGCGGCCAGATGCGGATCGGCAGGGCGAACTTCTTGCCCGCGAACGCAGCCTGATTGGCCAGCTGCTTGAACTCCTTGTAGCCGATCGACCGGCTGGCCTTCTCGGTGTACTTGGCGTCCACCTGGTAAGCGTGCTCGGAATCGCTGGGGTCGACACCGTCGCCCTTCTGATACCACTGGCTGCCGGAGGCCGCCGTGGGGGTCAGGCCGAGGTCCTCGTTGACTCGCTTCTCCCAGACCTCCCACCCTGGCTGGCTACTAGGCCGGGTGTTCACTGGGCGCGATCCAGTTCGGCCATGGCCTCAGCGGCGTCGGAGTCGATCGGGGTCAGGGCGGCCAGCAGCTCCTCGTCACCCTTGAGGACGGCCAGGGTCTCGCTGACGATGGTCTCGCGCAGGGCCTGGTCGGCCTTCACGGCGGCCTGCACGCCGTTGATGCCCTGCAGCTTGCGCTGGCCCTTGGCGTCCTCGGGGAAGGCCGGGTGGGTGTACCAGCCGGAGCCCTGGATGACGCCGGTCGCCACACCGAGGCGCACAACCTCCTCGGTGGTGTCGATGCCGAATCCGAACTCCTCGGTCCACACGTGGTACATCTTCCACTGCGCGGTGCGGAACGGCGCGGCAAGCTGATTCTTCATGCAGGTGGCCTTGATCAGGGTGCCGATCTGCATCTCCTCGCCGTTGATCTTGCGGAAGATCTTGTCCTCTTTGCTGGTCGCGGCCTTGAGCCGGATGCGCAGGATGAACATGTACTTGGCCTTGCGCCCGCCGGGAGTCATGTACCGGCGGTAGCCGTCCATATCGTCGCGCTCCTGGTTGATGAACACGCCCAGGCAGCGGTACTTGGAGCAGTAGATGTTGGCCAGGTTGAGCAGCTTGCCGATGGCCTTGGCGTCGCCACCGACCTGGGCCTTCTCGGCTTCCTTCTCCATCACCGCCATGGATGCCGACCCGCCGATGGAGTCGTAGAGCACGTAGCAGACCTCCCCGGTGCTCACCAGGTCGACGAAGATGTTGGTGGCCTGTTCGATGTGCTTGGGCTGGACGTAGAGCACCCGGTCAGAATCCATCAGCTCGTCGCCGATGAGCTTGCGCACCCAGTCCAGAGTGAGCTTGTGCTCCATATCCAGGATGAGCGCCGAGCGATCGGCGTTGCTGGGGTCGTTGAGGAACTGCACCATGGCGAGCAAGGCCAAAGTGGTCTTGCCGCATCCCTCACCGCCACCGATCTCGATGGTGCGGTCCTGGGGCAGGCCGCCGATGCCGATAGCGAAGTCCAGGGCGTAGGACCCGCTGTGGATGCCGGGGTACACCGGCACGTCGGCGGCGCGCATCATGGTGTTATCGCCGTACTTCTTGTTCACCATGTCGATCAATTTTTGTGAGTTCACTACAGCTCCTAATCCAGCCAGTCGAGTCTTGCTACGTCCACTAGGTTAGCCCCGTCGCCCTCAAGTTTCTGCAGTTCACACACCACGGGGGCGTCTACTTTGATCATCGTGCCGAGTTTGCTCCAACTATCGGCGAAGGACAGGAACTCAAAGCTCTCCCCGTTCCAGTCGACGGTGATGAAGGCCATCATCTTGCCGTTGCGCTGGCGGTGCTGGTGGATGCGCACCACCTTGCCACCGACGCAGAATCGCTCGCCCTTGCGGTAGTCCTCCATGTCCATCGGATGCGAGATGCACTCGCCCTCGATCATGGACACGTACTCACCCATCGGGTCGCGGGTGATGAAGGTGCCGACCAGGGTCTGCTCCAGGTCCAGGATGACCTCCGGGTCATCGAACTTGAACCGAGGGAAGGCGTCGGGGTTCTTGCGCCACTTCTCCCAGACGATCTCGTTGGTGTCTTCCACCGAGAGCGCGTTGCGCTTCTTCTCGGCGATCTCCATCCGGCAGCGATGGTAGTAGACCCGTTCCAGCAAGTCCTCGCGCGACTCGCCGGTCCAGTCGAACGCGCCGATCTTGACCAGGTTGTCGACGACGCCCTTTTTGCTGCCGCCGCCCTTCTTGGTCCGGTCCAGGTAGTCCTGCAGGCTCTCGTACGGACGGTTGGCCACGATGTCGGGCACCACCGACGGTCCGACCCCGCCGATGTCGATCAGACCGTACCGAATGACGTTGTCGTCGGTCAGAGTGAAGCGCTCACCGGAGGTGTTGACATCCGGTGGCAGCACGGGCTGCTTGCGGCGGCGCAGCTCGCGCAGGAACACCAGAGCCTTCTTCTCGCCGTCCTTGACGTCGTCGCCGTAGACAGCCAGGCAGGCGGTCTCGAACTCCAGGAAGTAGTAGTGCTTGGTCCAGATCTCCCACACGGCCTGCATCGCGTAGCCCATGCCGTGGGCCTTGTTGAAGGCGTAGCTGGCCGAGGCCAGCATGGAAAGCCAGATCTGCTCGGCGAGCTTGCGGGTGCCGCCCTGGCGGGTGAACTCCGGGTTGGCCATGCAGCCGTCCAGGAATTGGCCCTCGAAGCTCTGCATCAGCTCCAGCTTCTTCTTGCCGATCGCCTTGCGCAGCGTCTCGCCCTCGCCGGGAGTGAAGCCCGCCAGCAGCCGCGTGGCGGCCACCAGGTCCTCCTGGTAGACCAGGATGCCCATGGTGTGACCGGTGACCTGCTCCAGCAGCGGGTGGTCGTAGGTGACCTCCTCCTCGCCGTGGCGTCGCCGCATGTAGCGGTCCAGCAGGCCGGGCACCCGCAGCACACCAGGTCGGTTGATGGACACGAGGTCGGACAGGTCCTTGAGGCTGCGCGGCTTGAAGCGCATGGCCTGCTTGGTGCCCGAGGGGGTGTTGATCTGGAAGATACCGGCGGTGTGGCCGAGGTCGATCTGCTCCCAGATGGCGGGGTCGCTGTAGTGCTCGTCGTCCATGACGATGACCTCGCGGGCGTCCTCGGGGATGCCGATGCCGAACCCGTCGTAGTCGATCCACACACCGTGACGCTCGTAGATCATCACCCGCGCCTGGGCCAGGACGTCCAGCCCCTTGTTGGACAGGAAGTCCTTCTTGATGCCGCCCAGCCAGGCGACCTCCTCCATGTCGAACTGGGTGGCGATCGGGCTCTCTTCCTTGCCACCCTTGCGCCGGGTCGGCAGCAAGCCCAGGAAGGGGCTGGGCAGCGCGACGATACCGGCGGCGTGAACTCCAGCCTGACGGGTCAGGTCGGTCATGTCCTCCAGGTAGTCGAACAGCCCGGTGTCGGCGTACAGCTCCATGTAGGGCTGCAGCTCGCCGCCGATCAGCTCCAGGGTCTCGCGCCATGTCGGCGGAACGTAATCGGGGTTGACCTCGTAGTCGTTGTCGTCGGAGAAGTCGACCTTCTTGACGATCTTGGACATGGCCAGGCTGTCTTTGAAGTCGATGCCCAGAGCCTTGCAGAGATCCTGGATCGCCCGCGCGGGACCGCTCTTGGCCTTGGTTCCGATGGCCACCACGTGGTCCTCGCCGTAGCGCTTGCCCATGTAGCCGATCAGACCCTTGCGGTGGCTCTTCTGGAAGTCGACATCGATGTCCGGGAAGTCCGGGCGGTCCGGGTTGATGAACCGCTCGAACGACAGGTCGTACTTGATCGGGTCCAGGCTGGTGATGCCCAACAGGTAGTTGACCAGGGAACCACCACCGGAACCACGGCCCGGTCCGCAGATACACGGGGTCGGCGCGGCACCAGGGTTGATCCACTTCTGGTACTCACCGGTCCGGGCGGCCAACATGTAGTCGTTGACGATGTTGAAGTACCCGGCGAAGTTCTTGTCGACGATCAGCTTCTGCTCGCGCTCCAGGCGCGCCCGGTAGACCTCTTCGTCGAGCCCCTTGGCGGTGATGAACCGCTTGAACCCTTCTTCGCAGGCGCGCCGGAACGCAGCGGCGTCCTCAGCGTCGGTCTCATACAGCCGGGGCATACTGATGGTCGGCTTGATCTCGACATTGCATTGATCGGCGATCATCTTGGTGTTGCGGATCGCCTCGGTAACCACCGAGGTGGGGATGCCGTGGAAGCCCATGTGCTCGAACAGCTCGTTGACGCTCATCATCCAGTCGGCGGCGTGGACGTCACCCTCGACCTGATCACCCTTGTTGCCGGTGTTGATCTTCCACACCAGGCGGTGCTGCTTCCACTGCTCCTCCCAGGCGTAATGGGAGTCGTTGACCACGACCAGTGGCACGCCGAACTCGTTCGCGAACTGGACCTTGGCCTGGTTCATCTTGGTGATCTTGGCGTTGATGCCCTTCTGCTTCTCGTCGAGCGGGACCCCGTCCTCGAAGAAACGGAAAGTGTGCAGCTCGGAGTAGAACCGCTCGCCGAAGATGTCCAGCAGGGTGAACCACTCCATGCGGGCGGCGTCGTAGTCATCGCGTTCGATGGCATCGGCGAACCGGGTCAGGCCACAGCCATCGCTGGCCCACAAGCCACTGGAGTACTGCTTCATCATGACCGGGTTGAGCTGCGGCTTGCCATAGAAGTTGGCCGGTTCGTAGGCCAGGCTGGACAGGGTCCAGAGGTTCTTCAGGCCCTCGTTGTTGGCGGCCAGCAGGCAGATGTGGCTGGCGTCCAAACCCTTGGAGCCGTTCTTGCGGCTCTCGCCCACGTCATAGACCCAACGGGCCTCCTCGCCGGGGATGAACTTGATACCGGCGTCCTGGCACGCCTTCCACATGCCGATGTGGCCGTTGACCTCATCGTGGTCGGTCAAGGCGACGGCCTCGTTGCCCAACTCGGTGGCGCGGCCAACGATCTCGGAGTGTCGGGACCGACCGTCCAGGAATGAGGTGTCCGCGTGGTTGTGCAGGGCCACGAAGTCAGAATCGCGAATAGGTGGGTTGCTCAAGGTGAACTCCTTACTGAGAGGCTCCAGAACCGGGGCAGGTATCCCTCCTGCCCCGGCCTGGCCCGTAACCGATCACTCGGCCTCCCCCGTATGGGATACCAGGTCTACGGGTTTAAACGCCCGTGCTGGCGGGGGTTAGGGTCTCAGCGGTGGCGTGCCAGCCGCGACTGCAGCGACCCACCGCTCTTGGGTGCCGACGTGGCCTGAGCCTCGTCGGAATCGTCGCCCTTGAGGTCCTTCTTCTCGTTGATGCCGCCGCCGAGGAAGTACTTGACGCGCTCCTCGGAGCACTGGTCCTCAGCCCACTCCTCCAGGGTCTGCGGGCAGTAGGCGAAGCGGTCCTCGGACTCTTCGGTCAGCGGCTCACCGTCGGCGTTCTGGCCGGTGCCGTACCCGTAGTACTTGTGCAGCGCCTTGTAGGACGGGCTGATCTCGCCCTCGGGGACGTACTCCCAGTCCGGGTCGACCTGCTTCTCCATGAAGCTGTAGCTGGTGTCGGTCTTCGCGCCGGTCCGCTTGATCTTGAAGATGCGGTCGCAGAGCGTGCCGTTCTCGTCGTAGTGGCTCACCAGCGGTGCCCAGAAGTTCTTGTAGGCCATCTTGACCGTGATGAACTTGCGGGCCTCGAACTTCCCGGCCTTGGTCTCGACAGTGTCCCACTCGTCCTCGTAGCTGATGGACGGGCGACCGTTCTTGCCCTCGGTGACGACTTCCTTCTGGACCACGGCAATGGCCACGGTGCGCGTCTTGGGGGTCAGGTCCAGCAGCTCGGAACCGCCGAACTCCTTCTGGACGCCGCCGTAGGTGCGGACGTAATCCTCGGCGCTGGGGTCCTCCAGCAGGTCGGGACGGACCACGAAGGTGGAGCCCTTGCCGGAGCCGTCGCTGGGGAAGACGAACTCGTAGAAGTCGACGGTCAGAACGTCGTCGATGTCGGTCAGGAATCGGAGGGCGATCGTCTCGCCGTCCTTGAGGGCGAAATAGCCCAGACGACCGGAGAAGCCGCCTCCGCTCTTGGAGTCGGCGATTGCGTCGTTGATGGCCTGTAGCCCTGTGCGTGCCATTGCAGTGTTCTCTCTTCTAGTTAACTGGTTGGCCGAAGCCTGATGTGGTGTTTGTATATCTGTGTTTACTGCGGTGCTGAGCCTACATCACCTCCGGGACACATGGGTAGGAAGCTGTGGAGAAACCTCAGAAAGGTTCGATAGTCCTTGGTTACCAATAACTCTCGCGACTAGAGCATTTGCAGCATGCGCCGATGGCTCCCATCTGCGGGGGATCATCAGGATCTCCTGCGGCTCGTTCCATGACGGGCGCTCACCGTCCCACAGCAAAAGACGCAGACGCCCCTTGAAGGACGATTTGTTGGCGTGCTGCATCAGGTAGTGATACCACTGCTGGGCGCACAGAGGATCGGTAGTTCGGTGTCCCAAGCTGAAGTAGTCAAACCTGCCCGCCTTGCCGTAGGGGTTAGCTCGCTGGGGCTTGAGAGCCTCACGCACCTTCTCCTGGCTCATCACCTTCATGGTGCCCAAGGTGGCCTTCAGCTCCTCGGCATACACCTTGTCCATGAGCCGCTGGCCCTCGGGCGTGCGGTCGTACTTCAGTCGTTCCTGGTCGTCGAGAAGCACTTCGGCAATGTTCTTGATCCGGGTGAGCCTCTCAGGATCGGGGGAACTTCCGGTATCGGGATGCAGCTCCACGTAGAGCCGACGCAACGCAGACTTGATCTCACTACGTGAAGCGGAGGGAGCCACCCCCAACTCTGCGTAATAGCCCACGGGATCTCGTTCGTTTCTTGGGGCCAGGACCAGCTCTGTGCAGAGGGACGGAAAACCCACTCCTGGGCTGATGTCCCTGGAGTCGAAGAGGTCATACGGGCGATTTGTCACTGGGGACGGCGGTCCCGGCTTCTTGGCGCTCACGCTTCTCCTCTACTCGGTCCAGGGCCGCCTGGCGCAGGTCGGCACTGGCCGACTTGAACTCCATCTCCTGGGCATTGAGTGCGTCGGCCAAGGTGTTGGCTGGCGTCATCACCTGCTTGCCGCCGGGGTAGTGCGTCACACGCTCGCCCGACGGGAGCGTCCTTTGGCTCGGTCGTTTCTCGCCCATTTCGCTCGCTCCTCGTCATATTGGGCCAGCTTCTCGTTGGCCGGGACCGCCGAAGCGATCTTGTCCATCATCTCATCCAGGGTGTCACAATCACCCATGTCCTGGCCCTCATCGGGCTCCACGACGGTCACCTTGGCCTTGCGGTGCAGCTTCTCCACCAGGCGGCGCTCCGCAGAGCGACCGGCGTTGTCCGGGTCCATCCACACGACGATGCGGGGGTCGATGTCGTTCAGTAGATGCGCAACCTGGCCGTCGGTGATCTTGGCACCGAAAGTCGCCGTGACTCCTCGTAGACCGACTGCCTCAGCCTTGATCGCACTGAAGGGGGATTCGACAACAATGACAGCCCCTCCGGTGAGGGTGAGGGTGTCCATTCGCCGAGCCATTCGCGCCTCATCGAGTCGATAGAGTGTCTCGGCCTTGGGGAAGCCTGGACTACTCCGGTACTTCGGCATTGCGGGCACGGTTCCAGGCCATTCACCAGGTCGGTTCGGAACAGCCCGCTTCTGCCATCCCACCAGATTCCCTCCCCAGAAGTGCGGGATGGTGATCCGGTTGGTGAGCTGGTCGTAGCCGATATGGAGCCGGGACGCTGTGTCCACGTCGATGCCTCGTCCAACAACATATGGGTGGACGAAGGCCCACGGTTCGAGGCTGCGCGTGGGGAGGGTTCGGATGGGGGCTGCCAGGGCTTGCGGCTCTGTCGCGGCAGCCAGAATCCGGTCCAGCTCAGCCATGAAGTCGTCAGTTGTCGCTGTCGCATCGTCCAGGAATCCTGATACCAGTCCCATGACGGCATGAGGGTCCTTCTTCCCCTCCATCTTCATGATCAGATGGAGCATGTCGTACCCGCTCTTGTTCGTCTCCGGGTCTACGTAGCTATAGCAGGTATAGAGTTTTTTGTCCAGGTTGCAGGCCGCCGACGGGTTGGCGTCGCCGTTCTGGTGGTGTGGGTCCACCCGATCGATCAGGCAGCTGTGAATGACTTCCTCGGTGCCGTCCTCGTTGTGCTCTACACGCTGGTTGTCGGCCCCGTAGTAGTCCAGGACGGCCTGGGGATCGATCCGGCGGTGGATGTCCTCGAACTGGATCTCGGCGGCCTTCATGGCGCTCAGACCGCGCTTCACGGCTTGTACCGATCAATCATGCCTTCTAGCCAGCTGACACCAACCGGATTGGCCGAGTGCACGCGGACCACGGCGGGCCAACGGTCATTGCCGTCAGCGTGCTGCTCACACAGCCACAGCACGATGGGCCGCGTGGTGTCGTCGCCACCCAGGTCGTGGTCCAAGCTCATCTCGGTCACGCCGGGGTAGTGCAGGAAGGCCAGCGCGCGCTTGGACGTCTTGGCCCACCACCAGGTGTCATCCGGCGGGAGCCGGAGGTCATCCACCCAGAGCTTCACGACGGCGGCACCAACGGTTCCAGGGTGTCGATCGCCCAGTCCAGGGCCTCCCACTCGCGCACGTCGTACTTCATCGACGACGCCGAGTCGCCTCGGGCCTGACGCTCCTCCAGACGTCGCTCCAGGTGAGAGTGGCGACGCTTGAGGGTCGCCAGCTTCCAACCGTCACTCATGCATGCATCCCCACCCCTCGAAACTCGATCACGTGAAGTGATAGCTGGTCCCATGCCGATTGCTTGGTCTGCCAGGGACCCTGGAGCCCCTCGCCGTACCACTGCTGGTAGCCACAGTGGCAGGAGACAGCGCAGATCACTTCGGGGTCCCCTCGACCCATTTGCCGTCCACCTGCACCTCGGTCTTGAGGTTGACCGGCCACATGTCCCGCTCCACCTTGGCCTTCAGCAGGTCCTCGCTGGCGCACTGGCGCTTGACCCAGAGCTTGAACGTCATGGTCTCGGCCATCCGGCGGAACGCGGTCTTCTTGTTCTGCAGCTGGGAGCGTTCCTCGGAGGACTCGCCGACCGCGCCGGAGGCCCGATGCACGATGCGCACGGCGGTGTCGCGCTTGTTGCGATTCTGTCCACCCGCGCCGGAACCGCGCTTGGTCTGGACGTCGCAGTCCTTGAGGGTCACTGACAGCATCAGCTTCTTGTCGCCCATGATCACTCCTCGTTGATCTCTCGCACCGATGCTTCGGTGCGATCGTGCAGACGCCAGTTCAGCAGGTAGTTCTGCTTGTCACCCCGGCGGAAGCCGAGGGTGTCCATGCCCATCACATTGTTGTGCCGCATGGAATCGTTACGCCAGAGACCGAAGGCGATGTCGACGGTCTGCTCGATGAAGCTGGAGTTGGCGAAGTTCTGCAGCTGGCCGCGACCGCCGTCGGACTTCTGGCTGTCACGGTTCTGCTGGACGGCCAGCACGCACGGGATCGCCCCGGCGCTCTCGCGGGCAATCTCATCCTTGAGATCGAACATGATCTCGCCGTGCTTGAACCGCAGGGCCTGATCGCCGGTATAGCGCTGCTCGGAATCCATGAAGCTCAGCTGATCGATGTACATGATGCCCGCGCCGACCTGACGCGCCCGGTTGACCATGTAGGCCACCGTGCGCTCCCCGCGCTCTGGACGCTCCACCAGAAGGTCCCCGGCGTCACGCAGGCGTTCCTGGGCCTCGTGGAGGCGCTTGAGGTCCTTGGGCAGCATGGAGCCCTCCATGATCTGGCTGTAGCTCACCCCGGAGTAGAAGGCATCGATCCGGTCCTCCATCTCCGAGCACGTCATCTCCAGGGTGAAAACGATGGGCTTGATACCGGCCAGGTGCGCGCTGGCCGCGCCCTTACACAACGCGAACGACTTGCCCACCTTGGTGAAGGCGGCGAAGGCCGCCAATTCACCGGGGCGCAGTCCCCTGGTGTGCTGGTCCACCAGATCCAGGCCATAGGGCACGCCAGAGCCCTGGTCAGCACCACGCGCGGCGAAGGCAGCCCGGCGGGCGTCGATGTTCTCGGCCATGTTGTTGCGCGAGGTGCGCGCGGCGGTGCGCTCGGTGATGTCGTACGCCTGCTGCCAGAGCGTCTTGATGGCCCCGATGGGGTCCTCGGCGATACTGCGACCAGCCTGGCGCAGGATGTCCTGGGCCTGGTTGAGGACGTAGCGGTCCTTCAGTGAGCTGACGAGCCACTCCAGGGACAGATCCTCGCCCTCGGTGATCTTCTCCAGCTTGAGCGTGGGGAACTCGTGCTCCATCACCACCCAGGTGGGGGCCAGGGCCATGGCCGAGTCCTGCCAGTACCGGATGATCCACCCGAAAGCGACCCGGTTGACCAGGTCCTCGAACACGTGGTCACGCAGGCCCATCTCCCAAACCCGGTTGATGCTGTCGGCGGAGCCGACGATCTTGGACAGCAGCTTGGTTTCCAGGTCGCTCATACGATTGGTCGCACCTCTCCGGCCTTGATTTCGTCGTCTTCTCGGGTGCGGGCGATGGGGCGGAAATCGACGCCCTCGAACTCGACGTAGACCGACTTCTCCTTGAGCAGCGACAGCGCCGCCGCGCCGTAGTTCTTGCGGATCATGTTCTCGGCCAGGTTGGTGGTGATGAAGGTGGGCCGGTTGTGCTGCACGCGGGTGCGCAACAGCGAGTCGAAGGTCGACTCGCTCAGGATGGTGGTGCCCAGCAGGTCCTTGCCGACATCGTCAAGCAGCAGCACCTGGGACAGCTCGAACCGGCGCTCGAACCAGCGCCGCTCCTTGGGTTCCTTCCACCCGGCGGTGTACATGTCAATCGTCTTGGCCAAGGTGGTGGCGAAGCAGGTGTAGCCACGCTTGACGAACTCCTTGAGCATCAGGTTGGCGATCATGGTCTTGCCAGTGCCGAAGTCGCCGTAGAGCCACAACCCCACCCCGCGCTGGATGTACGCCTCATGGTTGCCGACGTAATTGTCCACCAGGTCGGTGACGTCGGTGGTGCCGTGGTAGTCGCTCCAGTCCAGGCGCTGATACGTGCCGCCGATACCGGCGTGCAGATAGTGCATGTGCAGGTGCAGTTGCTGCTGGCAGTCGCACTCCTGGCGCACGCCTTCCCAGAGGTAGTCGCCACGCTTGAAGCAGGTGGGGCAGTACTTCTCCGGGTCGCCGCCCTTGAGCTGTGGGTTGTCAGCGATCAGCCGCGCCAGGTCTTTGTCGTCGAAGAATTTGCTCTTGTAGGTGTCTCGGGTGATCACAGCTCGTCGTTCTCCACGCTGAGCATGTCCTCTCGTAGGCGGTCTTGGGTGGTGTCGGATTCGGTCTTGCGTCTGGCCCGGTTCCGGGCGTTGAACAGCCTCATGGAGTACCGGCACATCACACAGTGGCAGGGCGGAAACTTCTCGGTGGTCCCCTTGTACCGACCAGGGGTGCCATGCCCCAGAATCAACATCAGATGATCCGATTCCCAGGTCTTCATGAAGGTGTCGTGGGCCAGGTTGCCCCGACGGGTGTCCTGCAGCAGGAACAGGTGCCCCGCGCAGTTGGCCTTGACGTTGGTAAAGGGAATCTCTAGGGCCTCCATCTCATCGATCTGAACTTGAGTCAGGGCGCGACGAGTTTCACCTGCCACAGAGTGGCTCCTTTCGTATTCAACTATACGACTACTATAGCCTATCCGCTGAATGCTGGCGAGTACAAGTCTTCCTGATCGTCGGGCTGCTGCACAGGCTGACCTGCGGTCCTGCCCTTGCGGACCAGCTGCTTCTCACACTGCTTGCGTAGCGCAAAGCTGTAGTCGCGAATGGCGGTTCGTTGGTCCGAGGGGAGATCGTCGACCTTACCACCGGTCTCCTCGATCCGGCGGATAGGCCAGAAGATCAGCACGGCGCGCGGCGTGTCGATGTCGGTGAGTGGGGTGGTGCTCATCTGGATGCAGCGATCGTCGAAGCCGGTGATGTAGCCGATGTGCTTGGTGCCGTCAGTCTCGGTGATCTTGAACTCGACCTCGCGATGAATGCGCCGAACCAGATACCGCTGGAAGATCTGGTCGCGTTCGAGGCCGATATTGACCTCGTCCTTCTTGGACTCGTTCGCCATGTGGACTTTCCCTCTACGACTTGCGAGCAACTGCTGCTCTACCCCTTCTGGTCGCTGCGGGTCTGTTTCACGTGGCCGGTGCGATGTCCAAGCAGGCAGTGCCCAGAATGTCCACACCCCGAAGGATCTCGCGGGTGCTGATATTCAGGGGCGGAGTCAGCCGGATGCACCGCGTGCCGCCGGGGCTGGACAGCAACAGGCCGTTGTCCCTGGCGGCGCGGACCAGACTCTTGGCGGCCTGGGCATCCGTGCACACCAGAGTGTGCAGCAGGCCGACTCCCCGGTGGGTGTCCACCACGTCCGGGAACTGCTTCTCCAGACCGTTGAGAGCCTCGTGCAACACCTCCCCGCTGGCCACCACGTTGTTCAGGAAGTCCTCGTTGGCCACCCGGCGCATGACGGACAGGCCCGCAGCGCAGATGGCCGGATGAGCCGCGTAGCGGTCCAGCCGAGGGGCGGCCTTCTCCCAGTAGGACCGAGGTGCCACCACGGCACCGAAAGGGAATCCCGCGCCTGCGGGGCCGCCGACGACGGTAATGTCACCTGTGACACCCCAGCGGGTCTGCGCCCAGAAGTGGCCAGTACGACCGAAGCCGGTGCGGGTCTCGTCGATGATCACCCCGACCTCCATGTCGCGGGCGTCGCGGACGACTGACGCGATCTCGTCCGGGGTGTACATCTCACCGCCAGGGGCTCTCACCAGACGAACCGTGGTGAAGTTCTCACCGTGGACCCAGGTGGCCAACTCATGGGCGACCAGGGCCGCCTCGTCGGTGTCGGTGGTGAAGAGCACCTGCAGGTCCTCGCCGTCGGGCAGGCTGCACGCCAGGGCGTCGGCGTACTCGGTGACCATGCGCTCAGCGAAGTCACCGGGGGCGCTGACGTTGCCGTAATGCAGCAACTGCTCATTGAGGGCGCTGCGTGCGCCGTCATCGCTGTGACCCAGCACCAGGTGCTCGCAGGCGAAGTCCAGGTACTCAGAGCGGTACTGGTCCCAGACGTAGCAGCGCTCGGCCTGGGAGACCACGAACGTGTCATCCAGGGAGCCCACCAGACGGTCGGAGTGGGCCTTGCGCAGGGGTGCGGTCAGCTCGTCGACCGTCTGGCGCAGCAGCTCGTCGGGGTCACTCACGCGGCGCGGACCACCACACGCGGGACGTCCAGCCGGTAGTCGCTCTGGGTACGGCAGCAACCACGCCCCACGGAGTACCGAATGCCGCGCTGATCGGCGAACATAAGCATCTTCTCGTTCCAGGCTCCCCGCTGTGGGGCCTGGTCGCCGAAGGCAACTACGTCTTCCAGGAACCGCTCGGCGAACTCGTCACGGAACAGATGGCTCCGGTCGCCGTTGAGGTCCTGGGCGTTCATAAGGAACCAGACCTCAGGACCTTGTCGCGAGCCGATCTTCATGTCGCGGTTGTAGCGGGGGTACAGGACCCCGTCCAGGCCCTCGGTGGCTCCGGGCTTGGAGAGGTTCTCCACGTCACAGGGCTGCGTCGGGCGACAGAACCAGTCCAGGTACTTATCGGGCACGGTGGTGGTGGTGCCACCTGCGTGCGTGCTGCTATCAATCTTCGCCATCAGTGATGTCCTTCTTCTTGACCCATTTGCCCGCTCGTTTTTCGAGCTTGGACGGGTGGACCCACTTGCCACGCACCCGATGCCAGCCCTCGCGTTCTCTCCACTCGCCACCGAACTCGTTGATGCGAATGCGCCGGAGGATCTTCTTCAGCTCATCCGGCTCGACATTGCCGCGCCGGTAGTTGCTCAGCAGAATATCCCGGATGATCGGCAGCGTAAAGCGCCGAACGCCGTCACCCTTGCCGTTGATGCGCTCGGGCTCGATCGGGGTCCCGTCCGGGTGGATGAAGATCGGCAGGCCGGTGTCGGGGTCCTTGCGCAGACCCCAGTACAGCCACTGGTTGGTCTTGTCGAAGAACTGGGCCGCCTCGGTGGTGCTGTAGAAGGGCTGCACCCCGGCCTCGGCCAGCAGGTCCTCGTCGCTGATCTCCTCGATCTGACGGGCGACCTTCTTCTTCTTCGGTGTCTCGGGCTCCGGTTCTGGCTCCGGGGGTGGTGCGGGCTCGGGAATGGCCACCTTGGAGCCGCTGGGTCGCTTGCCACGACGCACCGCCTTGACCACCGGACCGGTGTCGGGGACCAGCTTGCCGTGCTTGGCATCGGCAGCAGCCACCTGGTCCAGGAAGGCCGAAAGGTCCTCGTCGGTGGCCTGCTCATAGAGACCCATGTCCTCGGTCTCTTCCACCAGCTGCGATGCGGCGATCTCCGCACTCAGGTCGTGGTTGTCGTAGTACGCACGGGCCTTGGCCACCTTGGCCTCGAACGCGGCCTTGCGCTCAGCCTCGGAGTCCTGAGGGTTCCAGTTCTTGCCACCAGGACGCAGATCGCCTTGAGGAACGTCGTCGGAGAAGACAGCACGATCCCCGCCACCGTCGTGGTGGCGGGGAATCGGTGCAACGGAGTGGGCTACGCCGTCTGACCGGGGTGGACTCTGAGAATCCTCTCTCGTGACCGTGTGGTCTGGCTGCATAGCCCCTGTCCTGTTCCTAGATGTTGTGCACCGCGAAGCTCGGGGACTTCCACTCGCCGACCTTCAGGCTGGCCCGCAACTTCTCCAGGATCTCCGGGTCGTGCTTGGCCAGCTGCATCAGGGAACCCAGGTCGACCTCGCGGGTGACCTCGACCTTCTCGACGGTCACCTGCTCCCAGACCTTGTCGCCGAGCAGCTTGGCCAGCTTCTTCTCGTCCAGCGAGGGGTCCTTGCGGCCACAACCCTGGCGCGCGAAGCGCTTGCCGAACTCCGGGGCGTCGATGGAGGCGTTGATGTGCTCGGGGTACTCGTCGCCCTCGGCCTCGAACTCGGCGGTCATCGCGCCGGAGACACGGGCCTTGATCTGCTCACGAGTCGCCTTGGCGGTGTCCTCGACGCGGATCATCTCCAGCCAGATGTCCATCAGCTGGTTGGCCTCGGCCAGAGCGATGCGGGTGGGCTCTTCCACGCTCAGGATCGGCGCAGCGTCCTTGAGCTTGCGGATGTAGCTCTGGAAGGTCTTGTTGACGACCGCGATGTCCTTGCGATCCAGATTGGCCAGAGCGGCCTTCCAGCGGGCGGTGCGGCCCTCGCGGGTGGACTTGGTGGCGACGACGGCCTTGGAGTCCTCGGACTTCACCAGCGCTTCGTACTGCGCGACGTAGTCACCGTCGTGCTGGGCGAGGATGGTCTTGAGATCCTGCTCGATGAGGTCGGTCATGTTCTAGGCTCCTGAAGTTTTTTGATGTTTGGTTGTTTTTGCCTTCTCGACAAGTATATCTGTAGTGACCGACAAATGCTAGTCCAGTAGAACGGCAGACGCCTCCGGGTCGTTGACCCAGGCGACAGTACCGATGGTGACGCCGTAGTGATGAGCGATGGCGATGACTTCCCTGGCCAGCGGGGAGTAGTCGGCAGGACGATCACCATCGGGTTCGATGCACTTCTCCTGGGCGAGACGGATGCGTGCCCTGATGGCAGACCTCTGCCCCTTGGACAGGTGTTCGACCCGCTGCCGCAGGATATTCGTCCTGGTCATCGTCATGACGACGGACTCTCCAGCTGCTTGAGAACCGCTTCACCGGTCGTGATGAGTCGCTTGCCGAGACCGATCGCAGTCTGGGCGGACATGGGGATGACACCGATCAGAATGGCGGCATTGACCGCATCGATCGTGGGTTCTCCCGTGGGCTGCTTCAGCTCGATGTGAATCTCGCTGTCGGTACGGGCGATGACGTCGATCTCGTCCTCATCGTAGACGATGACTTGGTGAGCCACAGAACTCCTTTTACAGACTCTTGGAAGCCTCTACAGGCTATCAGACCTGCTCAGCCATCGTCTGTAGCTCCACCAACTTGACCGCCGTCATCTGTTCCAGCAGTCGTCGCTCCAGGATGGTCAGACCCAGGTCCATGTCTGCTCCGTGGACCCAGTGCTGCTGCGCGAGCAACAGCATCTGCCCCAACCACTCCATGCTGGCGTAGCCGAAGTGGTTCTCAGCGTCCAGGAGGGCGTGACGGACAGCGGAGATGCAGCTGTATCGACGCACAGTGCGTTCGGAGTCGTTGCGATCACCACCGACTGTTTCGGTCTGGGCGTAGAGGTTCTCGGCGATGTCGAACCATCGCAGGAAGAACTCCAGGAACTTCTGGCCGACGTCGTCCTGTTTCAGCTCTAGTTCCTGATCGGTCCACGCCTGCAGGTCTTTGAATTGCATGGTGTGAACATACCCCTCTCATAACCGGCGGCCAGTCTGATAGCTAAACGCCGTACTGACGTCCTGGGATGGTCGCATCGCGTGTTCACACGGCCCAGGGGATATGTACGGAGGCATTCACTATCCCGCGCATGGTTCTCAGCGGGAGGTGCCTCTGGTATGATGGGGGCATCCCGCGTTGAACCGCGCCCCTGAGGACTGCAATCCTGTGACGGGGCGCGGTTTCATTTGTACACCCTGGCCAGTGATTTCGCCAACACGGGTTTGGAGACCCTGTAGTAGACTCCAAGCAAATGCCGCACCACAGAGCCGCCGTTGACCTGGACGAAGAGATCCAGCGCGCGATCAACGCACCGCATCATCCCGACCGCATCGCCCTGGTGGAAGAGCACCCTGATTTCCCTGGCTGCCTGCACTTTGACGTCGGTGACGATGACAACCGCCAGGAGTTCTTCAAGTCCTACAGCAAGTTCGTCAGCCGTCACCTGGTGCTCAATGAGCTGTACCAGCTCGACGACTTCATCGCCAAGATCACCGAGGACGGCTGGTGGCCGATCTTCGCTCCCAACACCAGGCTGATCTTGGAGAAGCACGGCCAGTGGATGTGCCCGGTCAAGGTCGACGGGTACCAGCTGCTGGACTACCAGAGCTTCGGGATCAACCGGGCTCTGGAGAGGGCGATCAAGGCCACCGGGACCAACTCGGACCGGTTCTTCTTCTGGAATTGGTCCGCCGGTGCCGGGAAGAGCTTCTGCAGTGGTGCCGGGATCAAGGTGCTGTTCGAGCTGAACGAGATCGACCTGGCCATCTGTGCGACCACCAGCGATCTGAAGATCAACCTGTTCCGGTTCCTGCAGACCAGCGGCCTGGACGTGGTGCTCACCGACGGGGACAAGGACAAGCGCCGACGTCTCTACGGTGGGGGCCACCAGGTGCTGGTGATGAATTTCGAGAAGTTCCATTTCGACCTCGCCGAACTGAGCGAGATCACCGCAGGCCGCCGGGTGTTGTTCATCCTGGACGAGGCCCAGAAGCTGATCAACCAGGGCAGCCAGAACCGCTCACGGGTGGGCCTGCACGGCCTGGTGCGGCACTGTCAGGCCACCGTGTGGCCCATGACGGCCACCGCTGTGGGTGCTAGCCCGCTGCGCTACCGCGACGTCTTCTCTCTGGACGGCCACCCCCGCAACAACGTGCTGGGCTCCAAGAAGGAGTTCGAGGCGTACTACGCCAAGAAGGTCAAGTCGCGACTGGTCAAGTCGCGCAGCGGCGGGGTGTTCCCGCTCGTCGAACACACCTGGGACCACGCTCGGCTCCAGGAGATCCGCCACCGGGTGGCAGACAGAACCATGGCCATGCGCCGACCCTCCAACATGCCCACCATCCCGGTGATGATCGCGGCCAGCGACGGCCAGCGAGAGGCGTTCGAGGTCATCACCGACAAGGCGCGCGAGGCCGCCGAGAAGGAGTTCGACGTCGGCCCCTACTACCGGCTGCTGCGGATGGTCGCGGTGACACCGGGTGCCCTGCGGGTGACCGAGGACAAGATCGCCGCCGAGATCAACGCGGAGTTCCCGCACCTGGCCGCAGCACCGGCACCCAAGCTGGCCCACCTCTACGAGATGCTGGATGAGTTCCGGGACCAGGGCGACCAAGCGGTGTGTTTCGTGCACTGGACCACCGGCGGCTTGCACCTGATGGACCCCCACCTCAAGGGGATCAACTACGTCAAGCACTGGGGGTCGGGCCAGACCCGGCGGCAGTCCCAGAAGGCGATCGACGACTTCAAGGCCAATCCCGGCATCACCGGCTTCCTGTCCAGCGACGCCGGGGCGCTGGGCTTGAGCTTCCAGAACGCCCGGTACGTGATCAACATCGACCCGGTCTATGACTACGACCTGATGACCCAGCGCAACAAGCGCATCGATCGCGCGGACAGCTACCTGGAGGGCCTGACGTCCTATGTGCTGATCACCGAGGACTCGGTGGAAGAAAGGGTCTGGCGCGTCTGCAACGCCCGCATGCGGCTGTCTGCGGCCACCCAGGGCACTGTGGAGGAGCTGACCCCGGAGGAACTGAAGCTGGCCGACATGCCGGAAGCCGAGATGATGAGATGGAGCCTGTTCGGATGACCAACATCGATCGCGTGGCCCAGAACTACGACAATGTGGTGCCGTTCGCTCGGCGCACCGACCCGGAGACCTCCCACGAGGCTGTTCCGGCGCGCCAGCGCCGCGAAAGCATCCAACTGGAACTGCTGCTGGCCTATGCGCGGGCCTACCCCCAGGGCCTCACCGATGAGGAGGCCATGGAGGCCGCAGGTTTCGATCTGATCGACGACGGCCACCGTCGCCGCTGTGGTGACCTCCGCGCCGCCGGGGAGATCGAGTATCGGGGTGAGAAGCGGGCCACTGGACGCACCGGGAAGAACCGAATGGTCTGCTACGCCACCCACCTCGGTGCCGACCGGCTAGACCGGGTGTTCGGCTAAGCCGCCATCGCCTTGACCATCACCGACGGCAGGATGGTGACGGTACGCCAGCCGCCATCTTCCAGGTCGGCGGCCATCCACTGCAGCAGGCCGCTGCCCCGCGTGGAGCGCAGCTTGTGGTCAATACCAGCGACTGGGGTGCCCAGGAAGGGGTCCAGCAGAACCATACCCTCCTTGATTTGATCGGCGCGGACCTCGACAAATTCCGGGGTGCTCAACGCGTCAATGTTGGCGAAGGAGTCGAGGATGGCTGCTTTGCTCATGATTCTATTCTATCATGCTAGAACGAGCAACACAAGGATGGAGGTGCCGTAGGCTGGGGCCATGAAGCTTCATATCGGTCAGTCTGACCTGGTCTCACTCAAGCCTGCCGACCGCGCTGTGGTCCTCGGACAGATCAAGGACTTTGGGTTCGACAAGGTCCGTTTCGAGGTGCCCTTCCATGCCTGGACCTGGCCGGGGAGCAAGTACAACTGGACGCCGGTGCGCAAGACGGCGGAAGACCTGTATTCGGCGGGTCTGGAGGCGTTGCCTGTCCTGGGTGCTCATCGACCGCTGTTCTGGAAGCCGACCGCGAAGCAGTACGGTGCCTGGTGCGCCACCGCCGTCTCGGCAGTCCGTGCGTCCCTGCCGGATCTCACCGAGGTGGAGGTGTGGAACGAGCCGAACCTGATCAACTTCTGGTCCAAGGCCGATCCCACCACCTTCTACCCGTACGCCCAGGCCGCCTACGAGTCGATCAAGGCCCTGTGGCCCAACCTCACCGTGGTGCTGGCCGGTATGGCCGCCGCCGCGACCGGACCGCAGTGGCCCTTCATCGGTGGCCCCAAGGACCCGGTGAGCTTCGTTCTGGCCCTCCAGAAGGCCGCTGGGGGCAAGAAGTTCTACGACCGGCTGGCCTACCACCCCTACAACCTCAACGAGGGCTTCCAGCTGGCCAAGCCCGACCCGGATCTGTTCGGCATCAAGGCCCTGAGCCGCATGCAGGCGCTGACGCCAGGCAACGAGGTCCTGGTGACCGAGATCGGCTACCAGACCACCGGCAAGCTCGGGGACTACCACGACCTGGAGAAGAGCCTGCACCTGATCGGTGAGCGCGACGAGGTCTACCTGTACTGCTGGCGCGACGCCGACCGGGAGAAGTTCGGGCTGGTGGACGGCAACAACACGCCCAAGCGGCCCTACTACGACCTGGTGAAACAGCTGGTGGGGCGTCCGGGTCTCGATCCCGGTATTCAAGCTTAAAAGGCAAGAGTGATAGCCGCGTTCACCAACGCCCCATGACGGGAGCGGGGACTATTTATAGCGGCGCATGGTCTCAGGATAACAGATTACTCCGCAGCGCTGACGTTGATCGTTACATCACCGTCAGGGTATCTAGCAATGATTTCTTTAGCCCAGGCCAGCGCGTCGGCAGCCCGAATGCCTGCGGGCTGTGGCTTGACCCACAGCTCCAGGTTCTCGATCCGGTTGTCGTCCTTGACGCCATACCGGTGGTGGACGTTCTCGTCGGGCAGCAGGTGCCTGCCCAGGTGGTCCTCCATCACCAGGATGTGCTCGAACACGTACTTGCAGCTGGGGGTGGCGCGAGGGTGGTTGGGTGCCCACACCATCACGTACCCCTTCTTGTGACGGGTCTTACCGCCCTTCCAGTTGCCGTTGTTGGTGCCGGTGAACTTCGCACATGACGTGCACGCGGCAGAAGCCTTTCGCTTGCGCTCACCGCAGGCGCAGAGGTCGTAACGCTCCGGTGCGTTGGACCTGCAGCGAGGACACTTCTTGTGTGCGCTGGAGGGCTTGAACTCTTGATCACACTGGACGCAAATACGACTCACCACGGCTCCGATGTTACCGGTGGAGCCGTGGTGAGTCTATGGTGGAGCTGCCGACATCCGAGAGTCGGGTCCTAGCGTCTATCCTTCTGCGTTCTACGGGCGTAGTCCTGTTCACCGTTTTGCCTCCGGTAGGCCAGACTGCCCAGAGGGTTCGTTGTCTTCGGTACTTCGACCTTGCGGTCGTTGATCGCCCCTCCGACGTCGCGGGTATCTAATCCGCTAGGCGAGTTCGCTGCCACTATCTTTGAAACCCCCGGCGCTGCGTGGCAGCAGGCTAACCGGGTGGCTGGTTACTGGTTAGACCAGCACCGAGTCGTTGGCGAATGCCTCGATCTCGGCGAAGTCGGCCTCAGTGACCGTGGCGTCCTCATGGGTGCCGTTTATAGTTTGGCGCGTTCACTCAAAGTAGAAGTGCGCCCAACACTTGCCCGCTGTTCAGTTTTCAATCGGCCAGTCGAAGCCTGTCAGCCCCTCGTGGTGACCGTTGTGGAGGCCCCAGGTGGTCATTCCTGGTGGTATATCGCCTGGACCCTCGCGGGCCACCTCCGAATTACTCAATCAGTGTAGCACATAGAACTACAGGGCGTCGAGACGGTAGAACTCCTCGACCTCATCCTGGTGGATGGCCTGCTCCATGGCGATCTCGGTCTGTGTCTCACGCTTGTCTGCAGCGCGGTCCCTACGGTCATCACCACAGCATCCACAACCGGGTCGTCTGGTGCGTAGCATTCTGCTCACGTACCCCCGGAGAGGATCGAACTCCCGGCACCCGAGGTAGAAACTCGGTGCTCTGTCCACTGAGCTACGGAGGCTTAGATGGGGTAGCTGGACTCGAACCAACACTGCCCGGTGCCAAAAACCGGTGGGCTGCCATTACCCCATACCCCAAGGCGAGATGCTCCACAGTGTAGTACCAGATCGTTGCACCGCTGGGAGGAATCGAACCCCCGACTCTGCGCTTAGGACGCGCCAGCTCTATCCACTGAGCTACAGCGGTAGGTGCAGCCTCCCCGAATCCAACGGAGGTCTCCCAGGTGTTTCACTGGGCGCTCTGGCACTGAGCTATAGCCGCATGATGCAGTGCGCACAACCCGTGACGCCGCACCCCCATGAGTGGAGGTGACCAGACTCGAACTGGCCCCCGCTGCTGTGCCCTCGGCAGGAGTTGAACCTGCCAGCTCGCCTTCGGAGGGCGTGCGCCAGATCCGCTGGCGAAGGCATAGGGCTGATGTCGGTATTGCCCGCCGACACGGTACAGATCGGCCTGTCAGCCCAAGCCAGGGTGTCCCTACGAGGTATCGAACCTCGGACCTCCTCCATGTCATAGAGGCGCTCTACCACTGAGCTACAAGGACATGAACACACGGGCATGGGAACGAGGCCGGAGAGGAGGGCTCGAACCTCCATGATTCCTGGTGAGGGAATTTTTAACCAAGTTAACCGACTACTCAATCGGCCCGTGCGTTTGTATCCCGAGCAGGACTCGAACCTGCGGCTTCCACGTTCGTAGCGTGGCACTCTATCCATCTGAGCTACCGGGACATAGGAGAATGGGCATTTAGCCGTTACCGGCAAGGGACTGGACTCGAACCAGCGACCTCCACCTTAAAGGGTGGCGCTCTACCAACTGAGCTACCCCGCAGAAGGTTGGTTGCGGGAGAACCGATAACTATCGGCCCATTCAACGTAGCCGTCCAGGGAGTCGAACCCCGTATCTCCGCCATATCAGGGCGGCGCGTTTACCACTTACGCCACACGGCCATAGATGCGTGATAGGGAGCTTCTCAGGGCTCCGAGCCATTGGACACCAGTGCGCCGACCGTCGAGTCATTGGACGCCTGGGCCTGACAGCGGGTTACGAGACTATCGGTTCCATCCACCAGCGCTGACTGGCTTCACCCCACATTGACGCCCGGTCGGGAACGCCACACTCTGTCACTATCACAGGAGGCTGTACGGGCCTCCCGTTCGCGTACCCATGGATGGTCTCGAACCATCTGCCTCGCCGTTATGAGCAGCGCGCTCTGCCAGATGAGCTACACGGGCTTGACCTGAGAATGCGAGCACCAGCCACACCACATCCTGCCCTACCGGCGTCCCGGTGGGGTGTCGCTGCAAGGTTTGCGACCCCTGCGTTGACGCGGAAGTCGGGAATCGAACCCGAACCTCTCATTGCGACTCTGATGGGATTTGAACCCACGGCCTCCACCGTGACAGGGTGGCGATCACTCCAGACTGATCTACAGAGCCATAGCTTGGAGGGACCAGGACACGTTCTCCTGGACCTTTGAGTGCATGACCGGTCTCGAACCGGCGACATCCACCTTGGCAAGGTGGTGCTCTACCAACTGAGCTACACGCACATTGTCCTGTTTCGCTGGACCAGCGACAGGGTTGCCACATCCTGCTATATGCCGGGAGACCCGGACGGCGACGAGCTGAATCGGAGGATTGAACTCCGGGCCTTTCCCATACCAAGGGAACGCTCTACCACTGAGCTAATCCAGCATTAGTGCAGCAACCCCGAGGGGCTCCTGGTCCACCCAGGTTCACCGGGTGTAGCTGCGAGCCTCAGGCCAGGATCGAACTGGCGTCTTCGCTTTACAAGAGCGGTGTCCGTACCACTGGACCACAGAGGCATACACCCTTGCTGCCGTCAGGCCCTGGGGGATTGAGCTGGAGGCGAGAATCGAACTCGCTTCTGCGCGTTACGAGGGCGCTGCGTTGACCATTCACGCTTCACCAGCAGGTGGGGAGCTTTCGCGGGGTCGTTACACCGCAGGCGCTTGTGTTGTCGTCTCCCCTATGGACCGCAACGTAGTTCGGACGGGAATCGAACCCGCGTGTCTCGCCTTGAAAGGGCAAGTGGCTAGCCAGCACACCACCGAACCATTGATGAAGGGCATAAAAGTGCAGCCGATGTTTTTAGGTGTTCTACCACTAAACTACGAGGTCCGGGGACCCCGGCGGGAATCGAACCCGCGCAACCCGCTTGACAGGCGATAACCGACATGCTGTCGGCCCTTCAACGTAGACCCGGCAGGGATCGAACCTGCGACATTCCGATTAAGAGTCGGAAGCTCTACCAACTGAGCTACGAGTCCATACTGTGGGTTTTCCCGGTCCCACCCGGTCCATTTGTCACCGGTAACGGACAAACCGGCACCAACGTGTACGTAGTCGATGCAGGGATCGAACCTGCGGCCTCCCCGGTGTGAACGGGGCACTCTTCCAACTGAGCTAATCGACCATTGGAGTCTTGGGGAGCACGTCACCGCTCCTCTGCCAGGGTATGAGCCCGGAGTGCTTGCCCTCTTGATCCGACCTGGCAGGGCCAGATCGAAAAGACACAGGTGACTGAGTCACAGGCCGTTGCCGGGTCGGCTGCCACCGAACACCGAACTTTCCTGTGCGCCACCATGGACGACTTACACCACCGCAACGTGCCGACACCAGGGCTCGAACCTGGTTCTCTGAGGCTTCAACTCAGCGCTTCTCCACTCAAGCTGTGACGGCATACTTCGGATTACGCGCCGTTTCCCGCGAGGATCTCTAACCCGTCCTACGGGGGCACGCATAGGGTTGAACCCCCGTGCTACGTGGAACTGGTGGGGATCGAACCCACTGCCTCCGGTATGCCATACCGGCGCTCTACCAACTGAGCTACAGCCCCATTGAAGTTTGATGCCCTGTACCGGGTGGGGAGAGCATGTTCCCCGGATACCCATTGCACCACCCCAGGACATCCAGGCGGTCCGCGTACCGTTCGGTCAGTGTCGACCCCGACTCGGGTGGTAAACCCATGCGCCCCCATAGGGTCCTAACGAGCGCCTGACAGGAATCGAACCTGCGTAGCCAGCTTGGAAGGCTGGAGCACGACCACTATGCCACAAGCGCAATGTCCACGTTCGGTCGTCTTGGCGGTGGACGCGCCTCAATGAGGGGATCTAAACCCTGGACCTTCTACACAACTATACCACTTCAAGTGGGGAGACCGACCGGAATCGAACCGGCGAAGGCCAGGGTCACATCCTGACTGCACAACCAGCAGTGCACGGCCTCAGTAGCTCGTACGGGACTCGAACCCGTCATCTCCGCCTTGAGAGGGCGGCGAGATTACCATCTACTCCAACGAGCCATTGGGGAGCCTTCACAGGGCGCTCCCGAACCCTTTAGTCCGTTATCAGGACCATAACGAGCGCCTACCTGGAATCGAACCAGGGAATAGCGGGTTTGCAATCCGCCGCGTTGCCATTTCGCCATAGACGCAGAGTGGAGATAATGGGAATTGAACCCACCACACCGATCTTGCAAGGATCAGTCGCCCCCAAGGAACATGTACCCCCATTGTGATCTTGGATATTGCTTGAGGCCGGAACGCCCCGCCAGCACGGTTTCCCGTTGGGGCTGTCCAGACCATGGGTGGTCTGGACTGGAATCGAACCAGTGATAACCGACTACTCGGTCGACCCAAGATCTTAGTCGCGGAGGGAGGATTTGAACCTCCGACCTCCAGGTTATGAGCCTGGCGGGCTACCGAACTGCCCTACCCCGCTACCGTGTCCCTGCTGTTGCCAGCAGGGACGGTGCCTAGAGGAATGGTGGCCTCTAGGCGGATCTATGTACTACACTATGGAGTTCTCAAGATTCAAACGAACTAGAGTAAAAGGTACCTCTAGTCGGTCAATCCCGCAAGGGATTAAACGTGCCGCATTGAGGAATCGAACCTCACCGTCCCGAAGGCCACAGGGTTACAGCCTGCTCCCAAACACCAGTTGGGCATATACGGCATGGCGAGGACTGGAGGAATCGAACCCCCTCGTGACGGGTTTGGAAGCCGTTGCCATCCCATTAGGCGAAGTCCCCATCGCATGCTGCAGATATTCAGTTGTTTTACGTCGGGATGGGAGGAGTCGAACCTCCGCCACCTGGTCCCAAACCAGGCATGATTCCGTTTCACTACACCCCGCTCGTCGCGGAGGTTACTCCGGCGACTAAAGAACGATGCGCTTATGCCACGGTCGATAGGGCGCTCGTTCGAGCATCCCTCGCGTGGTATCGGCAGTCGTAAACATGGGACCTACCATAGCACAGGTCCCATCGAGCTTGTCAACACCTCTACTTGAACAGAGGCAGATCCCGCTTCGGGACGGCCACCCGCACCCAGGAGTCTCCCAGGTAGGTGACCACAATCTCCTCGTCGATCACGTAATAGGTCTCGCGCTGTTCGGGGTTGCGGGGCAGGTCGGTGAGGTGTTCCACGCGCCAGTTGCGGTACTCGCGCTTGGCCTCGTCAGGGGTGCGTCCCGACAAGCAGACAGAGCACCTGTAGCCCGGAGGCTGCCTGTCCCAGCCCATGACGGGGTTCTCGGTATCCAAGAGACCGCACTGGGCACAGGTGGCCAGGAATCCCTGGGTGGGCAGCTCATTGGCCTGGATCGGCGAGGTAGCCCGCTGGTAGGCCGTGCGGACCCGATTCTCGGTAGCCTCCACCCCGGCCTCGAATCGAGAACCATTGATCGAGACCGGACCCGGCATCTGATACCGGGTGAAGTCCTTGGCATCGACCTCGGCGTTGATCGCCCCCTGCAGGTAATGCTGCAGCGGGTCGTGGGCCAGAATCACACCCAGGCGATCCAGGAATGGGCTTCTGGACTCGATCTTGTCAGCGCGCACCGCTCGCGCCGCTACGACGTCGTCGGACCGCTGCGACCATGCGTTCGCGCTCGCGCTTTCGGCGGCGACACTCTCGGCACGAGCACCCATCGGGCGAAGCGGGTGACAAGCCGCGCAGCGCCATCCAGCGACGGTGTTGTAGCTCCCGTTGGTCCCGTCCTCGGATTTGCGGTGGCACACCGTGCACTCCCAGTGACTCACCTCCTGGTACGCCGTCGGCGGGAACGAGACGAGCGTATCGCCCCTGAAGGTGGTGATCTTCTGCGCCGTCGTCGTCGGGACGGCTGCCTCTTTTGGGAGATCAGGACCATCTGGCTGGACCTGGACCATCAGGCCGTCATCGGTCATCCGCCACAGACGCATGTGGACATCGCGGTCCTTGGTCAGAGTCTCGCGCAGCTTCAGCATGCAGGGCTTGCAGCCCATCTCCAGCTGCTCCAGCCAGACGACCGACTCGACGTTGTGATCGCCCCTGATGCAGTAGTACTTGGTCTCAGCCTGGGTCACTTGATCCTCCGTGGGTGTGTCGACCTCGGAAGACTGCTTCCTGCGGTCGATGGCCATGTTAGCGAACATGACCCCGAACATGGCAATGAGCACCGAATCCATCATTGGCGGTGGGACCGGCTCATACACCTGAAACCCCGTCCACACGGTGGTGGACAAGGCGCAGGCGATGGTACTGGCGTGACGTCTGTTCACAGGTGGTAGAACCAGACCGCCAAACCCATGGCAGCGGCGAAGAAAGTCCACCCGGCGGCGGCCCCTCCCCAGACGGCGGGCAGGAAGTCTTTGAAATTCGGGTCGTCCATTATTGCTCCTTCTCGGGGGTGGTTAGAGGACGACGAGTTCGTGGTCGCTGAACTTCAGCTGTTGGACCTCGTGTCCGATCGCGATGGCGACCAGGATATTGAGCTGGTCTTGGATCTCGATGATGACGCCGGTCATGTCGAGGAACACGTCATCACCAGAAACGATGACGCGGTCGCCGACCTTCACCGCCCCTGCTTCCAGGAGTTGCGGTTACCCTTGCCGGGACGCTTGGCCTGGCGGGCCTTGTTGGCGGGCTTGGCAGCGGCGCGAGCCTGCGCGGTGCGGCGCTCGGCGTGCGCGCGTCCGGTGCTGATGTCGTTGCTCATAGTTCAAGTATGACAGGAACTAGAACAACGCGCAACCCTTACGAGACAGGAATCCCCAGGGCGTCGACAGCCAGGTCGGCCAGGACCTGATGGCCTGCGGCGTTCAGGTGGAACTCATCGGCGTAGAGCGCAGGGTGCTCCGAGAACGGCGGGATCTGCGGCCAGAAGTCCAGCAGCGCGGTGCCAGCGGTGTCGGCCACAGCCAGCACCTGGTCCCGAACAGTGCTCCAGGTCGGCTGCCAGTAGGTCTGCAGCGCGACGTCGGCGTTCGGGCAGATGTCGCGCATCTCGGTGACGACGGTGGACAGATTCACGGCCACGTCGTCGATGATGATCGGATCATCCAGGTCGTTGGCTCCCAGGGCGATGATCACCAGATCGGGGTCGAAACCGTCGGCCAGGGCACGGGGGATGGCGTTACCCCAGTCCTCGACCGCCGTGGTGCCGCCGGTCAGACGGTCTACCCACCACTTGGCCGTCACATCCGGTTGAGCCAGACTCATCACGTCCAGCTTGGCGTCGCTCACCTTGGCGTTGAAGCCGTACCAATAGGTCTCGCCACTGCCGCCGTTGGGACGAACGCTCAGGTCCGCCGCACCGCCCATGTCAGCGATGCGCTGATAGTCGATCAAGCCGGTCTCTGGCCAACCGTTCGACCAGACGCTACCGGGGACCCACGGTCCCTGCCAGGAGCCCTCGTCGTAGCGCCATTGGCCCATCTGTGCCGAATCCGGGGCGAACAACACGTCGATGTCGGTCAGGTGGGCCACATCGTTGAATCGGCTGATCTGGGCATCGAGCAAACCGTTGGCGAAGGCGACGTCCAGGTAACCCGCAGGCTCATCGGCGCGCTGGGGATCGAACCACATGCGACCAGCCAACTGATGCTGCCAGCTGTAGCGTTCCGAGGAGGCCGAATCCCCGACGATCAAGATGCGGGGATTACGGGTGCCGCGCAGTCCCACAGCGGCACGCCAGTGGTTCAGCTCGGCACCGGGACGACCGGCGACGTTGAGGGTCGCACGAGCCTGGGAGACGGTCTGAGAGCCGAGAAGGGTGCGCCCAACCGCACCGGAATCAGTAATGTCGGCACGCTGCAGAACAACGGCCCCGTCGCGCCCGGCGACCGAGGTCACCGGGGCGCTCTGCAGCGCGCTGTTGGCGTTCGCCAGGGCGCTCTGGACGGCGGTGGAGAGGTCTCCGGTAGGGATGCCCGCACCCGGCTTGGTGTACTTGGCTGTGGCGAGGGTGTGCGCATCGTCGATGCCGGTCTCGATGTGGTTGAGACGCTCGGCGGAGATGGGCGAGTCGGTCGACGGGGCGTCGACCCATGTCTGCTTGAGGTAGGCCATCAGTTTCTCACTTCAGGTAGTAGGGGGTGACGCGGCAGCCGTACGCCCAGGCGCGCGGTGACAGGATGGTGGCCGTGACGCTGACGTCAGTGACCGGGGTGGTGGTGGTCAGGACCGCCCGACCATCGGCGTAGCGAAGGTCGGTGACCTCATGCAGGTAGGCCCCGACGCTGCCCAGGCGCACGAAATAACGAACCAGGGCGACGTCGGTGTAGAGGTCGGACAAGTAGACCTCGTCCTCGTCGTCGCCTTCCAGGGTGAAATGCACCTCGTAGTCCTGGTCGTCTCCGGCAGGAATCTCGACGAACTTGGTGGTGAACTCGTGCCACCGGCCAGCCGGGGCATTCACGGTCTCCTCGTAGACGATTACACCGTCACTGATCCGCCGGAGGCGGACGGTGGCCATGTTGTCGTTGGCGACGGGCTTGTAGAAGACGGCACCGATGCGGAAGAGGCCCTGCGGAACGAAATTCGTCCACTGCTTGACCTTGATACCAGCCTCACCAGCGCCCGCATCCCGGCGAAAGCGTAGAACGCGCTTGCCCTGGTAGCGCCGTCCAGGATCGACACTGATACCGACCAGCTGATAAGGACTTCCCCACGTAGCTTCCTCAGACGCCCACGTTTTCTGTGTGTCACCCCAGGTACCTCCAGGCATCGTCTCGGGAATGGTGCGGGTGTAGTAGGCCAGCTGTGTGTCGTCAATCGACTGGCTGTCCGGGTTGATGTCGGCCCACATGCTGTCGCCGCGCACCAGGCCGGAGTCCTTGAAATCGACAGCGACTTTGGCGAACGACGATCGGGTCTGCAGGGCCTTGAACACGGTGGCCACCGTGGTGTCGGTGGTGTCCAGGGAGACCCCGTCAAACCACAGCTGACCTTCGCTGGCCGCGCCGGTCACCTGCAGGAAAACTCGCATTCGGTTGACCCCGTCGGGCACCGTGACGATCGCGTCACGGTCCTCCCAGAAGGTATAGGTAATCGCGTCCTCGTGCGGGATCTCATCGAGCACCTCGGTGTCGACCAGCGTGTCGTTCGAGTAGAACCGCACCCCCCAGCGCATGACGATCGCATCGGGGTCGTCGGCGACGTTGTCGCCCGAAACGGGGTAGTTGAAGGGGCTCGGGTAGGTGTCGGTGCCGGGGTAACGCGGGGCGTAGCCGACCTCCCGCGTCATGACACCCAAGCTGATCTTGATCTCGTCATCGGGTGCGACATCGGCCAGCGCGGACAGCAACACGTTGTCGATACCGGCAGCGTCCACGCGCGCGGCACCGCGCTCCCAGTGGCCCTTGATCGGGTCCCAGGCCCAGTTACCGGACTCGACGATCCAGTTGGCCAGGTTGCGCTCGAACAGTCGGTTGGCCACCTGGTAGGTCTTCTTCTGAGTGGTCGTCGGACCGGACGGCAGCTGACGGATGTGATTGGTGACGAACTGGTCAGGATCGTAGGTCGGGAAGTCGTAGAACGGCTTGTCCTCACCCGCGATGAACGTCGACTGCATCGGGGTGATCTCACGGACGGCAGCGAAGTAGGCGATGGCCGCGTCCCGCTTGACCGTCTTGTAGTCGTAGCGGTGCACGGCGGTGGTGTTGAAGCGGACACGCTTCTCCAAGGTCAGCTTGCGCTCGATCACCGTGGAGGTGTCGGTCAGCTTCTCCATGACGTAGGCCGGGACCTTGAGCTGCTGACCAGGGTAGATCCACCAGTCCGTGCCCCGGATCGGCAGTGTGCCGGTGGTCTTGACGTGGGTGATCGCGCCGGGGTTGGCGGTCTCGATGTCCTCCCACGGCACGTCGGTGTACTGAGCGAGCTTCTGCAGGCCCTCGGCCTTGATGACCGTGACGTAGGCGTTCTCGCTCAGGATGTAGGGCTGCAGCTCCTCGCGGCGGTAGACGTACTGGCTGCCCATCTCCAGACGGCGGTATTTCTCCAGGTCCAGATTGCCCGCGTTGGGCAGTGTCTCGCTGATGTAGCCGTTGCCCTGTTCGATCTGGATGACGTCGTACTGGGTGTTGAGCACGGAGCCGACCGCTGACAGCACGCTGGCCGGGTTGAGCCAGTTGACCGAACGCACGCCGTTGGTGCTGATGTAGGTGCCCAGGCCCAGGAAGCCGCCCTTGCCGGAGTAGTGGCGGATGCCCTGGCTGGACTGCTGGACAACCGAGGTCGGGAAGACCTTGTACCGGATCTCGATGTCGGACTCATAGATCGGGTACGGCTGCTCGGTGAGCTGGGAGAACTCGAACTTCCAGTACTTGGCACTGATCGCCTGGGGCAGAAACAGCATGCCCTTCTCGACGACGAAGTTGCGCCAGACTGGGGTCCATTCCTTGTCCTCGAACGTGGTCTCGCTCATGCCGCCGGAACCGTGCTCCTGGGCGGTCCAGGAGACGGCATAGACCGCGTTATCCAGGCTGGTGGCCGGGACAATTCCGGTGGCCGGGTCCGGGATGACCGGGTCCGGGTCGACGTAGTAAGTCGGATTGGCGATGAAACCCTCGACGTGTCCGACGTAGCGCTCCATTTTGACGATGAGCGCACTAATGGTGCCCCGGAAATTCCAGATCTCGCTGGTGCCGTCGAAACTCACTTGCAGCGGCAGCGTGGGCGGGTTGGACTCCACCTCGGCGATGGTCACGCCACGATGGTTGACCACCCTCAGCAAGACGGTGTCGGGGTTGTAGCGCCACCCGGCGACGATCTTGAGGGTGTCTCCGGCCTCGAATGCGGAGGTGATCGGCGCGCTGTAGGTGCGGGTGTCAGCACCGTTGTCAAACTGCAGGGTGAACTCGCCCGCACCCACGTCGTACTCGACGGTGGGCTTCCACTGGCCGCCAGGCTCGCGCACGCGGTACAACACGGGGTTCTGCGGCGGACCGGTGCCAGCGGCGAAGTCAGGGGTCCATTCGACACCGATCCAGGCCGCCTGGCCAATCTGCGGACCGAGCCCCATGGTCCAGCGGTAGTAGCTCTCCTGGATGCCCGTAGAGGTGTCGTAGCGGCCCCGGCCCAGTCGCCATTCGGTGTTCTGATCCTCGTTCGGGCGCAAGCTGATGGGGTTCAGCTTGCGGGTGCCGATCGTGTCATCGCTGGAGTAGTAGAGGTTCAGGTGCTGGCCGGTGTAGACCGGGTCGATGTAGAACTTGTCGATGGAGCGCGGACCGCCCTCGTCGTTGCGCAGGTCCAGGAACAGGTTGGCCACCGCCGCCGGGTCGGGCATGGGGGCGGACTTCCAGAAGGTGTAGGGGTCATCGTCGACTGCCTGGGAGGCGTCCCAGTCCTTGATGTACTTGGTGACGACGTTGCCGAGGATGTCCTGCTCTTCCTCGAAATACTGCTGGCCCTGCGCACGGTCGTAGACGTTGCGCCGGATCAGACCGTTGCGCAGGCCGATGACGTAGGGTGCGCCTTCCAGGGTCAAATCGTTGACGCGCTCGACCAGGATGCGCATCTGCTTGGCGACCACCGGGTAGACCCGGCTGGTGAACTTGTAGAAGCTCTTGGCGTCCGCGCGGGACACGTTGATCCGCAGCGGCAGCCGGGTCATGTCCAGCATGGGACGCCAGTTGTTGCTGCGATCCTGGTACTCGAATGTGACCACGCACGGCATGCGCAGGATCTCGATCGAGACCTCCGAGATGCTCAGTGGCAGCTTGAAGGTGGTCGTGATGACTTCCGCGCCACCGTCGGCGAACGGGCGAGGCTGGCTGAACCACTCGCGGGTCGCCGGGTCGATGACCTGGGCGTCCGGGCCGCGCTTGCCGAAGATGGCGTGCAGAATCATCTGCACCACCTTCATCGGGTAGTGGAAGTCGAAGTAGAACTTCTGCTGATCGGCCACTGGGCTATGTCCTCACGAAGTTTGCTGGGTCCCGAACCTCACGGTTGGCGCTACGTGGGTGTCGTGCCGTCCAGCTGCTGGTCACCGTAGAATCTCGCGCAGGCGCGGAGTACGCGATGGCCAGATCTGCGGTGAACGTGCGCTTGCTGACAGATGCCTTCTCCACTGGGAGACGGTACCGCTGGTCGTCGGCGTAACCGCCGATGGCCAGGACCTCGGCCTTGCGCTCGTCGATGTATTCCTGCTGCGAGGTGTAGGGGAACTGGTAGGCAGTCCGGTCGGGGTTGACCGCTGGTGCCTCGGTCGGGGTCAGACCGAACTTACCGCCTGGGTAGTTGTCCGGGCTGTCGGCCTTCTCGTATTCCATCCACGCGGTGAACTGGCCGGTGGACTCGAACATCTCGAACGGCGGCTCGTTGCGGAACTGGCCGTCAGGCAGCCGGTAGCTGTACCCCACCGCATCGATCGGGCTGCGCTTGCCGCCGCCGACCAGGTAGTAGTAGCTGTACTCGCTGGTGATGTTGAACCGGGCGTAGGGGGCCAGCTCGGGGCTCTTGGACCACATCCACCGCTCGGACAGCTCCAGGTCGGCGGCCAGCAGCTCTGGTGCCGGGTAGTCCTCCAGCACGGGAGTGCCGGTGACGACCTTCTGGACCTCGTAGTAGACGCTGTCGGCGACGATGCCGCGCACGGGCACCGGAGCCGAGACGCTCAAGCCGTTCTCGTCGATCGTGGCGATGGTGTCCTGCGGGGTGATCTTGTCGAGCATGTCGCGCAGCAGTCGGCGTTCCTTGGGGTCCAGCGCGGCCTTGTGGGGCCGGATGGTGACCTCATTACGAGCACTGAACGGCGCTCGGCCCACGTTGGCACCGAGACCGAAGTTGTCGATGTAGCGCCAGTTCTCCATGATCTCGCAGTCCACCGAGCAGGCGGCGTGCACGGCCCTGCGGATGCCCTCCGGGGTGCCTCCGGCGGTGCAGGCCGCGAAGTACTCGGTGATGCGCGCGCGGTACCAGGCGTCGGAGACCTCCACGACGTTCCACTGCTCGCTGGTGAGCATGTCGGTCATGGTGTTGTAGGGGTAGCTCTCCGAGGGCGCGCGGGACAGGAACTTCATGTTGCCGAAGATGTAGTCCAGATCCGAGCCGTAGATGCCCGAGATCGCGCCGGAGAGGCGCTGCAGGAAGATCTCCTTCTTCAGCGTCCCCGCCCCGGCGTCACCGCACATGGCGTCCATGAACTTGTACAGGACCGTGGTCGGGTCGGCGACATAGACGTTCTGGTCAAAGTGGGCCAGCCGAAGCTCGGTGGACTTCGGCGGCAGCAGCGGAAACGGTGCGTTATTGGGCATGGGTCACCTGTTGGCCTTGCGCAGGACGACCGCCTCGACGAAGACCGGCAGGGTGTTGTCCGAGAGCTTGAAGTCACCGGTCTGGATGCTCTGCGGGACGGTATCCGAGCTGGCCGCGTACACCTTGACGCCATAGTTGGTGCCGTGCTCGGTGCTGGTGGTGATGTTGACGTTGTCCACGCCCAGGACCTGGTGCACGGCCAGATTGATGTCGCTCATCTCAATCCAGGACCCGAACGGCAGGCCCGCGAAGTACTGGCGCAGCCGATCCTGAATGGCGTTGGTGATCTGGCCGACGACCATGCCTCGATCGAACTCGATGGACAGGTAGATCTTGAGGTAGGCGTATCCGGCCTGGTGGACCATGACGTCGGTGGTGATCTGCTTGTTCTGCTTGACCACGGCACCCAGAACCTCTGGCACCCGGTTGTAGACGTAGGACAGGGTCAGCGGGGTGCCAGAGGACGGCCCTGCGGGCAGCCATTCGATACCGGCGACCTCGCGGGTGGACCCGGCATCCAAGGTGGTACCGCGCAGCAGGTGGTAATGCACACCCTGCTGGTAATTCGTCACGCCGACAACGATGGACGACGGGAAGGTCAGGATTGGTACCGACCCCAGGCGCATGAACCGGTTGGACGACGATGGGCTACCGGCGGTGCCCACTCGGGCGAAGTTGCCGGTCCACAGCTCGTCGGCGCTGTTGCTGGAGAGCAGCTGGGCGCTCACCACGGTGCGCTCGGTGATCGTATAGGGGTCCTGGCCGTTGACGAACAGATCGACCTTGTTGGTGATACCCGCCTGCGGGTTGTTGCGGCTGGAGCGGGTGGTGTACTCGAACTCCACATCCACGATGTCGCCGACGACCATCGCGCCGGAGGAAATACGTTCGATCTGCGGGGATGCGCCTGAAACGAAGACATAGTCGTCATAGGGGCGGTAAAATACTTCGCCCTCTTGGCCCAGGTTCTTGAATACGGTCTCGCCCTTGGGCCAGGCGTACTTGACGTCGGCGGTGACCGGCAGGTTGAGCACGGTATCCGGGACGGCGATCTGGGTGACGTACTTCTTGATCGGGCCAAAGCAGCTGGCCTTGGATACGAACTGATTCTGGTATGCCAGTCCCAGGTACCAATCCTCGGTGCCTGCGATGTTACGCATGAAGGTGTCCTTGAACCGCTGACGCAGCTCGGCGTCGGTCTCGACGTCCACGCCGCCGGTCAGTGCGTTCAGGTTGGTAACCGAGGTGGCCCCGATGATGGAGCCCAGGAACACGATGGAGTCAGGCGGGACGTTACCGGCAGTGCCCACGACAGTGCACTGGATCGGCACGTCAGCGACATAGCTACCGGTGGGGATGACCACAGCCTGGGTAGAGCTGAAATAGAGCTGGGAGGCACTGCCGGGAAGACCCTGTCGGGTGTAAAACTGAGTGCCCTGCGGGATGGGGATGTCCTGGGCGTTGGCGGTAGCCAGCTCCACTCGGACAACTCCCGAGGACTGGCGTCCCTGCAGACGGGCAAAGCCAAAGATACCGACCCATTGCTCCAGTTCCAGACCGGCCTTGGACTCGATGTCGAGCAGAGACCCCACCAGGTACTGATCGACGTAGGCGTCAGCGATCGACTCGGCGACGGCGTCAAGCATCTTGCGTTCGGGGGTGCCCAATTCCAGGCTGAAGCCTGGCGCGGTGACACGGAGCTTCGCCAACATCTCCTTGGCGATCTCATCGGGGGTCTTGGCCAACTGACGGCCCTCCTGCTACTGGATCGAAGACGCCACGTTGATCGTGGCGGTGTTGCCCGACCCATTACGCAGCTTGATGGTCACATTCACCGTGTCGAAGTCGACTCGGGTCTGAATATCGTCGATGGCCACCAGCAACTCACTGGTGCTGTAGTCCTGCGGGTTCTCCTTGATCCCCCGCAGCTGAACAGCCTGGTAATTTCGCAACACCCGAAGGACCTCGGATTGGACCTCGGCGCGAGTGGAATCACTGACCACGCCGCCGATGAACTCCTGAAGGATACTGCCCATGGTGACGTGGAACCGGTCCCAGCCGTAACGCTCCATGATCCACAGGTAGATGTCCTGGTTGAGCTTGTCGACGCCATGCACAAGGTCAAGCCGGTTGCCCTGTTGCACCAGATCGCCGTCGGCAATTGCCAAACTGAAGCTCATCAGTCCTCCTCATTCATTCCGGTCGCTCGTGGCCTCAGACCCACTCCACGCGGGTCAGGGGGTCACCACCACTGGTGCCTGATCCCGGCGTGGCACCACCACCGCCGCCGCCGTTACCACTGCGGCTGTTCCTGACGCCTGCCGTGCCTGGCGCGCCCCGGAAGTTCAGGCCGCCGGGGGTACCGCCAGTCGCCGTACCAGATGCGCCACCACCGCCGCTGCCGTTGTCTCGCGACCCACCGCCACCACCGCCGCCGGAGCCCGCGCCGTTGGAGCGCGATTGACCTGAGACACCGGAACTGACGCCAGAACCGCCACCGCCGCCATTGCCGCCGGAATCCACAGATACACCCGTGACACCTTGGACCAGAGTCGCCCCACCAGCACCGCCGCCGAAACCGGGGCGACCCCAATTGGCTCGCAGGATCACTCCCCCGGAGACGAACTGACAGGGGCGCGCGACCCAGGTGAACCCACTCTGATACCAGGTATTGCCCATAGTCAGCGTGAAGGTCTCACCGAGCAAATCCGCCGGGACGAAGAATCGGTTGATGCGTGCTCCACCGCCACCGCCGTCGCCACCCGTGGCGATCTTGTTGGAGCCACTTCCCGTACTGCCGCCGCTACCGTTCCCGCCGCCGCCGAGCAAGGTCACCCAGCACCCCTCGGTCCAGGCCGGTACCGGTTCGTCGGTGTAGTTGATGTTCTGGATGGTGAACGGAACGAAGGTTGGCCAGATACGTGCGCCCTGCAGATAGGCGGCCTCGACCGGGACGTCCCCGATGAACGCACCATCCATGCCTCGGTAGAACTCGCCGAGGTCTCCGACTCCCATCCCCATTACATGACCACCAGGTAGAGGGTGTTGGGGTCCTTCACTCCGATCGCGTCATACTGGGCCTGAGTGCCACGCCAGATGGCCAGGTTGTCCGGGGTGCCGTTGTTGGTCGCCACGACGCGCCCGGTCGCCAGATCGCTCGGGGGGATGCCGGTCGGAGGCTTGTTGTAGGCACCGATGACTGTCCGCGCGTACGCCTCATTGGGGGCGGTGAGCAGCTCACGTCCGATCACTGTGGAGTCGGTGATGTCGGCGCTGGTGGTCGCTGCACCGATAGCCTCACGCGCGGCAGCCTGGGTAGGTGCGGTCAACACGGCGCGACCGATTGCCGTGGAGTCCAGGATGTCCTCGGAATTGGTGCTGACTCCGGTGCCGATGTTCAGCGCAGCACGCGCGGCGGCGGCGTCAGCCGCCGTCAACAGCTCGCGGCCCACGGTGGTGGAGTCCAGGATGTCCTCGGACTCGATCTCGGTCAGGCCCGCATCAGCGGCTGCCAAAGACGCCTGGACGTCGGCGGACAGATCGGTACGGGGAATGCCGCTGCCGGGTTTGGTGTAACTACCTGCGTTGATGAGCGCCCGGATGGCCGCCGCATCAGCGGCGGTGAGCACCGCGCGCCCTATTCCGGTGGAATCCTGGATGTCGGTACTCAGCACGTAGGAGCCCGAGGACGGGATGACCGGAATCCAGGTGCCGTCGTCCTGCTGCTTCTCCAGTTTGCCATCAGTGCTGCGATAATGGGTCCCGCCCAATACGAGATCCGCATTGACGTTGACCTGGCTGCCGTGCAGCTCCAGCGGACCCTTCTTGCCCCCGACGCTGACCTGGCCCTCCACGGCCTCGGTCAGCAAGGTCTCGTCATTGAAGGGGATGCGTCCGTACAGTCGCCAGACCCCATCGAACCGTTCGACATACCACTGCTCGCCGATCGCCGGGGTGATGGTGATCTCGCCGACCGAGAAGCTGCAGTCGACGGTGATCAGGGTCCCAATGCGGGTGATGACGGCAGCAGAGCGCGTCGCGGGGTCCACCGAGTGAATCGCCACCGGTTGAATATCGCGATCGGCGTTGCTGTGCCGCGTGTAGCCGTCAGCCACCGGGGTGCATCCATTCGTAGTTCGATGGCATCGGCGTGCCGTCGACATCGCGCTGATCCCAGTGGGTGCCGAAGACCAGTCCCTCGTCGATCCGCTGCGCGATGCGCCGGATGTTCGGGTTCGATGGTGCCATGATCGTGGCCGTGGTGGTGAACCCATTCTCAAAATCACCCGAATGGGTCACGCCCGCGACATAGACCTGCAGGTTGTGACCCACAAGGTTGATACGCATGCCGGGATACATGTCGGGCATGAAGGTGAAGTCGACCTGGGTGGAGTACTGCTCGGCCCACTTGGTCATGAAGATCTGGAGTGCCATCAGGAACTCCATCTCACCGTTCATGATCGTCGACATGCTCTGCACCAGCGGACGGACACCGAACCGTCGCATGATGTCCTTGCCGTTCTTCAGCTCGGACCCGTCCGGTGTCGGCGCGGCGGCGGTCATCCGGCGGAACATCCATTCGTTCTCGACGGTTGCTACGCCCTTGGTGGCCAGCCAGCCCTGAATGCCTTGGGGCGCGCCACGAGGGCTCGCCGAACCGGCAACGTAGACGTGCGTGGCCAGCGCATCGTCGTTCCAGTTGATGGTGATGTTCTTGATCTCGATGTCCTCGATGTCCATGACGGCATCCTTGCCGTCCAGACCGAAGTAATCGGGGAAGTAGGCCGCGAAACTGCCGTCAGGCATGGACTGGAAGTTACGCAGACCCGCCTTGCAGACCGAGGCCACGGACTGGATGATCGGTTCGTCATTGATGAACGCCTTCTCCTCCTGCTCCTTGCCTGATCCGTAGTACGAGGAGATCGCGCTCATGAATTTGCCAGGCTCGAACATGTAGGAGAACAGGTTACGAGCAATCGGCTCGGAGGACCCCGTCTGGTACGTGCCACCATTGGTGCCCTGAGCTGCGGTTCCGGGAGCTACGCCCGTGCTGGGATTGCCTGCCACCTGCGCGGCACGGATCGGATCAAAAGCGATCGGAGATGGCCCCGAATAGGTTGCTGGCGGGTAGGTGACAACCAGTTCAGGCTCAAAGTACAGCGGGGCGACCTTGACGACGTCACCACTCTGTGGAGCATGCAGGATGCTGTTTGCGCCCAGGTAGATGACCACGTGGCCCAGTCCCGGCGGGAAGAGCAGATCCCCCGGCTTAGCCTGTGCCATGGTGATCCGCTGGCCGTTGCTGGCCTGGGTGTAGGTGTCGCGACCGATCTTGATGCCGATGTAGGCGTAGCACGCCTGGGTCAACCCCGAGCAGTCGTAGGCCACCGGTCCGGTAGCGCCCCACTGGTACGGACGGCCCAGCTGAGCCATGGCGAAGTTGATGACCTCGCCCAGGTCGTACTGGGGACGGTTGATGGCCTGATTGACGCCCTGGGTGCTGACCTGACCGTTGACAGTCGGAATGCCAGGAAGGCCACCGGTGCTGCCGGGGATACCGGCGGTGATCGCAGGCGGCGCAGTGCCACCACCGGGGATGCCGGTCACACCCTGGCTCATGCCGCCGGTGCCGGTAGCCGTGCCGGTACCCAGCCGGATCGCACGCACCTCCTCGATCGACGTTGCCTCGTGGGTGGCGTAGTTGCTGCCGTCAGAGAACGCCGAACGCTGCACGGCCTGGCAGGCCGCTGCGCGCGGCATGTTGCGCCAGTCGTGGTCCTTGAGCGCGTTGAGGAACATGCCGGTGGACTCGCGGACGTTCATCCGCTGATCCACATTGCCCCACCCTGGCTGCTGCTGGTAGAGGCCCACCGAGAGGTGATCGGAGCCCAGTGCCTCGTGCGGGAACTTCAGCGATTCCGGCACGGCGGTGTTGGCGTACATGATCCAGTTGGACTCGGCCATGATGGTCATGAAGCAGTGCACGGCGGCGTCGCTCTTCATGGCCGCGTCGGTGTAGTTGGCGTACAGGCGCTGCTGATCCTTCCACGCCTGCTGGTCCTTCCAGTCCGTACCGCCGGAGGCGGCAGTGGCCGCACCCTGGCCGAGGCCCAGGGACCGGGTGTCCACACCCATACCCATCTCGTCGACCGCGCGAATGACCTCCAGCTTCCTGGACACCGCGTCCAGGTGGTAGCCACCCTTGGTGACACCCAGCTGGCGTCCCGCCTGCGCACCGACACCACCGGAGGTGTCACTGCCCAGCAGCATCCGGCGGAAGTCCTCGACCTGCTTCTGGCTGCCCTTGAGCCTGTTGAGCTGGTCGCGCATGTAGTTCATGTAGCCCATGGGGAAGCGCTGGATATGCACCTGAGAGCTGTCCCAGTTTCCGGCCTCGGTGAGCAGACGGCGCAACGTGGAACCCAGACCGGCGTCCAGCTGGCCGCCCTCAAACCCGTCGCGCTCGTTGTTCTTCATCTGGTCGAAGATCTCGGCGGACTGCGGCAGTCCGGGGTCCCACCAGGTGTGCAGCAAGCGCTTGAGCGTGCAGCTGGCCCGGAAGTCGGTGGTGCCAGGATAGAGCTGGACCAGGGGGACCGAGTCCAGATACCCCGAGAACACCTGGTGCCAGCTCAGCCGCTTCATGAAGATCGCTACGCGGTCCATCGGCGCGAACAACGGGGTGTAGCGCCCCTGACGGCTGCCGTCCTTGGCGGGCTTGTTGGTCAGCCGGAAAGCCGCCGAGCTGACTGAGTTCTCCACCCGGTTGATCGAGACGGCCACGATGTCATCGCTCACGTCGTACTGCTTGTTGCCGCGCGCGATGATGATGCGGACCTCTGGGGTGTAGACCAGGGTCTTCATCGGCGGTGGCTCGCGGGTGCCGACATCGGTCAGGTAGCTGTGATCGGGCAGGAAGCTGCCGCTGCTGGCCTCACTGGAGCCGGTGTAACCGCTGCCGGGGGTAGGTCCAGGCAGCGGCGTCACGTTGCCGATCGGCAGGTTCGGACTGGTCATCGGCCTACCGCCGGAGGTGCGGTCGGCAGGATCGCCGGAGGCTGAATCAGGGTGCTGTCTTGTGGGTTGACCGGCTGGGTGGTGTTGGTGAAGTTCGGCTGGACCAGCAGGATGTCATCTCGGTATCCCCGGTAGGGGGCGATCAGGTCACCGATGATCTTCATGATGTCGCCGAATCCCCGGCTGCCCAAGGTTGTCTTCTCGCTCATCATGGAGTCGACCAGCATGACTCCGAACGTGGCCGACGGAGCGACCTCGAATCGCTTCTCGTTGACGGTGTAGCTGGTGATGTACCCCGTCCAGTTGTCGATGTTGCGCTCGGGCCACCACAGTGTCAGCTCACTGTTCTTCTCCATCCGAGACTTCTGCTGATGCTCACGGACCCACGACTCGAACTCGTGCTTGTCCTCCAGGCTCTTGTACTGGACGGTGAAGTTGATGTCGGGCTGGCCGCACCGGATCGGGAAGTGGTGCATCATCTTGGCCGTCTGCGCGCTGGTGATCGATGCATTCATCGGCGAACGGAACTGCGTGACGTTCATTTTGAACTCACGCGACTTGTAGTCGTAGATGTACAGGTGGCTCACTGATGCTGCCCCCGTCCCATGATGCGCGAAGGGCGCTGGATGGGGTCCAGATCCTCACCAGCGCGGAAGAAGAACCCCCACTGGTTGCTCCAGACCAGACCGTTGCAGTCCCAGTGGACCTCCCAGCCAGTGTTGCGCGGGCGGCTCACCGGGGTGTTGCTCACGTAATCAGCCATGGTTACCTCCCTGGCGTCGGTGCGGTCACGCCCACGCCGGGCAGGCCGCTGTCGGGCTTGTTGACGGCCTCCGGCAAGTAGATCCCGCCGCCGCCGGTTGCGAATTGCAGAATGTCCTGATAGGTGTCCAGGCCCTGACGCACCACGCCGCCGACGTCGCCGATGATGTCCATCAGCGGGCTGCCGGTCAGGTTCGGGTCGTTGTATGGCGAACGCTGGAATCCCACGCCGTCCATCAGGCGGCGCAGCTCTGCCGAGAGCGAGTTGCGCGTCATGAGGCCCGAGACGTCCTCCTGGACCTTCATGGTGATCTCGAACTCGCGCAGCACCTCGTTCATGGCGTCCTGGAAGGGGACGCTGGCGATGTAGCAATTGAGCTTCCACCCACGGGTGGTGTACTCGAACGTCGCCGGGGTGCCGTCGCGCTGGTCAACCATGACGTCACGCAGGAACTTGGACATCCGGTTGATGTAGTCCCAGCCACCCCGACCGGCCTCGGCCTTGAGACTGAAGTCATCGATGCGGGTGCCCAGAAGCTGGATCACGCGCCCGCCGTAGGTCTGGTCGATGCGCTTGTTGAGCGTGTAGGACCAGCGGAACTCGTTCGGGTTGGTACGGAACCGGAAGGTTCGCCCATGGTGGGTCAGGCTGGCGATGCCATTCTCACCCTTGCGTAGGGGCGCAGCCTGCTGCGGGAAGGTGTAGGCCATTACTTACCACCTCCCAGGAACGGTGCGGAGTGGTTGAAATTCGGATCACCGGGACTTGGGCTGTTCATGGTGCCCGTGCCGTATCCGGCGTTGACGCCGCGCTGCTGGCCGGTCAGGGTGACCGAGGCCGGTGCGGTAACGCGACCGTTCTGGTCGACCACGATGCGCACCTCGCCCTGAACGTTGCCCTCGGTGCGGATACGGGTGTCAGCCATCTCTTTGCCGGTAGCTGGTGGCGGTGCCGAACGCCGCTGTGCGTCGGCCAAGATGTCCTCCGGGCTGGCGAAGTACTTGCCCACCTGGTCACCGAAGTTGGTGAAGTTACGACCGGCGGCCTTGAGCGAGTCCCAGGAGCCGCTGAGGTTACCGCTGAGTAGCTTTCCTCCGGCGGCCAGCAGGTTGCCGGGAGACTTTAGGGGCGAAAACAGGTTGCCTACCTGCTCGCCGATGGTGCCAGGGTCTGCAGCAGCCTGCGCGCGGCGCGACGAGGCGCGCCCGGTGGGGTTACCCTCCTCGACCAGCGACTTGTACAGCTCGTGGGCATCATCCCAGGAGCCCAGAGACACACCCATGGACTCACAGATCAGCATGAACTGCTCGGTGCCCAGCACCAGGTCGCCCTTGGAACTGTCGGAGGCTTGCTTGGCGAATCGACCCAGGGTTTTCCAGTAGGCGTCGCCGATGTCGATACCCTGCTGCTGCATGCGGGCCGGGACCATGCGGGGGCTGTAGACGTCCTTGACGCCATTAGTCACAGCCATCTGCATCAGGAAGTCCGGGTTCTGCATCGCGCCCTGGGCGGTGGCCGGGACGATGTTCTTGAGCTGCTGGTTGTCGCTGAACGCCTCGTTGATCGCGTTGGTCGCCTGGGTCAGCGACTCGCCTTCCAGACCCATGCCCTGCAGGACCTTGGTGGTGTTCTGGTAGGCCGAGTTGCGCTCCTCCTGGCTCATCGCGTTGCCCTCGGTGCGGGTCAGGTCCTTGAGCATGCTCATCTGCGAAGCGAAGTCCTCGACCGACAAGCCGCCCTTCTCCACGGTGGTGCGGAAGAGATCCATGCTCTGGCTGGAGGTCATGTTCATCTCTTTGAGGTTCTCGGCCATCATCTTGGAGACGGTGTCGAACTCCTGGCCGGTGTAGCCGTTACGCAGGGCCGACTGCATGATCGACCGCGACTGCTCCAGCGAGATGAACGGGTTGATGGCCATCATCCGGGCCTGCATCTCATAGCCGAAGCCCTCTGCGGCTCCGCCACCGGATGCCGATCCGAGGTTGCGGTAATCCTGGATCTGCTCGCCCGCGTTCTGGACGAACTTGTTACCCGCCACGGCGGTACCCAGAGCCAGCCCGGCCAGGCCCGCGCCCTTGGCGATACCGCCCCAAGCGCCGAATCCACCACCGCCGCCATCTCCGGTGCCTCCTCCGCCACCGCCTCCTCCGCCGCCACCACCGTGGCCGCCGATGCGCCCGATCGCGCCGAGGGTCGCTGCTGCGCCCGCCATCATGCCGCCGCCAGCACCACGGGTGCCGCTGCGAACCTCATTGAGGACCGAGGACGCCGTGCTGCCCGCCGTGGCCAGATGCTGTTGCCAGGCCGGGGCGTCCGGGTGCGGAGTGGCCGGTTCGTTCTGCTTCTCGCTGGTGGTCGGCTGGCCGCTGTTAGTCGGGTCGGGCGGGGCCGAGGATGCGCGCTGGGCCTGAGTGGCCTGTGGAGACGTCGATGCTGCCGTGGGGGCACCCTGCCCCATCCCGCCGCCGGTACCGCCGGAGACACCCTGCTGGGCCGCCAGCTGGCCGCCTACAAGACCGAGCTGGGCCGGATTGACGTACCCCCCACGCTGGGCCGCCATGTTGGCGAACGTGCGCGGGTCGCTCTGCATCATCTGCTGCATGTAGCTGGTCATCTGGGCCTGGCCCATACCGATGCCGGTTCCGGGCATGCCAGCAAACGGGTCCATGTAGCCCGACGGGGCGGCTGTGGAGTAGGTGCCACCACCGGGCTGCCCACCCATCGGTGCGCCACTCATGCCGACGTTGGAGTGACCGCCCAATTCCTGCTGGATGTAGCTCATCCGCTCCAGCTGGGTGATCATGTTGCGATACGCCTGGTTGGCTTGCTCGATGATCGCCGGAAGGCTCTGCAGGTACCCCTGCCAGTCGCCGCTGGCCCGCGCCATGGCCTCTTGCTCGACCCGGATGTTGGCCACCCGCTCGCGGACCTGGTCCAGATCGTTGAGGGTGGATGCCGGGACGTCGACAGAGATCCTCGCGACGACCGAATCGTCGCGGTACTCGAAATTGTCTGGAGTGGTCATGGGCTAGATCCACGCTCCGTTGCTCTCGTCCAGATAGCCGAAGACCTCTCCGCCCGAGACCATGCGCTGTTTCTCCAGGTCCTCGTAATAGGCGTCCAGCTCGTCGATGTTGTCTACTACCTCTTCTGCTGGACTCCCGGCCAGAGTTAGAGGCTGGGGCTGCCAGTCCTCGTTGTCAGCAAAGAGATCGATATAGCGTTCGGGGTACTGGTACCAGGTCTGCTTCTGCAACGTGTCGTCGATGTCCTGGACCCGCTGGCGGCGTTCTGCGTGGATCTGGTAGATCGCAGCAAACCTCTGGAAGGGGTTCAGACTCTTCTCCCGGAGGAGACCCTGATGCCAGGCTAGAGCGATGAGACCTTCAGTCTCGTCGTCTAGCCGAGCAATTTTCCCAGCTTGACAGCCAGCTCGGCGAACTCGCGCTCCAGCTTCATGACCTCGTCGTAGATCTTCACCAAGACCGGTGGATGGAACTCCAGCAGGGCATCGCAGTTCTTGGCAAAGATCTCGTCAGGGTCGGTGACCTCCTTGAGGCTCGTCCAGAGATCCTGAACGTTGCCCCGGTGGTCCTTGATCTCGACCAGGCCGGATGCCACCACGGCAACCTGGTGCGCGCGGGCGAACCCGTGAGTCTCCAGGTAGGGCTTGGTGTAGAGGCCGACGCGCATCTCGTCGCCGGTCTTGAGGGTGCGGATGCGCACGTCGAAGTCGGCCACGTTGACGGTCTTGTAGCGTCGACCCACGGTCAGAAGGCGCTCAAAGTCCTGGCGCTCTTCAGCGGTGAGCCTGATCTGCGGTTCTGCTTCTGCGTCCTCTGCCACCTCGACCAGATCGCCGACAATCCGACGGGTCTGCTGGTCCCCGGAGGCTTCCAGCGCATCTCGGTTCGGTGGCTGGATGTCGGGGTCGATCGTGGTGTCTACTGGACGTTCTTCTTCACTGGGGTAAGTCACTTGCTGTCCTCACTAGTACAGCGGACGGATCGCCGAAGGCTCCTCCACTGAGTGCTGGCCGTCGTCCCAACGGACGCCGACTTCGGTACCTTCCAGGTGCGTCACCGTGCCTGGAATCATGCTGCCGCGCCAAGGCATACCAACTCGGTGAGCTGGCGCGAACGTGTGGCCCAACCAGACAGGCTCTGCCATCTGCGCTGGTTGGGTGGGAGGGACCCCGAGGGCCTGGATGGCCAGCCCGCCAGCGGTGTGCTGACGGGCCGCGCTAAAAGACGGTAGGTCCCATTCCCTGGGGTCGATATTCGGCTTGGCCGGTGGCGGAGCGAACTCCTCCTCGTGGGGCCGAACCGAACGGGCCTCGTTGATCTCCGGGAAGGTGCCTTCCAGGTTCTCCGAAGAGTGCGGGTCGTAGTCCATGTAGTGGCCGACGTCGTCAGCGTGCCCGTGACCGGCATGGCCCTGGTCCACCTGGGACTCCGGGATGTGCTGAGATGGGTCGGGCCGATTCATGCCCCACTCATCGTCGAAACGATCGCGTTCGCCCTGGTATTCGCCGGAGTCTTCGGCGTCCTGAGGATGCCAGGGGTTGCCGAACGACGTCGGTCCGACCGCGTGGCGGGCCAGGAGACCGGCATGGATAGACGGGCCGTGCAGCAGATCGGCCACCTCGTCCTGACTGACCGACGCCTGCCGGTCACGGCGCGCATAGATCCCGGCATCGGCGGCGAAGACCGCGTTGCCCTCGGAGTGCCGCTGAATCGACATGCTCACTTGACGCCAGCTCCTTAGACGGTAGTGGTACGGATGTACTGCATCGTGATCGTCTTCGGCAGCGTCATGGTGCCGATGTTGATCTGCTCACCCTCGTCGATGTCGGTGATGACGCAACCGTGATACACCCGAGCGCGGGTGATTCCTGACGGGGACTTGATGAGCTTGCGGCAGGTGACCTCGCCCATCTGGATTTGACGCTTGAGGACGTCCAGAAGGTTGTTGGTGCCTTCCAGTCCTGGCAGACGCGACCAGACGGGCTCGTTCCACAGCTCGTAGAACGTCATGCGCAAGCTGCCTGCGCCGACCGCCATGGCGGTCACGATCTCGATCGGAGTCTCCGAATCGATGGGTTGGACGACCTGTGCTCCGGCCACGGGCTGTGGCGGGGTGTCCTGCAAGGTCTGCAGGTACGCCAGCCGAGTGCCTCGGAACGTCATCGTGGTAAAGCCGGAACCGCCGACGCGGGTCTTGGATTCCACGGTTCACTCCCTTCGGGTCTTGGCCTACAGCGCGGTCTCGGTGGTCTCGATGTCGCCCGTGAGGACGGCCACCGAGTAACGGACCACGATGTAGTTCAGTGGGTAGGCAGGCAGCCACTCGTAGCGGATCTCCAGCACGTCGGGGAGGGTCGCGATCTGGCGAACCTTGAGTCCCTGGTAGTTGCGGATGATGTCGTCACGCAGAAGCGACTGCAATGCGGCCTCGGCACTAGCCTTGACCTGAATCAGGGTGGAGTCATAGATCGGCTGACCGATCAGGCCGTCGGCGTCCAGGTAGTCCCGGATGCGGTAGACCATGACGTCCTGCTGGCCGATGATCGACCACTCTCGGGTCAGCAGATCGGTCGGGTTGGTGGTCACGCCGTGACGCACCTGCACCTGCTGGCGTCGGGTCTTCTCGACGACCATCAGACCGTTGCTGGACTCAAGGTTCTTCTCACCCTCGCGCTGGTGCTCCGCAGGGCCGAGGAAGCCGCGCACGATCTTGCGCGTCAGCGGCTGGGCGGCATTCAGGCTGGAGGCCAGACCGGCCAGGGCGGCAGCCATGTACTGGCCGCCGATCACTACAGGCTGGTTCAGCTCAGGGGCGTAGTACTGGAAGCTCGACGGGCTCACCAGCGCCACGCGCTGATCGAAGATCGTCTGAGCGTTGGCGATGCGCTGGGTTGACAACACCGGGGTGACCGAGCCGTCCATGCCCAGGATGGCCCGACGCTCGTAGCGGTTGTTGGACTGGGCCTGCACGTGCTGCTGAACCAGGGCCTGGATCGCGGTCGCACCCGTGGCGGGCACGATGATGGCGATCAGCTCCTCGTCGCGGAACTTGTCCAGCGCGTTGGCGTAATCGGCCATGGTGACCGTATCCGGGTCCTCCGGGTCGATGGCGCAGGTGAGCACGGTCGATGCGCCGTTCATGAAGGCGAACTTGGCGGCCAGGGTCAGCTCGGACTGGATGTTGCCCGCGCTGTCGAACGGCTCGCCGTAGAAGTCCCGAACGTCGTCGTAGTCGTAGAGCGCGTAGACCTCGAAATAGTCCGGGTCGGTGTACTGGTAGCTCAGCTGAACGGTGTCACCAGGCAGAATGTGTCCACCGTCGATGACGCGCTGCACGGTGTACAGGTCGTCGCGGGTCTCGATCTCGGAGTCGTCGCCCACGCTGACGCGGGTGATGACGTAGTCGGTGCCCAGGACATAGAGCTGACCGGTGTTCGGGTCGACTACGCGCACCGAAGTTGGCTTGATGCCCTTCTGGGTGAGCGTTCGGTTGGTCGCTGGGGTCTCTTCATCGACGTCGGGGTTGATCTTCACGCTCTCACGGAAGGTCTTGTACCCAACGGACTGACCGAAGAGCGCTACGGCGGTCGGGACGGAGGACCGGACAGCGAGCTGCGGGCCACCAACTGCTTCGGTGTAAACCCCCGGCGGCTGGTAGCGGGTGAAGTCGATTGCCACGTCTGAAGTCCTTTCGTGCCTCTACGTCTTCTCGTTGGTCAAGGTGTTTCCAACAGGGTCAGTGCCAATCGAACGGATTGGGCGGGATGTCCATCTCGCTATCCTCGGCGATTGCCCGCAACGTGTAGGTGCCGTCGTTGCGGAACACGATGTTGGACTGGCCCATGATCTGGAAGCTGTAGGAGTCCTCGTAACCGAGGGTTTCGGGGTCCCACGGCACGCCAGGGGTGACGGTCTGGCCGCCTGGGGTCACCGTGTCGTGATCGATGGCGATGGCCACGTACGGGTTGTCCTTGAGCGCGCCGATCAGTCCCCGGAACTGCTTGGTGTCGTAGGTCGGGTCGGTCAGGACGTACTCCGGGGTGCGGGCGTAGGCCAGCATGGTGACCAGGCGGTCACTGACACGGTCGCGCTCCAGGTTGGTCAAAGCCACCACGGTCAGGGTGACAGTGCCCTTGAACTGGATCTCCCGGATGGTCTCCCAGTTGATGCGCTCGTCGGGGGTGCCCGCATTGAGGGTGACCTTCTTGACGATCTCGTGGCCGATACCGGCGTTGACGAACTCGGTGAAGCTGAACTGCACCCAGATGCCGGGGTAGTACTTCTCCTCCATCGGGTATTCCATCTCGACGGAGACCTCGGAGTTGGCCATCTCGTAGCCCAGCGTGGTGCCGTGCAAGCCCTGCTTGATGGCGGTCATGACGCAGCGCTTGACCTGCTCGATGGGTCCGCCTGGTGTGCCACCGGGGAACTCCTCGTTGGCCTGTCCCGCAGCTCCTAGTTCAGCCACTGGATCTGGCTCCTGTCCTCGGTGATCGACTTCATGATCGATGTCCTGATGAAGGTGCGATTCTCACGGATGGCTTTGGTCATGGCGGACTCGATGAACCGCTTGGGCTCCAGGCCGGGGTAGCGCCACTTCTGGTTGCGCCAGACCTTGCCCTTGTGCGGGATGTTGACGTAGCCAGGTTTGCCGACGTCCTTGCCGGTACGGAAGTGCGGGCCGTCGCCCATCTTGCAGCCGAGCGGGACGGTCTTGCCGTTGACCCAGGTCATCAGGTACGGCTTGACACCACTGTTCTGGTACAGCAGGTGCTTGAGGGTCGATCGAATACCGACCTCGCCCTTGTTGCTGGCAGGCTGCAGTGCGCCAGAGGACTTCCAACCACGGCCCATGACGTCTTCGCGGGCCTTCTGCGCCGCGATGCGCGAGAGCACCGCGCAGGTCTCAGCGGGTACGGCGACGCGGGTCATCTCGGATTCCCGTCGTAGCGATTGATGATCTTGCCGACGGCGGGGAACTGGTAGATCGGCATCTGGTCGCCGACCCGATCGATCTCACCGCGCTGACTCAGCGCGTCCACACTGGTTTGCCCGAAGGCGTTGCCGGTACGGATCGACTCGTTGTTGATCTCCTTGACCGTGTAGATACCGTCGATCTCCATGACGCGATGCTCCGGGCTCCAGTGCGGCACCCGGATGATGTAGTCGCGCTGCCAGAGGTCGGGGTACCACTCGGTGTGGATGCGCCGGGGGCGCGGGTGCCAGAGACCACGGCGGTCCTGGTCTTCCTGATCCTGGGCGTCGGTGAAGACAGCCCAGGCACGCGCGAACTGGGCGACACCGCCGTCGTAGGTGGTGCCGTAGCAACGTGTGCAGCGGCTGGAATCGCTGCCCTTGTAGAGGTCGTCGTAGCACACCGGACAGCGTGGCTGGTCTCGCGGCACCTCGTTGACGTGGTACATGTGCAGCAGGATGCACTCTTCGCCATGCATCATCAGCGCGTCCCGGACACTCTGGCGAGCAAACCGGATCGCGTACGGTTCGACGAGGTCAATGCGTGGCATTAGCGGGCGTCACCGCCCACGTAGTTGCCGATACCGACGGCAAAGCTGGCCGGGTAGAACCGAAACGCGCGGGTCTGCTGGGCGTACAGGCCGGGGATGAAAATGCCGCCCTTCATGCCACCGCCATAGATGCCGCCCGAGACCAGCAGCGCGCCGCGTCCCAGGGACAGCAGGCCGCGCTTGGCCATGGTGATGGCCTTCTCGAACTGCGGCTCTTCCTTATCCAGCTGCTCGTTCCAGCGCTGCTGGTAGTCGCGCCGGTCGGTGATGTTGGTCTGCACGTTCTGCAGGTTGGGCTGCTCGATATAACTCAGCGCCAGGTGGCGCATGCACTCCAGCTTGGTGCCCCAGACGATGATCTGGGTGAGATTGCGGGGCAGTTTCTTCTCGTCCGGGGTCACGCCGTAGGCGGTCACCGGGAAGCCGGTCATGTTGAACTTCATCGTGGCCTGTTGGGCCAGGAAAGCGATCCGCTCGTAGCTGAAGTGGGTCTGGTAGTTCTCCTGCAGCCACGGGCCACCGGCGGTCGAATCGAACAGGTCCCCGAAGAACCACGACACCTGCTCGACGATGCGCTTGCCCTCCGGGCGCAGGCGCTCGTACTCCGGCATCTGCTCCAGGATCTGCATGTTGTCCAGGTACTTGAACTCCGACCCGCTGGCGGTGTAGGTCCATTCAGCGGTCATCAGGCCGACCTTGCGGGTCCACTCCGGGCCGATGTCGTAGTGGTACATTCCGACGTCGTCACGCACGATGGAGGTCTCGTCCACGGTGACCATGAGGACCCCGCGCGGGTCGGTGTTCAGCCCGCTCAGGTCGTCGAAGAACACGCTCAGGGTCAAGCTGCCGGAGTCAACGTCCAGGGGCTCACCGTCAGCTCCGAAGACGCCCAGGGCCATGTAGCCACGGCTGTTCTGGGCGACGAACTTGCGAGCCACAGAATGGTCCCGCAGCTTGGGAGAGAAACCAGCGGGGATGGTCATCAGTACGGCCTGACGTAGGTCAAGTCAAACCGGCTGTTGACCCGGCTGTTCTGGTCAAAGAAGCTGAAGATCTTGTCGATGATGTTGTTCGGGGCGGTGTAGCGGGCCTTGAGGGTAACCACGTCGCCTTCAGCCAGCCGGATCAGACCGGACAGACTCAGGGTCTGGCTGAAGCCGGGGGTGAAGCCACTGCCACGGATGAACTTACTGTCGCGGATGGTGGTCTCCAGGCCGTTCACCAGGACCACAAGGTGGGCCTGGTCGGGGGCGAACTGAGGGTCCCACTGCAGCGCCGGTTCGATCCGGTACAGCCCAGGCTCCTTGACCACAACGTCGGTCAGAGAGGCCGCCTTGTTGAAGAACCCGAAGTCGTCCTCCAGTTCCTCGGTGAACTCGATCATGGTGCCGGAACCGAAGAGCTTCTGAGCCTTGCTCTGGCGCAGGCGCACGGTAGGGATCGCGTGGATCGGCAGGATGATCCACCGGTTGGTGCTGGTGTAGTACCGAAGGTCCTGCATGCGCGCCCAGTCGATCTGGCTCGGCGTGGTCTGGCCAAAGAAGCGCTCGCCGACGCGCATGCCGATCATGTAGCCACGGTTGTTCTCGCCCTTGGCCGTGACGTTGTCATTGTCGCGGACGGTGAACAGCAGGCGGCCAGCGCGATAGATCTGGATCTCCCGGTCGACGACCTGCGCGCGCCATTCGGTATTGGCGATGTAGAGATCGGTGTCGATGTTGCTGGTTGATCCCAGCGTCTTCTCGTTGGCCCGACCGCTGGTGGTGTAGCGCACCCGCGCGCCGTCGTTGCCGATCATGACGCGGATGTAGGACTGCTCGTCTTCGGACACCCGAAAGTAGAAGTCGTTGGACGCGGGCTGGGTGAGCGGCAGCGTCTCCTCGATCATGGTGCCGCCGGTTCGCCAGGTCCACACCTGGTCATCAGTCAGGGTGGTGGAATTTTCACCGGTCCAGCGTGCCCAGCTGGAGTTGTTCCAGCCGCTGTTGTCCAGCCAGGTCAGGAAGCCGTTCGGGGTGGCCATGATGCCGTGGTCATCGTCATCGGTGGCATAGCCCTGGACCCAGCCGTCACCGCCGATCTTGAGCACGCTGGCGATGTTGAAGTCGAACAGCTGGTTGACTCCGGCCACCACCAGGTCGTTCTGCAGCTGTCCCCACTGCCGCCAGCAGCGCGTGTCGGTCTCGTAGATGGTCATACCCATGTGCGGCATGCCGGGCCGGGTGATGCTGGTGCAGATCTTGTACGGGACGTTGAGGATCTTGTCGCCGTTGTAGTCGTGGAAGTGATCGGCAGCCGCCGCCTTGAGCGGGTTGGTGCCGGTCGGGTCGATCGTGTGGTGGATCGACGTCACAGCCTGATCGGTGTCAGGCTCCTCGTGGGTGTTGGCCTGCTTGAGCTTGGAGCCCTTGCGGATGTGTTCAGGGTCACCTGAGTGATCGTGGTCGCGGTAGGAGGTCCCGCGCTGCAGCAGCTCGACAGCGTCGCCCAGGTCCTGGGCCAGCTCGGGGAGGTTGCGATTGGCACCCGGACCGGCCTGGGCCAGCGGGGTGTCCTCCGGCAGTGTGGTGACGAAGAACTCGTCGAACGCCGGAGTCTCCGGGGTGCCCGGATAGACGATCGTCACCTGGATCTCCTACTCAGCAGGGTGGGTACAGCGACGGGGACCCGGTGTGGTCGTGAGATGCACACCGGGTCGCCTCGTCGTGCTTAAAGGACGCCCTCGTCCAGGTCGGGCCGCTTGCGAATCGACGTCGAATCGAACTCGTTGCGGTAGTAGTCCCGATGGGCGAACGTCTCGGGACGCGGGTTACGCGGCGTTTCCACACCGGTCTCGCGCGCCCTCTGCAGGGAGTTGTTCTCGGCCACAACAGCAGCCGCCGACGGCTGTGCCACGGCGGTGAGAATGGTCTCTCCCTGTCCGGGGTTACGGTCAAACTGGCGCGTCTGGTGCGTCAGCTTGGGCCGGTCGTACAGCGACATGCTGCCCTCCTCTTACTTGTCGAGTCCCCGTTGCGGGGTCCCGATATTGACCAGCTGGTGTGTCCAGCTGCCGTCAGCCTGGGGAGTCGACACCACGCGATGTGACTCGGATTGGAACTCCGGTGCCAGCGGCGGCACGCCCTGATCGATGTCGGCCTGGGTCTGGAAGACCGGCTGCCCGCTGATCAGGCACAGACGCTGCTTGGCCTGGCCGAAGGTGCGGCTGGTGGGGTCGTTGTCGACATCCACCGAGATGCTGCGGTCACCTGCTGGGGTCTCCAGGGTGGGCTCGACCTCATGCCACTGCCCCTTCTCGTCCTGGTACTGGACCGGCTTGATGGTCTGCTCGACCTGCCCGCTCATCAGCAGGGTGATCTCGTCTTCCATCGCCTCGTCGTCGGAGATGGTCACCGACTTCTTCATCCAGAGACGCTGGAATCCGGGCTGGTTGAGGCACTCCTTGGGGACGATGCGGATCGAATCGTCATACCCGGCGGGCTCCAGCTCAAAGCTGACGGTGTCGGTGTTGCAGGTGATCTTGTGCGGGGTGTTGTTCTTGGCGAACAGAGTCCCCGTGGACTCGCGCAATTGACGCAGGGACTTCCGCTGCGTGGTTGGAGTGGTCACTCCAGTCTCCTTCACTTGTAGGAGAGGGCGGGGAAGCCCTCACCTCTTCAGGGGACTAGAGCGAGCGATCACAGGTCGACAGCCGAGAGCGACTTGATACCGGGGGACGCGAAGTGACCATTGGAGTACAGGCGGCGGAAGCACCCGGCAGGACGATGTCCGGGGATGTCCATGATGTGCGTGCTGTCGACCCAGTTAGCTCCGAGCAGCGTCGCGTTTCGGTATACGTTCCAGGTGACGACGCCCGCGTTGATCGTAGGAATCAGCTTGATGATGTCGGAACTGCTGGTAGAGAAGCTGCCCGAGGTGGTTCCCACAATGGTGACCACGCCCGCATTCCAGGTGTGGATACGACAGTTGTGGGTGTTGCCAGAGATGATGACGAACACACCCTTGGTCATATCGGAATTGAACACACCTGGCCCGATACCTCGGTCGGTGGTGGAAAGGGCGGCGTTGCCAGCGGTGACCTCGAAAACATCGGTGTTCAGAACATCCGACAGGACGTAGGCCGAATACTTCTGACCGTCAGAGATGGTGGAGTTGGACTCCCGCAGGATGCCGCTGATGATGGTGTGTCCGGTCGCGGCGGCACCGGTAGTCATGGCCAGGTTGTTGCCCGGCGGCAGCGCGGTGAATGGGTTGCCGTAGGCGATGTTCGCTTTCACCACGGTAGTAGGCCGAGTGAGAATGGCGTTCCGGGCGGCGAACATTATGGCGTGTAATTCTGGACGATGGACCCATACCAGCTGGTGCCGTCGCAGAAGAAGCTCGCGAGGTCCAGGCGGGACGCTGTGGTGGTCAGGGTCGGCGCGGTGCCACCGGGCCATTTGACGCCAGTGAAAGTTCCAGTGAACGCACCCGCGCCTGTGTAAATCGGCACCACGAAGCTCTTACCTGCATTGGCGGCGGGCATGGTGAACGTACAGTTGCCGGTCATCGTGACCGGGATAATGGTGCCGGTGGACAGATCGAACGTCTTAGCGGTACCTGAGTTGCTGATCGCCTGAGCGGTTTCGATGTAGTTGGTCACCGTCGGATTGGTGATAGCCGGAGTGGTGTTTCGTACCAGGCTGCCGCTGCCGGTAGCTGTAGCAGCAGCAATTCGAGCATCAGCGGCGGTATCGAAGTCGGAGATGGTAGAGGCGGCCTGAGTGCCCGTGTGGTTCGCGCGCGCCTTGAGATTGGCGTCGGTGTCATTGGCCGTCGCACCCGTAGCGATGCCGCCCAGCTTGGTCTTCTCGGTCTGAGAGTACTGCTTGTAGGTGGTGCCGTCTTCAATGTCATCCTGAGTCAGCGCGTCAATGGAGCCACCGACATAAGTGACGACGATGTCCTCGAAAGACTGGAAGCTCGTGCGCACCGACCTCTGGGAGGGAGCCGTTTCGGTTGCCGTCGGGTCAGTGAGCCATTCGTCGGACATGGCGGCATCGGAGACCTTGGCGTCAGCATAAGTCTCGGCAGCATCCAGCGCGGCCTGAAGGCCATCGATCGAACCGATGCCCAGACCGGAGAGATCACTCGCCTGGTGCCTGGCTGTCATCGGTTACTTCTTCGCCACGACCGCGTGATACTGCGCCGAGGACCAGACCTCGTCGGGCTCGACGGTGACGCTGTTGATGGTGGCGTGGGTGACAGCGACGTCGATCTCGTCGTACGGGCTGGCGTTGCGGAAGACCACCACGTCCACGGCCTTGGTGCCGAAGTTGTGAGTCAAGGTGAAGGTGGTTGCCGACCCGTCGCCCAGGTCGGCCTCGAACGGTGCGTCGGCTCCGGCGGCCACGCCAACGTGCGCAAGAGTCAGCACCGAGGTGCCCAGAGTGAAGGAGGTGTCGTTGGTCATCAGGGCGAAGCTGTCGGCGTTGGTGCCCTCACGGACCACCCAGTAGCTGCCCAGAACAGCCTCGTCTGTGGTGTCCCAGTTGGCCGCGCGTGTCATGGCGGTGGCCGCGCCATTCCAGATGTAGGGACCGTTCTGCGTGCCAGTGGACTGGCCGTACAGCAGGACGATGTCTCCGTTGGTCATGGTGACGCCGTCCAGGGTGGCACCAGGGGTGGCAATGTTGACGTTGGAGCTGACCGAGACCCGAACCGGTCCCTTGGGTGTCTGACCGGAGACCAGACCGGAAAGCTGAGCGTCCACGTACGCCTTGGTGGCGGCGTCCTGGGCAGCACTGGGGTCTGCCAGGCCGGTACCGCGCTGGGCGTTGAAGGCCACCGGGTTGGTCGGTGCAGCCATCTGGTCCAGGCGGTTGGTGCGCACCTGGGTGTCGAAGTTGCTGATCGTGGATGCCAGCTGTGTACCGGTGTGATTGGTACGGCTGATCGCGTTGGTGTACGCGGTATCGACGTCTGTCTTGCGGGCAGCGTCGTTGGGGTTGCTGGGGGCTCCAAGGTTGATGATCTTCTTGGAGTTCATGTCCTTGTTGGACGCGGCCAAACGGGCAGTCATTGTCTCTCCTCAGAACACCGTGGCGATGAAGGTGATGGGGTCGTCGGTGGAGATGCGGCAAATATCATTGCTCAGCATCTCGACGTGGAAATCGGTGTATTCGGTCTGGCCGTCCAGAGAGAACAGCGCAACGGCCACCGGACCAGAGCGGGCGTGCTTGTGCTCGATGGTGGTGACGGTCTGGGGGGTGTTCTGCACATGGACGTGCGGGGTCGCGGTGCCACCACTGCCTGGCTGAGGCAGGGTCTGAATCGGATAGGCGAAATCAGGATCGGCGGCCACAATGACGTCGCCGCGCTCCCAGACGCGCTCGAACCCGGAGGACTTGGCCACGGTCCAGGGCAGAGGCTGTTCATCGCCCACGTTGCCCTTGGCGGCCAGCAACCAGCGGATGCGGCCCATGTTGAAGGTGATGGGCTGGCGCGTCAGGTTGCGTGCAAAGAGATCGGGGCGCGGCGCATAGCCGAACGGGTCAAGCTCGACCTCGTCCAGGCTCACGAAATTTGTCGACATACGACAACACCCTCCTCACCTATTGAGGTGAGAAGGGTGGTCGGCAGCAGGGTCGGTTACAAGGCTATGCAACAGCCTTCTGCATGCGGGGCCACATCGTGGTGACCGGACGCTTGATGTGCAACTTGCGCACACTCACCACCACCGGGTCCACCAGGGTGATGCAGCGACCATCGACAGCGGTCAGACCTGGCTGGGCGATGAACTCGCGCACGTCGTCCTCGGTGTTGCTGGACGGCACGGTGACGAGAACACGCTGCTCATGATCCTCGCGGTCGGCGAGTACAACCATGTAGGTATCCATGTCGACCTCCTCTTGTCGGTTTCTATACCACCATTGTGGGGTTTCTACACCCTTTTGGCAAGGAGAAGTGACGTGAACAGCAAAGGACCCCCGGCCAACGAAAGGAAAACCGGGGGTCCTAGCGCTTCGCTGATGCACCTCAGCTTAGCAGTTTGGGGCATTTGAGGCCCCGCTTCCCACCCACGGGAAGGGTCTTTATCTTATCAGGCGCAAAGACCTGACGACTAGCTGGAGGCGAAGGTCACAGGGTTGTCCCAGGCCGGGACAATCGTGCGCTTCTCCAGCACACCGGGAGCCACCTCGACCGAAATGGTCTGGGGGTTCGGGGTGATGCCGTCAGGCTGCTTGCGCCAGTACTCGCGCGGCATCATCTGCGACGTCGGGTACTCCGGGACATCCCCGTACTCCTTGGGGATCACCATCGTCATGGGTTACTCCTTCACCGGGCGATCCTCGGCCTCTGGAGCGTCCGAGGGGACGTCCACGACCTGGATCGGCTCGTTGACTGGCTGCTCACCGATCGGCTCGTTGAGCGGGGGTACCTCCGGCGCGTCCTCCGCCGGAACGGAAGGGTCCTCCGGGTTGGTCGGGGTGACCGGGTCGGCCTCCACCGGGGTGCTCGGGTCGATCGGCTCAGCGACCGGGCCAGGCGCGGTCTCCGGGTCGGTCTCCGCCGGAGAACTGGTGGCCGTCTCGTAGGCGGCCTGGATCTTGGCGGCCAGGGACTCGCTCAGGGCGTTGGCCTGGGCGGCGTCCTCGGCGGCGTCGGTGTCGCGCAGGGTCTGCGCTTCATCCCGAGCAGCCTTGAGCTGGGCCTTGATGTCCTGGGACCAAGTGGTCCAGGAGGCGAGTGTCTCGTCGACAGTTGCCATGTCAACTCCTAGTTTCGTGAAGCCCCGAAGGGCCGCGATGGTGAGCCGTCCAAGTCCTAGCACCACCCACCGGGCGATGGTGTCCATGACGCCTCCTCTACTTCTTCCCCGGCCTACTCTGCCTTTCGGCAGTATCCGGGGCGCGAAGATCACGTATAGGAATACCGCACCGCCGATGAACACAAACCAATACAGGCCAGCGGTCATCAGTACCTGGGAGTGATCTTGGTCTGCAGCCGATCGTTCTCCGGCGCTTCCTCGACGTAGTACTTGGGCGACTTGTTCTCGACCTCGCCGACGCGGCGCGGGATGCGGTCCTCGTGGGTGAAGCCGTCCGGGCCGTCCTGGTCCGGGCCACCCAGGTTCGGGTTATCGATCCATTTCTGCTCGGTGGTCGGCACGTCCTCGCGCTTGTTGAAGGCGTTGGTGGATTCCAGGCTGTGATCACCGGGGTTGGGCAGGTCACCCTGGCCCTCGATGACACTGAGGGGCTCCGGCCATTCACCTGGCTTGACAGGCACAACCATGCTCATGACTTGGCTTCTCCTTCTGCTGACTTCTTGCTGCGTTGTGTGCGGCGAGGCTTGCTTCCGCGTTCGCGTAGATCGACATCAGGGCCACCCACACGATCGCCTCCTTCCACCACAGGATGGTCGGGATCGCCAGCAGCACCCAGCCGATCGCGAGGATCAAGTGCCGATTCCTCCAGGCGCTCTTCAGCATCAGCGACGGCCTCCTCGGTCGGTGGGACGGGTGGCTTGAGCACCGAGGCGTCAGAGTCAGCCGGATCGTTCGGCGGACCCGGCAGGTCCGGGCGGTTCTTGATGTAGCGCGCTTCTGCTACCACGTCACTCTCCGATCAGGTCGTCAACCGAGGCCAACAGCGACTGGACGCTGTTGAGCCGGTGCGAGAAGTCCTCGTCGGCCTTGAACGGGGTACCCCCGAGAGCCTTGGAATCCATCGCCCAGTCGCGTGGGTTGTCGCTGTGGTTGGTCGGGCAGTGCGGGTCGTGCATCTCCTGGGGGCCTGCTGAGCAGTACTGGCAGCCCTTCCAGAGGTCCTCGGCGGCCTCACCACGGAAGGGACTGTCGTACGCCCCTCCGCTCTGCTGGTGGGGAAAGCTCTGACTCTGCACGATGCTGTCGAAGTCGTCGAACGCTCCCAGGTGCGCCATATGCGTCTGGACGAACTCATCCTGGGGATGCTGCGGGTGTGCGGCGATCCAGGTCGCCAGCGAGTTGTCCCACCAACCGCCCTGGCTGGCCAGGAACTCCAGGTAGGCGCGGCGGTTCCAGTTCGGAGTCTGCCGCAGATCCTGCTTCGGACGGCGAGGATCATCCCACCAGCCACCGCCCTGATCGCGCTGGTAACGCGGGATGGGGTTGGTCAGCGGACCCAGTCCCTGGTTGGGCTTGTCCGGGTTGAAGGTCTTGGGTGGGGTGCCGGGTTCGGGCAAACCCGCGCCCTTGCCAGCGGCGTCCACGTCGGCCTTGAACTTGGTCCACGGACCGGCCTGGACCTGCTTGGGCACCAGGTGCTTGTTCGGGTCGGGCTCGGCGGCGTTGATGCGCCGGGTGGCCTCCCAAGCCGCACGCGCGTGTAGGTCGTAGGACGGGTCGATGTGGCCCTTGTCCTTGCCCAGAGAGACCTTCTTGCCGAAGTAGGCCGGAGTCTCGTACTTCAGGCCAGCCAGATCGGCACCGTGCGGGGTGTTGCTCATCCTCACGTGGTGGGTGTCGATCGTGGAATCCTGGTCCGAACCCATGCGCCAGTCGGGCTCGCCCGTGGTCGGGTTGGTTGGGTGCTGGTAGTAGCCCGCGTCATCTTCATGACCGGGTCGCGGCTCGCGCAAGCTGGTGGGGTCCAGGATGTTCTTGGCGAAGGCGGAACGCTTCGGGCCGGTCAGGGCCTGACGCCAGCCGTCGCCCTCGGAGTGGAAGATCTGCTTGGCCGACTCGGTGTGGCTACCCATGCCGGGGACGGTGAAGTTGGGGTCGGACCCGTCGTAGTGGGTCAGGAAGTGGTGACCCTTCTCCAGGTTCTCGTCCCAGCCGGTCTTGGGGCTGTAGGCGCTCATGACGGCCACGGTCTTGCCATGGTCGCCGGTCGTCTTGGCCGCCAAGTCCTTGGTGGCATCGTGGGCGGCCTGGTACCAGACACGGCCTGCGTAGCCCTGCTCCGGGGTCATACCCTGCTGGTGGCTGATGTGGTTTTGAACCAGGTCCTCGAACGTGTGGCCCGAGCCGTTGAGCACACCCCACGGGTCATGCTCGGGGTCCTCGGTGGGGCGCTTCTTGCCCAGCTCCGAAGGATGTGGGATGTCGCTGGACATCGGTGGCCGGATCGGGGAGTGGAAGGCACCTCCGTTGCCGTTGCGCCAGTCCTGAGCAGTGAAGTCCCCGGACACGCCCTGCGGAGCTGGTGCTGCTTGCTGCTGGCCGTAGCCAGGGTTTTCCTGGCCGCGACCCGGTGGCTTACCGACCGGTACCGGCGGGATCGACGGTGCGGCGGTACGCCACGGGGACTGCATCGCGAACTGGTCGCGCGCGGTGGTGATACGCATGGAATGCCTCCTACTCCTTGAAGGCCCTCCCGCGCCGGTCTACAGGTTCTAATCGACCACGTCGATCTGCTGAACCACGCCGCTGTTCACAGCCTCGATCAGCCAATCGTGGGCATTGAACTGGTCAAGGAACTCTCCCTGAGTGGAGGTGTCCCAATCCGCTCTGGTCTCGGCTGTCGCCTTTCGCAGAATGGCGATCAGGGTGTAATAGGTGCCGTCTGCTGTCTTGTAAATCTTCATGGCTATACTATACCATGCTAGAACTTTATTTACACTAGGCCGTTCACTCGCGCAGCGGGAACCATGATCTCGGCCAGCTGCTCGACGATCTTGGCGGCGTAGTACCGGTTGCCCACCTTGGTGGCGTGGATGCCATCGCGCTTGGACACCAGCTGGGCCTGCTGGGAGTTGGTCGGCACACCCTGCGTGCCCGTGGTCGACGGACCGTGTCCGGTCCACCAACGCTGCGCCGCGTCCGGGCCGAACCCGTTGATGTAGTAGGTGCGCGGACGCTCGCCTGCTGCGCGGATCTGCCCCTGCACGTGCGGGTAGGAGTCATCGTCGACTCGCGGCGGGCCGATGGCGTTGCCGAACAGGGTGTCATCGAACGGCTCGGGGCTGACGTGCACGATGGTGCAGTGCGGGTCCTGGGCGTGGGTCCAGTCGTAGACCTCCCCGGCGCGGTCGTACATCTGCTGCTCGGTGACGCCGCCGGAGCTGGCGTCGTTCCAGGTGCCATTGAGCAGGTAGACCAGCGGGCGCAGGCCCAAGGGCTGCCCGAAGTCCTCCCCGGCATGGTGAATGAAGGACTTGCCTCGGGCCGCCATCGCGCCCACGGCATTGGTCATCCACCCACGGCGGCTGGCCGATGATGTCCTCGACACACCACCCACGGTGATCTGGATAAACGGCAGCGCCGGATGGAAAGAGGTGACCGACCCGATGGTGTCGTCAAAGATCTGGCCGACTCCGTTGACGAAGAATCCGGTGGCTCCCTGCGCACGGCGCGCCCAGGTCATACCGGTCATCTCGAACAGGTAGTCAATGATGCCGTAGGTGAACCACCCGGTGACATTGTCGGCGGCCAGCGCCTGGGTGCCCTCAAAGTAGCTGTCGCCGTCAGCGATGCCGAACAGTCGCGGCGGAGCGGGCTCGACAATAGAGGTGCCGTCGGTGCGAATGGAGAAGAAGGCCGCCGCGCCCATCACCACCCGGATGCGGCCACAGTACGGCGCGGCAAAGGTGATGTTGCGATAGCTCATGTCCCCGGATGTGCGGGTGACAATCAGGGGGTTTTCAGCCAGCTTCCAGGTGCCTCCGGCGTGCTCGATGTAGACCTGGATGTTGCCGCCGTATTCGGTGCCGCTGTTGTTGCCACCGCTGTTCCAGTGCGCGATAGAGAATCGGCTCCCGGTGAACAGGAACTCAAACTCGGTGACGTGCTGGTAGTGGTTGTTTACCAGTCCCGCAGCCTGAGCCGAGTAGACACGCGGTGTAGCGACGTTACGACAACCGCCATAGGTCTGAGGCCCGAAGAAGGATGCGCGGATGTCGCGCTCCCACTTTTGACCCTGGATGTTGAAATGCAGCTTGGCGTCACTCCACTTGTACTCAGCCTGGCTGGTGTAGGTGGTCGCGGTGTTGCTGATGACATCAGCCGAAACGATGCCGCTGGGCAGAACACCCCTGACGGGCTTGAAGTAATCACCCAGACGAACCATCGCTGTCATCGCTGCCCCCTTGCACGAGGCAGGTCAACATTGATGGCGGCCAGAAGGTTGGCGATCTTGGCAGCCAAGTAGGCGAACCCCTGATCGTTGGGCGTCGCACCATCCGCGCCAATGAGGCCCGCCTGCTGGCTGGTGGTAGGTGAACCGTTGGAACCCGCGCCCGTCCACCACGGCGCAGTGGGACCAAAGGCGTTGATGTAGACGGCCTTGGGGGTCTTGGCCACAGCCGCCGCCTGTTCGATCCGGTTGTAATCGTGACCAGAGGACGGTGACGGCGGTCCGGTCAGTGTTCCGGCCACGCCTGCGCCCGCGAAAGGCATGGGAGATACGTGCACAATCGTCACGTGACGATCGAGCCCCCTGATCCACTGAAGGCAGTCCAACGCGCGGGTGGCCATCGGTCCGGTCGGAGACCCCGTAGCACTGCCCCTGCCACCGTCCTCCAACGTGCCCACCAGGAGGAAGAACAGCGGCTTGGCGGCCAGGTCGTCGCCCAGCAGCACCTTGCGCGCGGCGGAGAACCACCGGGTAGCCCCACTGGGTCCTGTCGTGTCAGCGGTGACCGTCCCCGAGCCGTTGTAGAAGAACCCGGACTGGTAGCCACGACGCGCCCAGACGATTCCGGTGCGCTCGAACAGATAGTCGCAGAGCCCGCCAGTCAGAAACGAGGTGCCCGACGCCTGCTTGATACCTGCGCCGTCCACCCACTTGTCACCGTCGCAGACGCCGAACGCGCGATCGGGAGAGGGCTTGATGATGGCGGACTGCTCGCAGCCGACGCCGACGAAAGCACCGCCGCCCAAGACGAAGCGGATGCGGCCATGGAAGGGCGCGGCGAAGACGATGCGCCGGTACATCAGGCCGGTGGTGGTCCCCGTCAGCGGTGCGGCCTTGGCCTTGTACATCTGGCCGCCGACCTCGATGTAGACCTGGCTGTCGTAATAGTCCGACCCGACGAAAGCAATGTCCAGGATGGTTCCGGTGAACTCGAACTCGGTCTCGATGATGTGGGTGACCCCGGTACGGTCACTGGCCGCATTGGCGACACCATCAGCGTCACCGGCTCCCGCGTCCTGCCAGCGCTGGCCCTGGGTATTGAAGCTGGCCGCGCTCGACCGCGCGTAGATCGTGGCGGGATTGACGAAAGTCTGAGCCGTGGCATTGTATTCATCGGTGGTGAGGATGCCAGCGGGGATCAACCCGCCGATGGGCTTGAAGTACTGGCTGGCCCTGCCGGTGTTGGTGATCATCAGACACCCACCATCAGCAGGTCGTAGACGTAGACCTGTCCCGGTTCCAACTCGCCCGCCACCTTGAGCACCGCATTCGTGGTACTCGTGGTCTCGACATAGGGGAACGTGGCCGCAGTCAGTGCGCCTTGAGGGCTCACCGCGACGTATGGACGCACCGTGAAGCCGTCCAGAACCAGGGTGGCCAGGGTGCCAAACGACACCGGCCCGGTGCCAGTGGTGATAGAGATGCGGTAGGCCAAGCGAATGCCCTCGGCCTCGTAGGTGGCACCGACGCCCGCATTGGCATGCAAGGTGATCGTCGGCAGGTCACCTTCGGCGCTGAGAACCTCGTAGACCTGGGCCAATGTGACGTCCGCGCCGTCGGCTCCAGCAGCTCCAGTGGCACCCGTGTTTCCAGTGTCACCCTTGGGTCCCTGGATACCCTGAGGCCCCTGGGCTCCAGCGGCACCGGTATCGCCGGTATCACCCTTATCGCCCTTGGGGCCTGTCGCGCCAGTCGCTCCGACCTGGCCCTGAGGTCCTTGAGCGCCCTGCAGACCGTCAGGCCCGATGGGTCCCTGGGGTCCCTGGCTGCCGGTAGGTCCGGTGGGGCCGACGTCCCCGGTGTCACCCTTGGCACCGGTCGCCCCGGTGGGTCCGGTAGGCCCGGTCTGGCCTACGGGACCTTGTGCTCCGGTAGGTCCTGCTGCCCCGGTGTTGCCGGTGGGACCCTGAGGTCCCTGGTTGCCCGTGTCGCCCTTTGGTCCCGTGGCTCCGGTAGGTCCTGCCGGTCCGGTCAGTCCTCGCTCACCACGCAGGCCGGTGCTGCCTGTGGCTCCCGCTGGTCCGGTGGCTCCGGTGCTGCCTGCTGCCCCCTGGTCGCCCTTGAGACCGCGTTCTCCCCGGTCTCCCGTGGCACCCTTGGGTCCAGTAGCTCCGGTAGCTCCAGCTGGCCCTGTGAGGCCCCTCTCACCGCGATCACCCTTGTCACCCTTGGGTCCACGCGCACCAGTCGCGCCGGTATCGCCCTTGATGCCCTGAAGGCCACGCTCACCGCGTGCGCCGGTCTCACCGGGTAGTCCTCGCGGCCCAGTCGGTCCTGGAGGCCCCTGGGGGCCGGTATCACCCTTCGGTCCGCCTGGTGTGCCGGGTGGCCCCGGTGGGCCAGCAGGACCTTGCGGTCCCATGGTCTCCACTCGGACGACGGTGGGACTGGCCGGGACGCTGTCGACCTGCTTGAGGCCCTCCGCCGGGGGATTCCTGATAACCCAGCCGCCGTTGGAGAGCTTCACGCTCCACAATCTGGTCAGCTTGGAGTAGCTCCACTCCCGACCCTGTTCGTCAACCCACTTGGCCACAGTGACCTCCTCCACCTATTACGGGTGGAGGAGGGTGTGCTGGCAGGTCAAGCCTTTCGTGTCGAGATGACCAGCAGGTCCCGGATGAACCGGACCAGCATGCACAGTCCCAGAGACCCGGACAAGACGACCTCCAGAACGTAGCCCCGCTCCTGGAAGAGCAACACGGAAAATCGACTCACCGTGTAGGCCATGGCCAGGTCACCAGCGGCGCACAGCAGCGCAGACTTGCGGGTGTCGATGACGTATCCCACCAGGACGATCAACGGCGCAGCGACATAGACGATGGCTCGTTGCTGAAAGCCCTCGGTGATGACGGTGTGCACGCCCCAGAACCAGATCAGCAGGTACACCACGAACTGGTACAAGAAGATCTGCTCAATGGTGATGTGCAGTCGCTTCAGCATAAGGGTTTCTCCTCCTACCTATTCCAGGACGAGGAACAAGAAAACCCCCCACGCCGTAGCGCGAGGGGTTCTCCTGAGGTGCTTACGCCTTGCGGAGGATGACGATACCGCGAGGGTTGAGGATGGCCATACCGACCAGCTCGTCCATGACCCAGCCCTTGTGGAACTGCTCGACCATGTTGTTCTCCTCGACGTCCAAGGAGTACATGACCGGGAACACGCCGAGGAACTGCGGCTCCGGGGTCAGGTAGACAGTGCCACGCGGGATGATGATCGACTTGCCGATCTGGAACTCGCCGAACTGCACGATGCGCTCACCGGCCACCACGGAGTCCTTGAAGGCCCAACCGGTGGTGTTGATGTCCCACCGGTACAGGTCGCGGTATTCCTGGGGGTTGGCCAGGAGGCGCGAGCTGTCCAGCTGACGCTGGTCGGTGTAGGTGACTGCGGTGTAGAGATCGTCGGGCATGAGGTGCGTGCCTGCGATGGTGATCTCGTTCGGCAGTGCGCCGCCGCCGGGGCCGGGGACAGCCGAGGCGTCCACGACACGGTAGCTGACGGCTGCAGCCTCCAGCAGCGTCACGAGGCGCGAGTCCTCCTGGCGCATGATGGCCTGCTTGGTCATGTCCTGCGTGTACTCCACGATGTTGCTGCGGAGGTAGTACAGGTCTTCCTTCTTGATCTGCGGGAAGGACGCGATGCGGAACAGCTGGACCTCGACACGCTTGCCCTCGAACGGCGTGATCTTGATCTCGCCCTCGTTGCCGTGCAGCATGTAAGCCTGGCCGAGGTCGTCCAGCACGTCGTACTGGATCGGGATACCCGGCGTCAGGGTGTCCTCCAGCAGCACGTTACGCAGGATGCCCTGGTAGCGGAGCTGCAGCTGGATTGGGCCGATCATCGACTGACCGAGGCGCTGGATGCCGCCGACCTTGTCGCTCAGGATGTGAGCGAGCTTGGTCTGCTTCTCCTGCGTGGAGAGCTTGCGCCCTGCCATGCGGCGCTTGGCCTGCACGATGTCAGCGACGTAGTCGTCACTGCTCTTGGCGAAACGGCCCAGGCCGCTGCCAACTGCGGTTGGGAGACTCATTAGCTGCCACCTCCCAGGTTGCCGCCGGTACCCAGGTCGTACTGGTTGAGGCGGACCACGATCTTGTCGGTCGACGGGATGTCGATCAGCTCGGCGATGACGTTCGCGCTGGTGACACCCGCCGGGGTCAGCTGACCCTGAGCGTTGGCGGTCAGCATGAAGCGTCCCGGACCGGTGGCCTCAGGCCAGTCGGCTTCGGTGTCGAAGGCCGGTGCGAGGATCTCGAACACGGCCTGGTTGCCGCCCACCCATACGGTGAACAGTCCGGTGCCGCTACCGGTGACCTCGTTGACCTCGTGACCGTTGTATCCGCCGGTGTTGACGAACAGGGCCGAGAGGCCGAATGGGGTAGTGCCTGCCTCACCCGTGTACGGGGCGAAGACCTCTCCGTACACGCGCTGCATCACGGTGCCGGGGTAGATGTCGAAGTCGACATCCAGGTCGGGGTCAAGGAACCCGCCCCAGGGCGTTGCCTGGTGGTTGGCGTACAGCGGACGAAGGGTCCGCTTCTGCGCCGGGTTACTCAGTGGTGGCCTGAACACGATTCAACTCCTTTCATGACTCGTTGAAGCCTGCGGCTGATTAGCCGAACATCAGGCTGTCGTTGCTGGGATCGTTTGCCGCGACCACTCGGCCTGCAGTCCGAGGCGAGGTGGTTCCGCCCTGGCTGATTCCTGGTGGTACTGGCGATGCGGTCCCGCGAGTCCTTCCGCTGGCGACCTTCTGTGCAACCCGCTCGTGATCCGCCTGGCGAACCATGGCGAAACGCTCGGCGAGCGCGGTGCGGTCCATGATCAGACCGCGTGACATCTTCTCGAACTGCGCGGCGAGCTGGTACTTCCGCTCGCGCGTGTTCTGCTCCAGACCGGCAGCGATCATGGCTTCCGCGCAGCGGATTGCCAGGATGCCGTCGGCCTTGGCGGCGCTCTTGTTCGGGGCCTGCCCCGGAGCAAAGTTCTGACCGGTGCTCAGGTCCGGGTCGGCGAGATCGTCGCCCGCGTTGTTCGCGTAGCCCTTCTCGTCGAACTGGCTGTCCTGAGACTCTTCCGGGTTGGTGTTGCTGACCGGAGCCGGGACGCTGATGCGATCATCCGGCGCGGCGGTCTCAAGATCCACTGCCTTCTTGCGCACGGGCTGTCCCTTCTTCTCGGCCTCAACCTTTCGGGCCTGTCGCAGTGCCAAACCCAGTGCCGGGTACATCGACTCGACCTTGATCTTGTTGTAGGCCGCGAACTGGCGAGCCGCCCGGTCGATGTTCTTCGGGCTGTGCTGGCGGGCCGACTTGCCGGTGCTGGCGGTCAGCCAGCGATCGAAGACCTGGAAGGTGCGCAGGCTCGACTCCTTGGCACCAGGGTCGGTGCGCTGGGCGTCAGCGTTCGGGTCGGCGCTCTCAAAGTGATCGCCGGTCAGCTCTTCGCTGGCCGAGTCCTGAACGGTCGGGTTGACCTCGGTGGCCACCGGGCCTCCGGCATCGCTGCCGTCTGCCTTGAAGGTACGACCGGCGATGCGGGCGTACTCGCGTGCGGTGGCCTCCAGCTCACGCTTCTGCTGGGCCAGCTTGGCGGTCAGGCTCTTGGCGTACGCCTCGTCGGCCACCAGGTTGTCCTCGGTATTCGAGATCTCCTGGCCGTCCTTGGGGGTGCTGGCCTCTTCCTCTGCAGGGGTCTCCGTAATGAAGATCTCTTCCTGCTCGCCCTGATCGTTGCGACCGAACGGTCCACCGTCAGTGTGTGGTCCCTCCGCGAAGTGCGAAGTGCCCGCCGTCTTCCGGCGCGTTGCCAAGGTGCTGCGCTGTGCCATGTTGGCGGTTCCTTTCACGGTGTTCCTACTGCTTCCAGATTCTGCGGACATTTTTTCCAGGGTCCACAGGGCTGCCTCCCGGTTGAAGTCAGCCTTCTCTTCCGGCGTCAGGTCGCGACCTGCGGTGATGGCGTCCCACCAATTCGCAACCCTGTGGCCGTAGTAACGCTCCATCCAAGCCAGCTCGTGGCCTGACATCGCGCCGCGCAGCGCGAAGGTCTGCATCGGCACCTGCGGCGGCGGTGCGCCCGCTGCCCCTCCGGTGCCGGGGATCGGGATCTTGAGCGTCATGTACTCGGTGGTGTCGACCGGTCCTGCCGGTGGCACCGGGCCGCCACCCTCGGCGGGTCCAGGGACGCCGCCGCCGTTCGGGTTGCCCATGGCCTCCGGGTTGGGACCCATACCCTGCTGCTCGTCCTCGGCCTGCTCGCGGTCCAGCTGGTTGGCTTGGGACAGATCAGGCATCGACAGCTCGTCAGGGCTCTCGACGTAGTGGTGGAAGTCGTCGTTGTCGTCCTCGGGGGCCGAGCCCTCCTCGCGGAGAGTGTCGACCGCCTGCGGGGCCTCGATCTCGCCCCATGCACGCTTCATGATCATGTCGCGCACCTCCTTCTTGAATGAGGCCGTGATGACGCCGGTGTGCGACACATAATCGGCTTTGCGGAAGTCATGCAGGCCAGCGGTGCGCAGTGCGCGGACCAGCCGACCTGCAGCGCGATCTTGTAGCGGACCGGTGTGCACGTGGTCCATATGGTTCTGGGTCGGGTCGCCCCGATCCTCCATTGGCTCGGTACGACCGTCTGGGTAGTGCATCTGCTGCTGCCAGATGACGTACGGTGCGCCGTTCTCGAACGCGGTGGACTTGACCTGCTCGGCCACCGCCGGGTCGGTGGTCATGTAGTCCAAAGCGCCGTTGTTGTGCTCGTCGAACCCGTCGCCGCCGGGGCGGTATCCACCGATCTCGTTGTCAGCGGGGTCCAGGCCCTCCAGGGCGTCGTGCAGGCCGCGCGAGATGTCCATGATGCCGTCGTCACCGACGCCACCGCTGGAGGAAGCTGCCGCTGCGGGATCACCCAGTTCGCCACCGCCGATCGCGTTGCCGACACCAGCTCCGCCACCGCTGGTGGTGCCACCACCCGAGCTGCCACCCGAGCCGTCATAGATCGGGCTGTCGCCACGCGCCTTGGACATCTGCTCGGTCTCGCAGGTCTGTCCTGGTGGGCATTCTGCACCATGGATGTGCTTGCGCTTACCCACGATGACCTTGGAGGCCACAGCAGTCTCGTCTGCGGGGTCGAAGACGTAGCTCAGCTCAAAGAAGCTGAGCTTGTGGCAGGACTCGTAGACCAGCTTCTGCTCCATCTTGCCGGTCTTCTTGTTGCGGATGTTGATCCGCTCGCCCTTCTGCGCGAGGACGTGGTAGCACATGTCCTCCATATCCTGGGCCTTGTTGCCGCAGGCTGAGCAGATAGTAAACCCGGCCTCTGCTCCCATGGAGACGGAATCGAGTCCACCGGTCTTGATCTCGTTGGCCAGCAGAGGGAACCGCTGGGCGTCGATCTCCTGGACAACCTCAATGTACTTGTCTCGACCGTTCTCGATGTAGCGGGATGCTACAACGACACCGCGCGCCTCGTTGGGATCGTAATTTTCGTGGTTGACGAAGACGGGCTTACCCACGAAGGTGTGCGCGGCCTCTCGCAGCTCGTTGCTGGGCCAGCCGTCAAAGTTCTGGTTGACCCGTGCACTGATCGCCCGGACCACCGTGTACAGATAGCCGGGCTTGATCTCAAAGCCGGGGAGAGAATAGCTCTTGAGAATCCGCTTGCGGATGGCCTGCTTGGACGGCGTGCGGATGACGTACTTCTGGTCAACCACCAACTCGCGCGTGGTGCTCACGACACCTCCTCTCTGCTTCTAGGCGGTCGTCGCGATTACCACAGGCCGACGCTGTTCTCGGCCTCGTAGTGCGTGCCCCGCAGGTCCAGCTGGTCCAGGTTGCCCGCGCCGCCGCGCTTGCCCTCTTGGATCAGTGCGGCCTGCTCGGCGGGCGAGTAATTCCGACCTGCGGTGCGCAGCATCGCCTGGCGGAATGCTGGGGACGCGGCGAAGTCGTCGTACTGGCCACCGCCGCCACCGGGAGCGTCCAGGGCCGACCCACCGGCAGCTGCCTGGCGTTGGAACTCGGCCACGATGTCACGAGGAGCTTCCTCGCCGCTGAAGTCGGCAGCGGTCTTGGAGTACGGGTCGAAATCGTCCGGGATGTGCTCGGCCTCGACCGCGCGCGCCTGGCGTGGTGCCCGAATGCTGACAACCTCGGGCTCCACGGGTGGGCGACGCGGCCCGTTGCCTGCGCGAGTAATGCCTGCACCACGCGTCATAGCTGTCACGGTCTCACCGTCGCTGCTGGACTGGCCCTTGCCCCAATCCGCACGAGCCTGGTCCAGGCCCTTGGTGAGGTGGTTCTTCTCGGGCTCCTCGGTGACGTCCTCGCGGTTGTCCGAGTAGTTGTCCTTGACGTTGTCCTTGGACTGCTCCCAGTCGGTCTTGTTGAACCCGCCCGAGCCGTTGAACGGCTTGTGGTCGGCGGTGCCGTCCGGGTAGGCCGCCATGAGCCAGTCACGGTCGGCGTGCAGCTGTCGGCTGGAGAAGATGCCGCTGATCGCATCAGTGACGCCACCGATTGCGTCTGTGGCCATGCCGACGCCGTCACCGATCATGCCGCCGATGTCGCCCACGGTGCTCATGACGTCACCGAAGCCATCCAGGCCACCTGACATCGGCGATGCGCCCATGTCGCTGGTGGTGCCGGGATCAGTCTGCGTACCGCTCGCTGCAGGATCGTCGACCGCTGCGGTCCCCGCCGTGTCGATGGGGCCAGCGACCGCGCTGGCACCGGTTGCAGCATCCGTGGTGGCCTGAGGGGTCACCGGAGGCGGAACAGCAGCACCTGGCGTCACCGGAGCTGTTGCCGGGTCCGCCGGGAGGTCAGCGTGCCGACGGCGGCTGGTCTTGTTGGTGGCCGTGGCGTCTGCCGCTGCGCTTGCGGGGTCACCAGGAGCGGACACTGCAGCGGTGTCGTTTCCACCGATGCCGGGTCCCTGGACCGCCGGTGCGGCGCTGGTGTCGGCACCGGTGCCGCTGCTGCCCCCTGCTGCTGAGAGGTCCAGTTTCTGGCCGGGCTGGATCAGATTGGCATCACCGCCGATGACGTCCTTGTTGGAGTCGTACAGGCCCTGCCAGTTGTCGCCCAGGCCCTGAGACTCGGCGATACCCGAAAGGGTGTCACCCGACTGGACCTCATAGGTCCCACCACCAGCGGCAGCTCCGCCCTCACCAGGTGCATCACCCTTGACGCCGTTGCCCTGGTTGTACATCTCGTTGTAGGCGTTGGGTTGGCCACCTGCGGCACCACCCTCACCGGCAGCGTCACCCTTGGTGCCGTTGCCTTGGCCATACTGCTGGTTGTAGAAGTTCGGGCCGTCCGAGCCACCAGCGGCGGGCGCGCCCGTGCCAGTGCCCGGTGCTGCGCCACCCGGCTTGTCGTACACACCGCCGGGGTTGGCGAACGCACTGCCCTCCGGCAGCGGAGACGCTGGCTCGTTACCAGGCGCGTACGGAGTCACCGGGTTGGCTGAGCTGAACGGCGCTGCCGCCGAACCGCCGCCCGCCGGGGCAGCGGTCGGAGCGGCGGGCTGGGACTCGTTGAAGGCGTCCCCACCAGCAAACGGCGAGTTGCTCGGCATCTTGGGGGTCGACGACGGGTTGTTGCCAGGACCATACGGCAGCACAGGGTCACCCGGTGCGGCATGACGGCGCAGACTGGCCACCAGCTGGTCGGCGTCCACGCCCTTCTCCCGCGCGCGCTCCACGTCGTCGCGGATCTGCTCGACCCGGTCCTCCATGTTGCCCAGGTCGTCTTCCTGGGGGCGCTCGGCCCAGTCGCGGATGTCCTCCAGCGCACCACGGGCCTCACCCGTATTGCGAACGGTCCAGTCCTTGATGGTCTGGTCGTCGGCCTGCTTCTGGTACGGACGACGGCCCTTGTTGCCCTTGCCGCCCTTGTTCAGGTGGCTGGACTGCATGGTCAGGTAGGCGGCGTAGCCGTGCGAGCACAGCCGACCGACGAACGTCAGGCGGCGCTGGAAAGCCCACTTCCCCCAGTCGCACGCGCAGTGCCAATGAGTGATCGACTGGGCACCGCCGCCACCGTATGCGCCGCCCTTCTTGATCATGACGTCGTAGGTGCCGTGATCACCCTGGACGCTGGCGTAGATGCGGTCGTAGTCGACGTCCTTGACGGTGACGCGGCCCTCCCGGCGCAGACGCTGAGCCTTCTGGCGCACGTCCTTCCAGGCAGCGGTCCGCAGCATCTCGTCGGCCTCGACCAGCTCACCGTACTGCGCGGTGTGGTGGGCGCATCCGCCATGCACGTGACCCGCGCGGGTGATGAATCCCGCCGGGTCGTTCCTAAAAGCCGCAACCTCCGCCGAAACGGGGGCGTGGGTGTCGGCATAGCGCGAGTCCAGGCCAGCGGGACGGTAGCTGCCGTGCTTGGTGGTCAGGTCGCCCCAACCGCCGCCCAAGCTGGGCAGCGGCAGTGGGTCTTCCTGGCTGATCTGCTCGCCGATCTGCCCACCGAGATCCGCGCCGAGTGCGGCGGAATCCTGGGCAGCCGGATCAACGTTGGGATCGCCATGAATGGCGCGCTCTGCAGCGCCACCGGCCAGACCCTGCGCCACGCCACGGGCCAGCGGAACAGCCAGTGCTGCCGGGTTGGCGTGCAGGAACCGACCGTGGTGCTCGGCGAAGTGCACGATGCCGTCAGGGCCGGTGGTCTCGCGATCGTCCTCGGTGACGTCCTGGTCGCGCAGGTATTCGTCCTCGGTGTCGTTGACGACCATGAAGCCGGGCTCGAACGGGGTCTTCTCGATGTCGGTGTTGAGAACGTCGGCCTGGTGGTAGCTACCGAAGCGATTCTGCTGCGCGTCGGTGCTCATCCACTGATCAGCTGACACCGGAGCGTAGGGGTCCTCGTCCATCCCTTCTTCATCGAAGTGATGAGGGTTGGTGTCGATACCGGGGTGGCCACCGCCGTAGAGCCCTTCGGCCTGGTTGTCCTGGTACTGCTCGTGGAACGGGTGTCCCGCCGGGTAGGCGTCCTCCGGGTCGGCCTCCATGCCGCCGTGCGACGGGTAGCCCAAACCGGCGCTCTTGGCGAACAGGTCCGGGTTCGGGCCGGGGGTGCCGCGCTCGTCACCCTCGTCGCGGCTACGGTCCTCGAACGTCAGCGAGTCCGCTGGGCTGGTGCGCTCATCGGCGTCGATCTCGTGGATCGGCTGGATCGTCGACTCGGTCAGCGGACCCACACCGTACTGCGGTGCCGGGTCGTAGGGGAGATCGACGCTGTTGCTGCGATCGACGGGTGCGAACCCCACCTTGGTGGCAGGCATCCAGACGTCGAAGTCCTGCCCTGCCACGCGGTACTCAGTGCGACCGCGCGTGGTCTTGGATTCGACGATCTGGCCGTAGCCGTACTCGTCGGTGTAGACCTGCTGCATCTGTCCTCCTCGGAAGCCTCTACATCTTCCGGGCTTCCGAGGAGGGCGCTACAGGGTCACCCCGCGTAGGCAGCGCGCACGAACACCATGCCGAGCAGCGTCAGCTCGGTGGCGTCCACCACGCGATAGGTCTTGCGACCAATGCGGCGCACCGTGTAGCGGTTGCCGTTGCTGTCGTGCTCAGTGGCCGAAACCGAGCCAGTCACCATCGACGTGGTGATGGCGTTCTGGACCAGGACGGCCTCGTTCTCGATGCAACCGAGGGTGTCTTCAATGCTGTGCTTGCTCATGCTTAAAGAGTATCAGCTACTAGAACAGATTACAAGTCCCAGTCGTGCTCTTCGCCCTGCCAGCGCAGGCCGATGCGGTCCAGGGTGATCTCTCCGGTGAACGTGAGCTTGTCGATCGGCACGCCGTACCCGGCAGTAATGTGCGGGGTGTAAACGGGGTGCTGCTCCTTGGAGCCGGGATACCGGTCCTCCACGAACTTCTTCATGTCCTGGTAGAAGTCCACGATGTCGATGTTGTCGCCGATCAGGTAGACCGCGCAGGGCTCGTCGCCCTTGGGGTTGAAGAGCGCGTGCGCGAACGCCTTGCACTCGATCGGCGAGTAGTTGTTGGCCACGTAATCCAGCTGGGTGATCAGCTCGGTGGGGTCCTGGCCGCTGACGTCCTCGCCCAAGAAGATGACCGTCATGTGCAGGTCATCAATCGGCTCAGCCTTGGGGTCGTCGACCACCAGCTGCTCCAGATCCTGCTGGCGCGGGTAGAGCGCGACCATCGCGCCGGTCTTCTTGGACTGCTCGGCGCTGGCGTCCTTGATCTTCATGGCGGGGCGAGTGCCGGGGTAGGGTCCCGGTCCACTGTCATCGCAGCCCATTCAGTGCTCCTTGATGAACATCGGCAGACCCATGAGGCCAGAGTCCGAGTGCTCCCAGAACCTGCGCCAGGTGCGCAACAGCATCGCGGTCATCGGGTAATCGCCCACGCGTTCGACAAGAACCCGAACCTCCTTGACTTCCGGCGCGGCGAAGAACCCATGCTCGTTGAAGTAATTGGCCAGGCTCCTGGCCTCATCCTCGTTGGCGACCGTGATGACTTGATGAGTGACGTCGGTGTGCATGACCTGGCCTTTTTGAGGTTTAGTGCGGTTTATTGGGATGGGATAAAACGCAGCGAGACCGGGGCATGGTGGTGCCCCGGCCCCGTTGAGCTAGTACCAGTACCTACGGCCTCCGACGGGCCGTCCAACGGCTCCAAGCAGCCACAGGATGAGCCCGACGACCAGGAGAATCCCCCCGATCGTATAGAGGATGTTGATCCCGAGCAGCGCGCCCAGGATCAGCAGGATCACTCCGAGGACGATCATGGCCGCCTCCAGCCACGAAACCCAAGCAGGTGAGCTACCGCGATAATTCCTACTTCAATCAGCAGGATGATCTGGAAAGCATCCATGGTGCCACCCTCCTTCCAACTAGTGGTTGTACACCTATTCCGGTTGCTGAGTACCCGGAATGGAGGTCGGTGCATCCTCCGGCGGTCCGACCCACTGAGGACCAGAGCTGTTCTCGATCATGGTGGACACCGTTTCCTCCGGTGCAGCCACCGGACCAGCGACCACACCCTCGGTCCAGACGACAGTGGCGATGGCCCGCTTGGTCCTGGTGAGCCACTGGTACTGCTCGATCAGCTGGGCAGGCAGGTTCATGTTCGACAGGCTGGCCTTGATCGCGTTGCCGATGATGGCCCGCTCCTGAGGCTCCTGGTAGGGCGCGCCCTTGAAGGGCTCCGGAGGCCAGATCTCGGTGCCGTCCGGGAGACGCAAGCCCCACTCCTCGACCGACTCTTCACTGAACACTGGGGATGGCGGCACGTATGGCAACTTTGCTCCTGTTTGGTAGTTACTACAGGGTGGAGTTTACCACTGCGGCTCGACGCCGAACACTTCCTTGAACTGTTCGACCAGATCCTCCAGCACCCGACGCGACTCGGGCGCACCACCGGCCTGGATCTCGGCCCAGTCGCCCTGGATCTGGCTACGGTAGCCGTCGGCGTTCAGCGAGCGCCAGAAGCTGTTGTCCCGGATCAGGTCAGAGACCCGTGGAGGGCCAGCCGCGTGCACCTCGCGGCGCGTGACCTGCTGCTCGACGAACTCCTGGCTGACCTTCTGGTGACGGCCCAGAGACGACGGGCCGTTGGTCCAGCGGTTGCCCTTGGCCGCCGTCAGGTTCTGCGTCGGGCGGTTGTCGTCGGACTCCTCCGGGCGCATGCGGTTACGCTGCGGCTCGTGTGGCTCCGGGACGCCCGGTGGCAGCTCAGGACCCATCGGACCGGCGGGACCCTTGGCCTGCGGTCCTGACGCCTGCGGGCCATTGACCTGGCTGGTGCCGTGCTTCTTGGCGAAGAAGCTGCCTGCTGCGGGCGCGCCGGGGCTCGGAGCACCAGGACCCATGGCTGCCGGAGGGGCTCCGCCGGGACCAGCGGCCTGGCCCGGAGGCGGTGCACCGGGTGCTCCTGGTGCCTCCATCATCGGCTGACCGTCGGGACCCATCGGGGTGCCCGGTGGAATACCCATGGCTCCGGGAGGTGCCATGCCTCCGGCCATCTGCTGCTCCATCATGGACTTCTGCATGTCGATCTGCATGTCCTGCATCTCGGCCTGGTCGATACCGGCCACCGCCTGGGCCTCGCCCAGCTCGGTCTGGGTCTTGCCCTGGCGCAGCTGCAGGGTTGCCATGAGGTGCTGAGCCAGCTCCGGCGGGTACGGCAGGTTCTGCTCGTCGCAGAGCTTCTGCACCTTGGCCATGGTCTGGGCCGTGGCCATCAGCTTGTTGACCGACTCCTCGGACTGGCGCTCCAGCTCCTGCTCGAACTCGACGTCGATGTTGACCGACATCGTCTTGTCCGAGATCGGCACGCCCATGGCCTTGAGCTGGCTGATGAACGCCCGCTCCTGGCTCTCGTCGCGCAGGTTCAGCGTGGAGAACTTGACATCCGGGATGAGCAGCTTGGGCACCTTGCGGATGTACTCGCGCCCGGTCTCGGGGTCGACGTCCTTGATCTCGCGGTACAGCGGGATGCGCCGCCCGCCCTTGAGGTCATAGTCGAAGTGACCCTGGGCCTCGGCGATCACCTCGGCGCGCTTGGTGATGTGGCGCTTGAGATGGTTCTGGAATCCCACCATCATCTGGGTGACGAACTCGCGGTTGAGCGCCGAGCTGGCGTACGCGCCGCCGTCGCCACCTGTGATCAGTGCCGCGCCGATGCCCCATGCCTGCATGAGCTTGGACTGCACGCGCTCAAAATCGGCGTCCAGGTTCGGCACCGACTCGCGACCGAAGACGTTCTCGACCTTCAGACCGAAGTTGTGCACCACCAGGCGGAAGTCGGCAGCCAGAGCGGTCTGGAAGTCATCTCGCGCATCCTCCAGCTCTTCCTGGGTCGGCAGCCACGGCGTGCCGTCACCGAGGTTCTCCGAGCCCAGAGTGGCCAGGATCAGGGGGCTGTAGAGACGGTCGGCCACCGCGTCCTGGGCGGCGTTGAGCGACTCTTCCTGCATCAGGGTGCGGAAGCTGCGCAGCAGGTGTGGGGTGCCACGACGAGCCCACGGGCTGTTGCGGTTGACCACGCGGGAGATCAGGGCCTCCGACATGTCCAGGCCGTCGTTCTGTGCGGCGGCCTCGATCAGCTCGGGGTAGTTCTTGACCAGCTCCTGATACTCGTGGTCACGCTGCAGACGCTCGCTGGGGGTCTCTTCGGTCGTCGACAGCGAGCTGCCCTGACCCATCGGCCCCTGGCGCAGGTTCTCCACCATCTCCTTGACCATGAGCTGCACGCGGTCACGCTGGACGAACATGGACCGGGACACGCGCAGCATGTCCGGGTTCAGGATCTCCTCGCTGGACCAGACGCCCAGAGACTCGTCGAAGTGGGCCAGGCTGGTGACCTCACCGACGGTGAAGTACTCGCGCGCGAACTGATCAGGCAGGAAGCTCAGGTAGTCCAGGTCGGGACCGAGGAACATGTCCTCATAGAACTTCTTGATCAGGGGGTCTTTGCTGTCGAACTCCATGCCGACAACAGGGAACTTGCTGTAGATGTCGATGAGCAGAGGCACCAGATCGTGGGTGGCATAGAAGAGACGGCACCAGTGCCGGATCTGCTTCAGCTCGTCCTCGTTCTCGACGTCGTGAGGGATACCCTTGTCGGCCAGGGTGCCCAGGGGCTGCCGGATCTTAGGCAGAGCGATCTGCATGTTGGACCCCTCGCGCTTCATGGCGCGGATGAGGGTCGTGTTGTTGACCGAGTTCTTCTGGCCGATCTGCTCCTGCAGGGACCTGCGGGCTTCGGCCAGCCTGTCAGTGCCGATCTTGGCGTTCTTGGGCAACCACAGAGCGAAGTTGCTGTCATTGGCGGGGCTCATGCTGCGACCTTCCTCAGGCACACCTCGGTGTACCAAGCCTTATCGGGTGCCTTCTCATGCTCTTTGGTCTCCAGCTCCACCTGGAAGCTCGGATAGACCGGAGTCCCTCCGTTGATGACCTGGGTGCTGATCTCGGTGACCACACCCACCCCGTCGAATACGGTCCCAGCGGTACGGGCCTCTACCCGATCGCCCACCTTGTAGGGGCAGGTCAGCTGGATGAAGAGCAGAGCCAGCTCCTCCGAAGTCGGAGGGAGCTGCAGAGCACACTCCTGGCAAAAGGTTCGACTGGTCCCCTGCTCGGTGTAGGCGATCTCCTTGATCGCCTTGCACCCATAACAGAGGTCGTTGGCACTGGCCATGACTTCCTCACTCGGTTAGCGGGCTACTTGAACTGGGGCTTGACCCAGTTGCCCTTGTCGTCGCGTTTTGCCCAGTCCTTGGGCGGCTGCTTGCCCGGCGTGGTAACTGGCGGCTCCTTCGGGCCTTCCTCGTAGCCCTTGTTGTCGTCGTCGCTGTAGACGGTCCAGTCCGCAAAGAAGTCGCGGCTGGCCTGCTTCTGTGGGCAGTGATGGACGTTGGGGTCCCACAGCATGGCGTCGCAAGCCGAGCAGAACTTCTCCCCGTTGCGGGTCACCACGTTGTGGTCATCGTCGCCGTAGTCCGCACCGATGCGAGAGAACGCACCCTGCTGTGCGCCCTGGTCGGCGTACGGCCAGTGGCCAAAGCTGGCCGTCTTGGAGGTCTCCATGTCGGTCTCACCGGGGGCGTGCGGTGTCGGCGCACTGTCCAGCTCGTCGTCGGCGAAGAAGTCGATGTCCTCGGCGTAGTCCTGGAACGGTCCGTCACCGGACTCGTTGTTGGACTCCTCGGTATCAGCCTCGAACTGCCGGTTGGCCATGATCACGTTCTCGCGGACCGGGATCTCGCGAGCCAGGAACATCTGCGCTTCCTCGCCGCTGGCCAGGTGCTGGCCGGTGCCGATTGCGTAGGTGTACCAGAGCTTGCCGCAGCGGCACATACCGTGGCTCGGTGGCAGATGAGACTGACCGCACGGGCAATGGAACGCCTGACGGATATGGCTCACGTAGCCATTGAGGTGATCGTCGAACTCCCACCCGGCCACCTTGGGCTGGAAGACGCTGGCCGTCTTCGGGTGCGGCTCCAGGCCCAGGGTCTCATGCAGCTTGTCTTGGGCGCGCGGGCCGACCTTCTTGTTCTGGAGGAACTGGTCGACCTCGCCCTCGCCGCCGATGTCCAGACCCTGCTCGCCACGGCGCTTGTCGTAGCGCTGGTAGTCCTCGACTACGCCCGAGGTCTTGGCCTTGGGCAGATCGTTGACGTCCATGTTGTCGCTGAACTGCGGCTTCTCGCTGTGTCCGGGGAACTCGAATGCATCCATCGAGTCGCCGCCGCTGGGGGGCTTCCATGTCTCACCCCCCGTCCGGGTGGTGTTACTGGCGAAAGGGTGGCGGCTCCCCATGTGGACGGCGTCCACACCCATCGGCACGCCCGCGCTGGCCATGAACTGGCCCGCGTTGAACCGGACGTTGTCCTGGCCGAACATGTCGGCCAGCGACGCGGCGATGCCCATCCGGTGCTCCGGCGGCAGGCTCTGGATGGCCTCGGCGACATGCTGGTAGTGCTTGCGGCTCATGGCCTCCAGCAGCATGTTGTAGCCGTTGACGCTCAGGTCGTAGTGACGCGCGATCTTGAGGGCGTGACCGGCCAGAGCGAGCTGACGGCTGGCTTCCTTCTTCTCGCTGGAGCCCGAGTCGCTGCCGCCGCCCGAGGACTCACCGCCTCCGGCGGGAGCCGCAGGTGCTGCCGGGGCTGGCGGTGCCATACCGGCCTGCTGCGACGCGGCGGCTGCCGGGTCCACAGCGCTCTGCGGACTGACGTCCACGGTGCCTTCCGGCGGGGTGACGTCCAGCGGATTGGCGGCCTGCTCGACCGACCGCGCGAACTCGATCGCCTGAACCGCCTGCTGCAGCGGGTCGATGATCATCTGGTATTCCTGCGTCTTCTGGTCAACCAGCTGCGTGACAGCCTGGCCAGCCTGATCCAGCAGGGCACCGTTGTCTACACCAGGTGTAGTCGGAGCGGCAGGCGGAGCCGATGGGTCCGGGGCCGCTCCTGGTGCGGCAGGGGCAGCCGGGGCCGGAGCGGCGGCGGCGGGCTGCTCACCAAAAGACTGCTTGCGCCGTCCCATGTGCGGCGGAGGTCCACCAGGACCTGACGACGGCCCTTGTGGGGCACCTCCGGCGCTTTCCATCAGGATCTGCTCCAGGGTGCCCGGAGGCAGGCCCAGCGCGTCCTCGATCTGCTCTACAGCCACCAGTTCGGTATCCGGCGGTAGGGCTCCTGCGGCGTCGGGAGCGTATTCCTCGACTCCCGAGAAGTCATCCTGAGCCAGCGGCGGAGCGTCTGACAGATCCGGCGGTCCCGGAGGTGCTTGCGGGTCGCCGGGCGGTGGCCCAGCAGGATCGCCGCCGTCTTCAGGACCGAGATCAGGTGGCCCAGGCGGAGCTTCAGGATCACCAGCCGGTCCCGCATCGTCCGCCGGAGGGCCGGGTGCCTCTTCAGGCGCATCCGAAGGCGGGCCATCTTCACCCCCATCCGAGAACGGGTTCTCCGACGAACCGCCACTGTCACTGTCTGACGAGTCGCCATCGTTGCTCTCGGTGTCGTCGGACTCCGACTCGCCGCCCTTCTCAGCCGCGCCCGACGGCGGTCCGTCGCTGTCGGTGTCGCTGCCCTCAGGACCGTCGGTGTCCTTGTCGTCCGAGCCGCTGCTGGACTCGCTGTCGTGGCTGTCCGACGAGTCATCGTCGTCGCAGTCGCAGTTCTCGTCGGCCTGGCGAATCAGGTTCGCGAGCATGAAGTAGGTGGAGTCGTCGATGCCGGTGTCGGCATAGTGGTTCAGGGTGGACAGCTTGGCCACGCGCAGACCGTTGTCGCTGGCGAAGTCCTTGTACAGCTCCACGGCCAGACGGCGCGCTTCCCGGTGAGTTCCGGTGTCGCCACCCTCGCTGAAATTGCGCTCGACCTTCTCTGGTCCGCCCTGGTCCACCGAGTCCAGGTAGGCGTCGAAGTTGCCCTCCGGGATCAGGTCACCGTCGTCGAAGTCCTCGGCCAGCAGCTGGCGCGCGGCGTGGCGCGGGTCCTTGTGCTTGGGGACGTTGGGGTCCTTGTTCTTGCCCTCGGCATCTGAGCCGTCCCCGGTGTTGGTCTCGACCTCATCGGTGACCGACTTGTCGCCGTCCTGGACTTTCTTGTACTGGGAATCGGAGATGGTGCGGCTGTCGCCGTCGCCATCATCCTTCGGCTTCTTGGTGGGGTCGTCGGAGTTGTCCTCGCCCAGGGTGGCCACGAACTCACGCTTCATCGCGTTGTGAACGCGGCGCATGACTCCGGTGTTGGGGAAGGCTCCGGCAGCCTCGATGGTCTTGCGGATGTCCGCCTTGGCGTGGTGCCAGCGGTCCTCGAACTCGTCCTTGCCGGTGCTGCCCATGAGGAACGGTCCGTAATCGTCCCGGACGTTCTGGACTGCGGTGGCCAGTCGGGTGGCTGCCACCCGTGCCTGCCGCTGTGGTGCCTGCTGGGCGTCTACATCCGCCTCAAACAGCCCGAAGTCACTCATTCCCTGCTCACTCCCAGTTGAAGGTGTTCTACACCTTCTGGAAGCTGCTGCAGGTTTCTACAGGTTGGCTGGCCCTCCCCCGTTACAGGGGACCTCCCTCGCGCTCTCTCGACGGTCTATGCGCACTACTCCGTCGGTGCCCCGCTCAGTTCGCCACCGTCAGTTGCAACATCGGGTGGAGGCCATGCGGCCCATCCCGGAGTCGAACCGGGCTATCGCTGGGGTTAGAAGCCAGCTAGGTCGCCAGACCAATGAGCCTTGGTGCTGCGGGTGGGTTTGACGCCACCCGCAACGCGCCCGAGCGAGGCTTTGAACCTCTACACTCTCGCGCCTCCGAAGAGGTGCACGTCTCGGGCCTGGTGCTGCGGGTGGCCGTTAAGCCACCCGCAACGTGACCGGGGAGGGAATCGAACCCAACCCCTTTCCCGGTTGCCCTGCTCTGGTGAGCGCTCACCTCGGCGATCTTCCCGGTTCCGGTGCTCCTATTGCACCCGGCCTTGGTGCCCCCGGTGGCTTTTACCCCACCGGGGACAGGTCTTACATGGTGAAGGCGTTGCGTAGGCACAGCGGGTAGCTGGCGCAGAGCGCGGACGCTTTCTCTCCAGGTTCGATGGCGATAGCCGTGAACTCGTCACCGAGATCCGGTTCGACCACCTTGGAGACGACGAGATTGTGTCCCATGCTGGCCTCGGCGGCCAGAGTCAGGAGTTCGTTCTCGTCATTGACGTTGACGATCACGATGAAGTTGGACGTGCGAATCCACTCGCGCGTAACTTCGGGGTGCTCGTCGTAGAACTGAAAGGCTGCGTGACACGCCTGAGCGGTCTGCAAGCCTGGGGGGATGTCAGCCCGAACTGCGATGTACAGCTTGTCCATCAGTTCGCGGGGCTTCTCATTCATCTACACCCCATCACTGTAGCACATAGGATCATCGGCCTGTCAACCATACTGACCACTATAGCATCTCTACAGGGTTTAGAGTAGCCGAAGTGGGACTCGAACCCACACGTCCGAAGACACGGCATTTTGAGTACCGCGCGTCTACCAGTTTCGCCATTCGGCCATCAGCTCGTCATCTCCGGCCTGCAGTCCTCGGATGACTCACGTGCCCCTGGGGAGACTCGAACTCCCAACCACACGGGTTTAAACCGTGCCGCTCTACCAATTGGCGTACGAGGGCCTACGTACTCCGAGCGGGACTCGAACCCGCACTGGGTGGCCTCTCAGACCACTGCCTCTGCCATTGGGCTACCGGAGCTTACGTACCTGGAGAGGGACTCGAACCCTCACGACCGTCAAAGGCCACTGGATTCTGAGTCCAGCGCGTCTACCAATTCCACCACCCAGGCATAGGTGCTGCTCTATTCAGTTGTCACGCGGAAGGTAGAGGAATCGAACCCCCAGGAATCACCCCGCCCCGGTATTCGACGCCGGTTGCCGACCATTCAGCGGTACCCTCCAAGGTTACTGCGCGGAAGGCGGGAGACTTGAACTCCACGGGGGTTAGTCCGTATCGGTTTAGCAAACCGACTGCATCACCTGATGCTCACCCTCCATAGCGAGGGCGAACGCCCTCAACCTACGAAAGTCGTAGGGAGGATGACAAACTCAGGCGTGTGAACATGGGATTGACTGTATCAGAAGCTGTCGCGGCGGGTCAAGGGCCGCTTGGCACGCCAGTCCTCGTCACGCTGCTGGGCTAGCGGGCGGGCAACCTCCGACTCGGCGAAGGCCCGACCTTCGTCGCTCAAGTTCGGGCTGTGGTGCAGGTCAGGCTCGATGTTGTCGGTCACGTGATCAAACATCGCGGTGCCAACACCACGGCGCTGCCAATCCGGGTGGACTCGTAGGTCCCAGATCTCACCCTTCTTGCGCGGGTGATCGCCGATCCACTGCATGTGGCCGACCATCTGGTCACCGACGTGCGCCGAGATCGCAGGAAAGGCACCGGGGTCGACCTTCTCGCTGGGCTGGATCACGTCGGGAAAGGGGGCGGCTCCAAGCGGGTGGTGCTGAAAGGTCAGCCCCTCCGGGTACGGACCGTTGAGACCAGCCATCTGGAGAACCCTATGGCCACGTTCGGCCTTCGGACGGATGTCGACCATCTCGCCGATGCCGTATTTGTCATGGGTGACGATCCCGTCATGTCCCTTGGCGATCAGGGCGTCAGAAAGAGCTTGGCCGGTCGCGCCGCCATGGGCCTGACTCAGATCATGCTTCCAGTTGCCATCGTTGTGCGGCATGTACAGCGGGTTCTCGAAACTGACATTGCCGCGCTCCCACCCAGGGTGGGGCGTACCCGTGGCGTACTGGCCATCGGACATGTACCGGCCCCACGGCTCGACCTTCTGGGCATAGTCATCAGGACCGGCCCACTGTCGCACGCCGCCGTTGTTGCGGATGTAGGGCATCGTCACGGCGGCAGTCCGATGAGCGTTCAGGACCATGTCGTTGGGCACGTGCTCGGGATGGTTCGGCGACCAGCGGATGTCCCAGGGAACGTCAGGGTGGTGCCCACGCCACTTCTTCGGCCACGGGCTGCCCTGCAGGGCTGCAGTGCGGTTCTGTGCCCTCTGGTCAGCCACCTGGAGGTAGGGCTTCATCTCGGCCTCATTCTGACCAGTGTAGGGGACATGGGCGGGCGTGTACTGCTTCACCGCCGTCCATCCCCAGTCCGCCGGGTTGTCCTCGGCCTTGGTGACGTGCTGGTCACCAGGATCGTGGTAATCCGGGTCAGACTGTGCCCAGGCGCGACCGGCGCTGGAGAAGTGATTGGAGTGCCGGATCGGGTAGCTGGCCTCGTAGGTGGCCGGATCGGACTGTGCGTGCTTGAGCATGGCGCTGGCCACGCCCATCCGCTGGAAGTCCGGGTGCACGGTGATGGAATCGATCTCACCGTGCGGGTGCCAGTGCAGGTGGCCCAGAGGACGCCCATCCTGGGCGTGCCGCGCCATGATGCCGTTGGACCAGTGTGTGTCGAACGGCTCGAACGTCAGCGGTGGCAGGTCACCGTTTGCTCCAGCGGTGACGACTCCCCAGAGCCCCCAGGTGTCCATCGGTCAGCCCTTGAGCGCCTTGATGCGGTCGGGCCGGAACCCCTGCCAGTGGGTGGCTTCGTCGACCACGACGACCGGCACACCAAGGTAGTTCAACGCCTCCACGGCGGCCTTGGCCGCCGGGTCGGTAGTGACATCGAGGACCTCATAGTCCACCCCGACCTTCTCCAGCTCCTGCTTGGTGAGCTTGCAGGGCTGGCAGCCGGGCTTGGTGTAGAGCATGACCATGTGTATATTCTACCTTACTAGAGTATTACTTAGGGAATTGCGAGCACTCGGGATACTGGTTCTTCTCCCGCGCTGCTGCCACCTTAGCCTGGTCCTTCTTGATTTCGGCGTTGACCGTGAAGAACCGCTGGAGAGCGGCCTTGTTCAGGTCAGCATTGCCCTCGCCCAGAGACAGATCGGTCACCAACTGCTCCCAGACCGCCTGGCGACGCTCGTCCAACTTGGCGATGTCGTCGTTGTACCCCACTCGGGTGGTCAGCACATTGACCACCTGCACGAGGCAGGCGTTGGTCTCGTTGGCGAACTCTGCCGTCGCTGCGGCCTGGTTTTCTACCTGATCAGCGGTCTGCTGAGTACGTACGCCGATCCACACGATGAAGAACGTCGCGATGACCACGTAGGTCCAGAATCGCGAACTGTATGCGTAGGTCCCGTCAGCTTTCTTCTTGAACATCGTCGACCTTCCTATCACGCCAGAACTTGCAGTACAGATGATGCGCGCCGACGCCAGCAAGGAACGACACCGGGGTCTGGTAGACAGCAAACCCCTGGATCGTTTCCATGATGGTGTTCATCAGCCACCCTCATCCTCGTCGTCAGACTCAGATTTCTTGCTGCTGCTGTTCTTCTTGTCGATCGCCTCGTTGGCGAACCAGACACCGAAACTGGCCACCAAAAGCTGGTCGAGAACGGGGGGAGGAGTTGGGTCCCGCCATTGGAACAGTGCCCACAAGCACACCAGCAGAAACAAGCCGACCGTGGTCGGCTTGGTATCGGCCAGCGGGTTCTTCCACTTCGCCACTACCCCTCCTAGTAGAGGAGCTGATCGTCAAAGTCCTCGAACGTCGAGGTCTGAGCAGCCGCCACTTTCGGACGGTTGGGGATCAGCTCAGCCACCTGTGATACGAAAGCCTGCACAGCACGCTGCGCAGCTTCAGGAGTCCAGGTGGAGGTCAAAGTGCGGGCGTGCCGCTGAGCGCGGTACAGCGTTTCTGAGCGGCTCTCCGGGCATTCATGCTCGGCCAGGAAATTGCTCGCCTCCAGGCGCAGCGTCTGGGCCACCTTGCGGGGGACGCTGGACGTCTTCTCGGACGGCTTGTCGTCGTCCCGATCCTCCCAGTTGTCTGGGTCCAGATCGTACTTCTCGTGCTCGCGCTGCGGTGCGTTCTTGGTCTCGGCCCAAGGGACACCAGCAGTACGGTGGGTCGGTCCTACCGACCGGCGCTGGATGTGCGCGGGCACCGCCAGCGGATCGCGCTCTGCATTCTTGAACATGGCAAGACCTCCTACCCATTACGGGGAGAAGGAGATCAAACCGCAGGGTCGCTGAGCGCCCGGTCGCGCGCCTCGCACCGGTCGTACCGGTAGACCTTGCCGCCCTTGACGCCGTCACGCGGATCAGCCTTGCTGAACTCGTAGGCCAGAATGGCCAGGCTGTCATTGAGCAGTCGCTTCAGCTGCGGGTCACGAGCCTCGCTGATGCGCTGATTGTCGCAGGCGCGGTGTACGAAGAACATGTTGGGCCAACGGCCCTCGGTCTCGATGTCGGCGGTGTAGCCGTCCTGCTCTCCACCGAACAGCTCGACGTGGATGGTTTTGGTCTTGATGGCCATGGAAGCATCCTCCTGTTCACCTATTCCAGGGGGTCCCAGGTTCCATCGCAGGGTCATTTGAAGTCGTCGGAATCGACGCCCTCACCGAAATATGGACCGCTCTTGTCGCGGTAACTCATCTCGAACTTCTCCAGCAGACTCTGGGCGAGCGCGTCGGTCACGCTGCCGGTGACCACGTAATCGTGTTCAGTGAAAACCTGCTCGATGAACCCTCTCAGCTGGCGGTACCGGCGAGCCTCCTCGGCCTCTAGGGCCTCCAGGCGCGCCGCACGATCACGGAGGTGCTCCACGACACTGGCGACCGTGGCGATCTCATTCACTCCGCCCTCGGTCAGCTTGACCAAGGCGTTGGCCAGGCGGTCCAGGTCGGAGGCGCTCCAGTCCTCATAGGGGTCGAGTTGGTTGACCATCATCAGACCAACCGCTTTCCGACGCCGCCGGTGATCGGCACGCCAGAAACATCAGGGCCTGGGGCCGGTGCGGCAACGACTTCGCCCCGGTGATCATGCCATGGGCACAACTCGACTGCGGCAGACTCCACAATCGCGAAGGCTTCATCCTGATCGTAAAACCAGGGAGCCCCTCGGAAGGCGGCGATCACAGCGGTGCCGTTGTTGCTGTCCATCGCGGCACAGGCACCCCGGCCCTGAGCGACCATCAAGGCTGAGTCATGGACGATCATCAGGTGGACGCCACCCAGGCGGTCTAGATAGCCAGGGACGTCCGCCTGCGCCGGAGATGCCATGATCATGGCTCCAGCTACGGACAGCATGCCTGCGAGTGCGAATTTTCCGATTGCCATAGCACAAGTATGTCAGACACTAGAACGTTTTGCAACCCGGACGATGATCCAGGGAGGCACGCCGTACTTCACGGCCAGGTGCATCCGCAAGATGTCCCGTGCGACCTGTGGCGCGGTGCTGGGCAGTCTGCGCATCACGTTGCGGATGCGGGAACGCTGGTAGCGCGTCAGGTGGTGGTATTCACCCTGCCGGGCCTCTGTGGCCCAACCACGAACTCTCGTCGGCCAGGGAGCCGTCCAACCACTGGCACCGCGTACGTCACCGATGCGCCCATCGAACGTGGGCTCGGCGGTCTGAGACCACCACTTGCCGGGGCGTCTGCCGAACAGCGGGTTATAGGCGCGCCGGTACATGCCGTCTTGTAGGTACTCGCCGAGCTTCAAGCCCACGGAGAACTCACGACGAAGACGAAGCTCATACTGGTGTGGGCTGAGGATTCCGTGAATCGGCCCGGTGACCAGATCTTCGTCGGCCCGGTCCAACGCCAGGATGGCCCAAGCCTGGTCTTCCAGGTCTTGGGCCACCCCGTAGTGGAGATCCACTTAGACGTTGGCCGCCGCTGCCAGCTGCATGGCCTGGACTGCGGTGCCCTCCAGCTCGAACGCGCGATCCGGGTTGTCGACCCGCTGGACCATCGAGGTGACCGCGTGCATGATGCCGCCGGAGGTCAGCTGGCCGCCCCGCATGAAGTCGTCCAGGATCATGTCCTGCTCGCCCTCGGAGTACTGGAGCTTCTTGCCCACCAGCTTGACGGTGTCGTCGGCGTTGGAACCGGGGATCTCGACGCCCGCGTCCTTGATCAGGTCGTCGCGCAGGCTGGTCAGGTAGCCCTCCGAGAGGAAGGACTTGACCGCATCCTTGACCTGGGCGCGGACGAACTCGTTGGCCGCGTCCTGGGTCTCGGTGCTCCAGTTGATGGAGCCGGTCTCCAGCTTGCCGCCCAGGTGGACCTTGCGGAAGCCGTCCACGTCCCGACGCAGACCGTTCTTGCAGACCTGGACCACCGCGCGGGGCAGGATCTGGAAGGCACCACGGCCCACCTCGGAGTTGGTGAACACCAGGCCCGCGCTCATGAACGGGTTGTCCTTGGAGTCCTGGTCATAGAAGTGGTAGCCCTTCACCAGGTCCTGGGCGTGGATCTTGATCTCCGGCACGTCGACTGCCAGGTAGATGCGCTCGTCGGAGAGATCGATACCGGTGATGTTGGAGGCGTCCAGGCGCTTCTCGACGCCGTCCTCGCCGGTCACGGTGACCTCACGCAGGCCCTGCAGGACGCTCATGACGGTGTCCAGGTGGTCCCGGAAGCCGTAGCGGTCGCTCAGGATGGCCCGCACGTAGCCCATCGAGGTGGGGTCCTCCGGGTTGGAGCCCTGGATGATGCGCAGCAGGCTGCGACCCGTGGCGTCGGCAGCCCACTCGTTGACGTTGGTGTCCAGCAGCGAGACCTTCTCGGCCCGCATGCGGCGAATGTAGCGGACCGGGATGCCGAACAGGTCGGCGAGGTTCTGGTCCACGATGTGCGCGGTGTCGTAGGCACCGTTCGGGTTGGTCACGCCGTCGCCGTCGAGGATGATCTCCTGACCGTCGATGATGATGCGACCCATCTCCAGGTGGATGGAGTTGGTGGGGACCACGAGGTCCACCTTGGCCGCGTGCTGGTCCTTGAGGACCTGCACCAGGGTCGGCAGATCGGCGTTGCGAAGGGTGCGGGTGGGAAGCGGGGCGAGAGTGGTCATGTGTTGTGTTCTCCTTCGGGGTGTGTCTGACTGACAGGATCTACTTTACACCCTCTATAGGACAAAACACAACACCTACTAGAACTAGCTGGTAGACGCCTTGATTTCGTCGTCAACCCTGTAGGGTTCCAGCCAGATCTCCAGCCGGTCCAGGGCACCATCCCCACCGGTCTTCTCCACCCAGCCGTAGATGTACCCGGCGGCGAACGCCAGGGCCTGGTCCACGTCCTCGTCAGCCAAACTGATCACCACCGGGATCTCGCCGTCGTGCATCAGCTGCAGCGGTTCATGACCACCCTCGCCCTCCACGCTGGACCACACGGTCACCTGCTGGCCCATGGCCCCGGTCTTGAACACTGGGAACTGGGTGGCGATACGGTAGGGCTTAACCTCCTTGGGTACCGAGGGGTTCGGCGTCACCTCCACTCGGACGTGCTGGTCGGGATGCAGCTCACGGTGCTGGCGCGCCTGAGCAAGGAGATCCTGCGCCTGCGCGTTCTTCCTCAGCTGCTCCAGCCGCTCGCTCATGGGGTCGGACATACTTCTCCTTCATCGCGATGGCCAGACGGTACACCGCTGCCTCGCCGTACATGGTCTTGTCGATCTTGCCGTGCGTAACCACCCGATACTCCAGATCATGATCTGCAGCAAGACAAGACGTGGTGTCGTAGATCAACGCCAGAACGTAGGTCGGAAAGTGCTTGCCCTGGCTGGGGGTAATGTCACGCGTTAGCGACCAAGAGAACAACAGCGGCAGATCCGGCAGCGGAATCTCGCCGAACTCCGGGATCTCCGGCAGCTCAGAACCCCATGCCTCGATCCACGGTGTGGTCACTTCTTCACCAGCTGTGTCCACTCGCCTTCAGGAGAAATGCGCCAGACCGTGTCATGCAGGTCCTGTCGTTCGGCGAAGCTCTTGGTGTCCAACCACGCGGTCACGAGGTTGTGAATGGAGCATTCCAGCAGGTCGTCGTTGGCCCGTTCGTGCAGCGGATGCTTGCTGTTGAAGAACCCCCTGCTGTCGATACGGACGATATGGCCTTTCTCGTCATCACCAAGGTCGCGCAAGTACTTGCGGGCCTCGGCGAGGTCCTTACGCAGCCACTGCGCCTCGCTCACATGCGGCTTAGTGTCCCACTGGTTGATGCCCCAGACGATGGCATGCAGAGCGATCTGGAAGTGCCAGCCCCACTCGCGCAGGTCCCACTCCCAGCTATCGGTGAACTCGTAGTCCGGGCGGACGCTACCTCGCCGACGAGCCCTGGACATCCACTGCGGGACGAAGTCCTTGGCGGGCTCCGGCGGCGGTTCGGGGTGGTAGTACTGGAAGTTGTTCAGCCGACGGTGCGCCTCGTTCTCATCGATCTCGTCAAGACCGTCCAGGACCTCTTCCCGGATCGCCTTCCAGATGGGCGCGTGTGGGCGATCGACCCACTCCTGGGACTCGCGGAAGTGCTCGTAGACCCGGCGCTTGAGCGTGTCGGTGGAGAACTTCTTGGCCGTCTCCCGGACCGGTCCCTGTAGCTTCTCGGCCCAGTATTGCTCGTTGATATGACCGACCGGCGACCGGAAGAACTCGAACATGTCCGAGATGCGGGCGAAGTGGTAGTCCTCCAGGTCCCCGGTGATAACCAGGTGTCCCGGCCAGGTGACCAGGTCGAAGCGCCAGATGCTGGTCCCTGGTTCCTGGAAGCGCACGTGCCGGTAGAGGCCCTCGTCCTTGAGCACGATCATCCGGTGATTGGTGACCGAGCACTGCAGCATGGACAGTGGGGTGTGCGGCGTCGTCACGAGCGATTCACCCGCAACTCAGCGGTAACCGTGCACCAGTCGCTGCCCTTCTTGTCGCCAGCCATGTCGCGACCGGCGACGTGATGGGTGACCTTCAGTGGCTTCTTGGGGTCGATACCGAGGCCCTCCGCTGCATCGGCCCAGTCCCGGATGGACTGCAGCGTGAGCACCTCGTCGGGGTCGACGTTGAGCTTGAGTTCGATCACTTCACGTACTCCACGTAAGAGTCGTTTTCCCCACCGAGGTGGGCAAGGCGCGCGGGAATGGACAGGCCCGCGTGTCCGACGTGAGCCTCACCGGTCACCGACAACTCGCGAGCGGCAGCGCGGTCGATCTCCTTGCCCTCGTAGAAGTACCTCATTTTGCTCCTTCTTGGTAGTCGCTATACGGATTCTACAGCCTTGCGGGATCGCGATCGTACTGAATCATGGCCGCCTTCTTGGCCAGCTCCTCCTCGATCCATTTCTGCGACTCCTTGACCTTGACGTCGAAGTAGCCCTGTGGATCGTTGGGGTCCGCACGCGGCAGCACCCGGTAATTCAGATGGTGGATCTGGGCGTACTGAATCCACCATTCGTCACTGATCTCACGGCGGTCACCGCCATAGCGCAGCGGATCGGGCTCGAACGGAATCTCCGACGGCGTGATGATGTACAGATCGCTCTTGAGCGCATCGGCCTGCTTGAGCAGGGCCATGGGTGGATAGTCCCGCAGCCGGGGGAGGCTCCAGGTGTCCAGGCTGTCGTAGTGATTGGCCCAGTACTGCCAGTAGCCGTGCGTGCTGTACAAGTCGGTGTCCTGGACGCGCAAGGGTGTCCTGAAGGGCATCCGCTGCAGCGCCGCCTGACCGCGCCAGATGTTGGTCATCGACTCGATCGTGATGCGATTTTCAACGTTCTCCAGGTACGGCCTGGCGAACTCCACGGTCTGGTCGCACCAGTTGTTGCGCTGCAGCTCACGGGTCAGCCGGGTCTTGCCGGTCGACTCCGCACCGAAGATGGTCACCGTGGTCTGCAGGAATTTGCGGAACTCCGGGAGGATCAGCCCGAACTTCTTCAGCGGCTCCTCGCGGATGGCGGTGCCGCTGACCCGGTTCATCACTCGTTCGACGTCGAAGGGCATCCAGATGGCATCGGTCATCTCCGCACACCACTTGCAATAGGGCTCACTGCCGACGATGTAGTCACCGGGCTGGATGCCCATGCCCAGCAGCATGCCCTGCCACAGCTCGCGGAACCCCTGGCCCTGGGCATCCTCGGGCAGCTGCTTGTGCAGGTGGAACAGCTTGACGTTCGAGGCCAGCTTGAAGTCATTCTTGATCGCCAGCTCCAGCGCGCCCTTGCGCTGCCAGACCATCGGCTCCGATGGCATCGTCCCCAGCATCACCGTGACACCGTCCTCGGCCAACAGAGAGGCGTAGCGGATCAGCTCCATGTGCCCCACCGTCGGCGGGATGCAGGTGAGCATCACGAACGCTCTGGCCATCAGAAGTCTCCTCGGGCGGCCTGCGTGGCGGCGATCTCGTCGGGTGTTGCCTCACGGACTCCGACCGCTTTCCACTCCCTGCTGCGATTCCACATCCAGAAGCCAACCACGGTGTTGACCAGGAATAGCACGTACTGGAAGCCAGCCAGCGGCAGACCCGAGCTGAAGTAGGTGTAGATGGCGGCCACGTTGACCACGGCCCATACCGCCCACGTCTCCAGCTTCTTGTTGTCCAGCAGCATCTGCGCCAGCACGGTGCCGATCAGAATCAGAGCGTCCGCCGGGGCGAACCGTCCTCCAAGACCCTCCACGATCTCCACAGCACCCCAGTAGGTCAGCGCCGTCAGGATGACGTACATCGGCAGCCAGCGCAGCTTCAGGCGGCTCACAGAACGAGCCTGGTCGTCCGAACGCCACCGGAACCAGCCGTACACCAGGTACGGGCACAGGTAGGCGTTCAGAATGGCCGAGGCAGCCAGGTCACTCTGCCAGAACAGCACCGCGTAGGCCGCCGTGCTCACCGCGCCGATCGGGTAGTTGATCCGGCGCTGACGCACGCACAGCCAGGTGCAGGCATAGCTGGTGTAGACAGCGAACGCCTCCAGCGGGTTGATGCCATCAGGGAGCCAGCCTGCCCACAGAGCGATGGCGTAGCTACCACTGGTGAACAGACTGGCCAGCGCGAACGCTTCCACCAGATGACCGATCAGCTTCTCGCGTCGGATGACCTTGGTGTAGTACTCCGGGACTGTCATTTCTTGTCTCGGTTGTAGGCGTCCCAGTTGCAGCTCAAACCACCCGAGCTGTTGCCGACGCACCAGACCTCACCGCCATACTCGTCCGCCGGGAGCCAGGCCCCGGTGTTGGTGATGCCCTCGATGCCGCAGCCGGTCAGGACGACAGCCAAGGCGGCCATCCCGATGATCATCTTCTTCACTTCTTGCTCCAATCGCAGCTCAAGCCGCCGTAATCGACGGGCATCCATACACACGGAAGTGTGCGCCCGTCCTTGAGGTTGATGTCGATCTCGTAGGTGTAGGGGACCGTGCCGGTGTAGCCGCGATCCTGGACGGTGGCCTCTTCTTTGGACACGGTGTCGCAGCCAACCAAGAAGATCATGACTAGCCCCAGGAGGACCCCAAGCGCCATGGCTTGAAAGAGGGCCTCCAGACGCTCCACCCGGCCCTGGAGTGTGATGGTGCCAGAGGCATCACGGTCGAAATGCTTCATCGCCGTCGCATCCTCACGGTGATGCCCAGACGGGTCTCCAACTCGGTCATGCGCTCTTGCAATGCGACCTCGCGGTCGGGCTCCTCTTCGGTCTCTCGCACGATTGTCCTCGCTGCTCGGATGGTGGCCGCCACGATCTCGTCGATCGTGGCGGTTTCGACGTTCAGCCGCCGGTAGTCGGAGTTGGGCTCGTGCAAGAACTCCAGCTTGCCGGTGCGGTAGGACAGACGTTTCTTGCCCCGCCAGTTGGTCTCCAGTTCCTTGCTCCACAAGGTTCCCCACACCTCACCAGCGCGAAAGTCCAGCTCCAGGAGCCAGCCGTAGCCCTTGGGTGGCGCAGGCATCGCGGGTTCCAACTCGGTGACGTAGCCGCCGTTCACGCTCCCGGTCATCGTGCCTCCAATTGTTCGACGAGCAGATCGAAGGTGCCGACCTGGACCAGACCCTTGAAGAGCAAGCCCATGGCCACGATCCATAGAACGGAAGTGACCGTCGCGGCGAGAACCGACCCGATGATGGTCTCGGCTTGTGCCATCCCCATCATGAAGTACAGGCAGATGAAGTAGGCGATCGCAGCCAGCGGCAGGTAGCTCATTGGACCACCTGCGGTGGCAGCATCAGTTCGACCCAGGTGGTGGGCTCCGGGGGTGCCAGCGGCACCGTGGGGCTCAGCAGGTCCTCGATGTACTGATCGAGAAACGGGGTGATCTGCTCCTCGGGCTGGACGGTGTAGACCGTTTCCGAAGGTTGGGCTTCCGGCGGGTTCTCCGGTGAGGTACCGCAGGCACTCAGTCCGAGCGCGGCGGCGACCGCCATGGTGGCGATGAGGGTACGGTTCATGGTCTCTTCCTGGTGGGTGATTGGATACTTACTATAACACTTCTACAGGGTCAGTAGCCCAGTGCGCGGGCGCGGCGAGCCTCGTTCTCCTCCCGGTTGTTGCGCTCCTCGCGCTCGCGACGATTCCGGGCCTTGGACTCTTCCTCAGTCTCGGCGATCGTGGCCTTGAGTCGGTCGATCTCGTCCAGGGCCTCCAGGTGACTGTCCAGGACCTGGGCGTAAGAGTTGCTGTCCACGTAGAAGCTCATCTTGTGGGCAAACCGACGCTTGTCCTGCAGCGTCTCGCGCTTCATCATTTCTCGCCTCCGGTGATGTCATTGATGGTTTGGTTGGCCATTGCCCGCACCGAGCAGGCCAAGGCCAGCGGGATCAGCAGGACCGCGATGACGGCCACCCAACCCCACATCAGTTCTTAGCCCTTCCATCGGTGTAGGCGGTGTAGGTGCGGGTGGCCTCACGCTTGCCACCGTTGTCGATCGCGACGAACTGGTCGGTCATCACGATCAGACCCCGCAGTTCCTCGGCGGTAGCCTGTTCGATCTGCTGGCGCATCTTGTTGACGGTGCGCTTGATGACCGCCGAGTTGTCGCTGTAGTTGCCACGGCAGCCGCAGGCGCAGCCCAACTTGCCGGAGTAGGTCAGCGAGATGGGCTTGTCCAGCTCGTTGAGTGCCCGGTTCTTGAGGATGATGGTCTCGGTGGACAGATCGGTGACGAGAGGCATGACGCCTCCTTTCGGTGGGAGGGACTGGCAGGTTAGAGGAAGGCGGAGACGGCGTCGTCCAGGGCGGCGAAGATGGCCGAACGGCCCGCGTAGGAGGGACGTGAGTCCTCGTACTCACCGTCGGTCAGCTCGCCGACCGAGATACCCAGCGCGTCAGCTTCGGCCTCGTAGCGCTGCTGATCGGTCATCTGGTTGTCCTCGTCGGCCAGAGCGGCCTCGGCAGCGTTGTCATCGAACTCGACGCCGTCGACCAGGATGGTGAAGTTGGCGACCGGGGTCTCGTCGATCTGATGGGCCTTGATGGCGAAGGTGCGACCGTCGAGCTTGACGACGTAGTTGACGGTGCCGTCCTTGAGAGGAAAGGCGGTGGCGACACCCTCGGCGACGAAGAGGTCAACAACAGAGCGGTCGTAGCGGGCGGCGGCAGTGGCGGCGATGGTAGGCATTTCGTCTCCTGTGGGTGGTTTCGTGCGGTACCTGTTAAGTATGACAGAGACTAGAACCTATTGCAACCCCTGATCAGTAATTGCGCGTCATCAGCATCCAGGTCTCGACCGTGGACTTCTTGTTCCGATCGCGCGGGCCGACGCTGTCACTGGTGCTGACGTATTGGCCATTCAGGGCGGCCTGATCCCTGGGAGTCTGGAAGGTGGCCGAAGTGATCGCGCCCAGGTAGTTGTAGGTGACCCGAATGTCCTCGGTGAGACGGAATCCCTGCAGGTCGGCAATGATGCGCAGCTTGTGGTCGGGAGGCAACTGCACGGAGGCATGAAAGGTATCGGACCAGGCACGATTCTCCGCCAGGGTCCACCCCGTACGCTCAGCTAGAGTGCGCAGGTCTTCGCGAGTCTTGGAGAGCTTGTTGGTCATGGTCTAATTAAAGCAGACTAGAACGACATGGCGCAAGCGCCTAGAACCCGCAGGGTACGTCAGAGCCCTCATCGCCCGCGTGGCTCTCCAGCTCGGAGCTGCCGTCGGAGTAGTACACCCGGACTGCCGAGTGGTGGCCGCACATCTCAGCCTCACGCCTGACCACTGTCGATTCGGGAGGGTCGAACGTAGCGCACCTTGGTGCCTCGTCCCACCACGGGTGCGGGGTCCAGGAGACCCGATCGATCTCATCGCGGAGCGGCCCGATGCCCTTCCTCATTTGTTCATCGTCCTCGCGTCGTACTGCTCCTGAGTCTCGCACCAGCACCGGTCATTCCACTGGTTGGTGCAGGTGTGCCTTGGCAGATCTCCTCGCGCGCGGGCGCTCTTGGTCCACTCCCGGCTGGTCTCCTCACGAAGCTCCCGCTGATCCTCGGGGAAGGACGCGGGGCGCGTGGCCCTGCGCCTCATTGCATCCAGTCCGGGCGCGGGTCGATGAAGTCGCTGATCGAGAAGACACACATCGGCGGCGCGGGATGCTCGTCGGTCTCCCACTCGCCGCACCCGTGGCAGCGATGGGTCAGCTCGCCGTCGATCATCATCAGATCGCTGCTGTAGATCAGCTCATGGCTGGTGGGCTGCTCACGGACCCCGGCGGCTACCTCCAGGGTCACCAGGCCCAGCCAGACGTGGCTCCTGGTGCGCGGGTCCCAGAACCGATCGCGGCGTTCGCGCCACTGGACACCGAAGGGCTTCATGTCGTCGATGGCATGTCGGGCCATCAGTACCCCCTCCGAATGCTCCAGTAGATGCGCTTGGCGCAGGCGGCCTCGTTGCTGCAGATCACCTCGGTGACGGTGCGCGGGTAGGGCTGGTAGCCGCGCGTGCCCTGGCGACCGCACAGACAGCAGAACTTCATCAGGCTGTAGTCGTCCATCACCATTTCCATCCTGCCGGTTTACCCACCTTGCGCCACACCCGCTTGTCACAGGCGATCGACGCCGTGCAGCGGTACTGGCCCTTGTGCTTGCCCCAACGCACCTCGTGGAAGCCACGAGTGCCGACGCGCTCGCACAGAAAACAGACGCGGCTAACGGGTCTGTGTGCCATCGTGCACCTCCATCAGGCTCCAGTGGTCCCATTGCGGCGGCGTGGTGCCAAACAGGGCGTGCATGCGGATCTCCGCCACGATCGTGGCCCAGGGGACCATTACCAGGCCACCAGAAGGATGCAGCGGTCCCGGTGGCCGGTCCTGCAGCGCGCGCAGGCGTAGGCGGCACCAACCTCGGGGTGGTCGTGACAAGACCGCTGTCCCAGCGCGCCCAGCGGCGCGCTGCGCCCAGAGGCCAGGGCGTGCAGCTTGCGCGCAGGCGGAGTGTAGGGCCGATCGAGCTGCCACGCCTTGATGCCCTCGATAGACAACCCCGCGCGGTAAGTGCGCTCCACCTGACCGCTGTACACAGTGATCCAGCCCCGGTTCTCCAGCTTCCTGGCCGTCGGCTTGGTGGAGTTGGCGAAGGTCCAGACCTGCTCACCGAGCCGGTACCGGGCAGCCAGCACCTCCATCATCAGGTCTTCGCTGGGCGAGACGTCGGCGGCGCTCATCGTTCCCGCTTGATCGTCATCAGCAAGCGCTGGTGAGCTGAGGGCGCGGGGTGGTTGACCCGGCTGGCGTCGTAGCGATTCTCCCAGCCGGTGCGCATCCAGTGCCCAAAGGACCAGAAGACCTGGGGAGACTTCATCGACGGCGTCCAGCCGTTCTTGTGGTGGACCCCCATCACTGCCTCCGCTTCTTCTTGGACTGATTCTCGGCCTTGCGAGTACCGACGAATCGACCACCGGCAGGCAGACCCCGATCGTAGGTGTAGTCAGTACCACCACCGTGGGACTTGATGTCGGTGATGATCCGCTCATGCTCCACGGTGATGATCACCCGGTCGCCAATCTCAAAGTCGCTCATCATTCCCCCTGATTCGGTGCGATCTCGTCGGCCAGGTCAATCAGCTTCTGGGCCAGGTCCTGGTCTTTGGTGTACCCCACGACGATCGCGGCAGCGTCGTGCAAGGTGGCAGCGGACTTGAAGCGCAGCTCGCGCTGGGCCGGGGTCAAGGGCTTGGGCTCAGTAGACATCGTCGTCCTCCTTGTCGAGCACCAGGGCCAGGGCCTTGGCGATGAATACGCCAGCGAGACCAATGACCAGCATCGGTACGGCAATGTAGCCCATCAGGCCCCAGAATTGATCCCACGGGAACTCACTCACAGCTTTCACAGCTTCACGTCTCCGGTTCGGTAGAGGATGGCCAGGGCGGTGCTGACCTGCGGACCCATGGTGTGACTCAGCAGGGTGACGAACGTGCGGGCGAAGTCCGGGCCGTGACCATGGGACTTGCTGTAGTGATGGGCCAACTCGTGCAGGACCACGGTCTCCCGCAGTGCCCAGCCCGATCCGCTGGCCATCTTGGTGGCCTTGGTGTTGATGGCGATCGTGTTCAGCCGGTAGTGCGCGGCAGTGTCGCCCCGGCGCTCGCGGACGTGGACGCGGCCCACCTTGCCGAACGCACCGATCACGTTCGGGTTCAGGGTGACCAGGTCCACGTAGCGCTGGACGGCGGCCAGGTCCTCGAACTTGCGCTCGGGCTCCAGCTGCAGTGGCACGCCGTGGAGGTTGATGTTGCCTCCCACGTTGTCGTACAGCCACTGCAGCTGGTGCTCGGCGGAGTAGACCTTACTCTGCTGGAAGTCTCGGTTGCTCATGAGATCTACTCTAGCACATAGAACCCCGGAAGGTCTAGGCGATAGCCTTGCGTGATCCGATCGATGCCGAGCTGGAGATCCGGGCGTTGGCACCGGCAGCCGAGCCCGCGCGCGAGGAGGTGTAGGCACCGCCACCGCTCCAGCCACCCCGGTAAGAGCCACGGGCGTTGGACTTCTCCTTGTACAGGTTGGCCACGGCCTCCTTCTTCTCGACCAGCACCAGGGCGTAGCCGACATCGCCCTTGGCCTGCTCGGAGCCCTGCAGCATCTCGGAGGCGTGGACCTTCTCCATAGCATCGAACTTGGCCTGGGCCAGGCGCGAGCCGACGCGGCGGGCGAAGGACTGCTGGAAGTCCAGGCGCGCGGTCAGCCAGCTCACCGGCTTCTCCTCGCGACCGACCCATTCCTCGACAATGTCGTTGTGCCAGTAGTAGCGCTCGTACTCCGTGCGCGAGATCTGCTTGCCGGTGACCTTGTTGCGGTAGATCCAGCGGCCACCGACAGTGCGGGTGTCCTTCTTCCACTCGCCGGTCTTGCGGTACTCCGCAGCGGCGGCGGCCATCTGGACTGACAGGCTGGTGAATAGCGCCTCGGCGACGTCGATGTCCTCCTCGAACCCGAACGCGATGACGTAGGTCGAGTTGCGGGCGATGTTGAACTTGATGTCGTTGACCTCGGCGATGCCCTGGAAGAGTCGAACCAGGGTGTTGAGGCCCTTGGTGCCGCGCACGCCCATGGTGATGGTGCGCACGACGGGGACGGTGCGCTCCTTGGCGATCGTCATGTGGCGGGCCTTGGCCAGGTCCACCGAGTAGGTGGTCGCCAGCTCTTGGGCCTTGCGCATGAAAACCTCGGCCTCGGCATTGGTGCCAGCGTTCTCGGCCTGATTGAGGATCTTGGCGATCTTGGCGGTGATGGAGTCAGACACTGGGTGTCTCCTTCTCGTGTGGGTGAGGTGTAGGTGCCCACTAATCATGACAGAAGCTAGAACGAAATGCAAGTCATGATGGCAAACGAAAACAGAATGGTCGCCACCACCAGGCCACTGATGTAGCCGTACCAGAACATACGACTCGGGTCACCCATCAGAACAGCTTCAACCATCCGGTGACCGGGGCGAGCTTCTCGTCAGTGTCAGGCCCCACCGCGATGCAGGTGAACGTGGTGCGCCCACCGAACTCGGTGAGCCCGTTGTCGAGGATGGGCGCGGCGATGAGCCCCTGGGCCAGCGCGTCGGTGTAGACGTCACTCAACTGGACCTCGGACTCCGCCCGGACGACGACCTTGGTGAAGCTGTTCTGCAGCCACTCGTCGACCAGCAGAGCCTTCTTGGACCACTCCGCCGTCTCCTCCTCGGTGCCACTGAATCCCTGCAGGTAGGGCAGGACGGCGGCCATGGAGGCGTGGGCGGCCTGGGCCATCAGCTTGCCGCTGCGGACCTTGTGTCCCTCGGTGTTGCGGAGATCGGTCCGCATGACGATGACCTGCTTCATTTGTAGTCCTCGAAGTAGCTGATGGCGAGCTTAACGCCGTCGATCTTGGCCGACAGACGATTGCGCTCGGCACGCGCGGCGCTCGGATGCAGCTCATCGTGGCGCTCCTGCAACCGGGCCACGGCCCGCTGTAGACGGGACTTGATGTCGGGATCGTGGGTCACCTGCAGCTCGTAGCCCATCACCATCAGCTCGTCGCGGATACGCGCGCTGATCACCTTGACGTCGTGATTGCCCTGGTCGTCGGTGAAGTCCATGCCGAGCATGGCGGCCTCTAGAACCGCGTGGGCTTCAGGCCCGCTCTTGACCGTCTTGATGTAGATCGATGACGTCATGTGAAAACCTCCGTGATGAGTAGGTAGATGCCGTATCCCAGGGCGAACAGGATGAACGCTGCCAGGATGACGTGGATGATGATCAGGATCACCGCGCGGTCCGCACCACGCACAGGTTGGAGGTGACCAAGTCGATCTGCAGCGAGTCACCACCGTTGATCTCGACACCCTTGACTCCACGGTCGCGGCTGTACTTGACCATGATGTCGTGATGAAACTCGTCGTCGTTGTGCGGGTTGAAATGCACGGTCTGGTAGCCGTAGTGCTCCGGGACGTAGATGCGGTTGTCGTAGTCGCCGTACCAGATGCTGGTCTTCTCCACGGTGCCCAGGTGCTCGGCGAGCTTATCCTGGGCCACCTTGGTGGCGCGGCGGCCCTCAGTGAGGCGCTTCTGCGCCCAGGCGGGCAGCTTGTCCTCGCGGGGGTCCGGGGTAGCCAGCTCCTCGGGCTTGAGTGGGGGAGGGTGTCGTGTGCTCATGATTGCCTCCTCAGGCGGTTGCGTAGATCTCGATGTGCCAGGTGGTGCTGACGGGGGTGGGTTGGGTGGTGTCGTCGTCGGGCACCAGCGCAACGCTGGTGATCTTCCAGGCCATGTCGTCGAAATGGATGGTCTGACCCACCACGGGCATGACCGGCATGCCGTTGAACCAGCGCGTGACCTGGATGCTGCGCGGGAAAGCTCCGGGGTCCGGGTTGTCCTTGTACCCGGTGACGTGCATCCTCATCAGGCTGCCGCGCGCTTGATCGCCTTGCGGATCTTCTCAGAGGCGCGGAAGTCAGCATGCCAGCGATCCTCGATCTTGGCCGAGCCATAGAAGTTGACGTCGAAGTAGTCGACCTGGATCTCGCTGGCGTCGTAGTTGTAGGACGAATGGATGTCCTTGAGAACCTTCTCGACACCCTGGCCCTTGATGGTCAGTACCTCGGAGGTGCGACCACGCGAGCAATCCCAGTGGTTGCAGCCGGTCTTGGCCTGGCCGGGGCAGGTCTCCCACATGCCCTCCAGATCGATGGCGGTGATGTCGATCGAGCGGCCACCGGAGTAGTTGTCCACCTTCACCGAGTAGTTGCGCATCCCACCGGGAAGCGTGCCCGTCTTGATCGCGGCCTTGATGTCAGCTCGCATGCTCTTGGCGATCTCGGAAGCGGTGACGTAGGTGGTGGGGCAGTTGCGTCCGGTGAACTTGCGCTCGTACATGGTGGTCTCCTGTGGGTGGTGGTTGCGTGTGTATTTAGTATAGCAGACTAGAACGATTGATGCAAACCGTTCAGCGCCCGCCATTGGCGGCGTAGTCATCGTTGGCGAGCTTGATCGCGGCCTGGTAGCCAACCCCTTTGCCGAGATCGTTGAGAACCTCGGTGCCACCATGACCCTGCCGGGTGCGCGGGACGGTGACCTTGGCGATCCATCCACCAAGCTCGTCGATCTTCTCGACGGTGTACTCGGTGCCGAAGTGGGTCTTGGCGGTCTTCTTGATGCCGTTGATGACGGTGGTGAACTTCAGTGCGTTGCTCATGACTCAAGTATGACAGACACTAGAATTTATCGCAAGCTCCCGCCATGGTCTGGCCGATAGACAGAGTGACGACCGAGGAACACCAGATTCATGCGCGCCTGATGTGCGTCGGTGGTCTTGTTGGTCGTCAGCGTGCGGCACTTCTTGTCTGGTAGCGATCCACACGTCGGGCAGGTGTATCGCGCGTAGTCGTAGGGGATGCGACGACGGTCGGTTATCTCATCCTCCATCTCCACTTGAGATTCCAGAACCTGGGCACGGTGGCGCACGGCGTGAAGGGCGGATGCCACCCACGCTGGCAGTACCACCCCTTCGGCTGGGGGCGCTGACACTGCTGCGGCACAACATCAGGTGTGGTCATCGGTGATTCCTCTCAGCGTTCTCCCGCGCCACCATGCGCATCGCCTCCCAGAGATCAGCCATGATGTTGTCCTCCGGGTGGCGCTCATACGGCGGGCACTCGGTGGCGCTGCGGTGATGCAGCCGCCCGTAGCCGCCCCAGTTCGTGTCCTTGCAATGCGGGTGACGACAGTACTTCTCCGGGTAGAAATGCTCCTGAAAGTGGTCACCGTGACCCTGGTAGGAGTAATCCACCGCGTGCCGGGGCTTGTGGTCGCCAGGATCACGCACACCGCTAGGGATCGACCGCTTGGCATGCCTGCCGTACAGGAACGCGCCGATGTCGGTCAGAGGGACGCTCATGATGCCTCCATCCAATCTGCCAGGTGAGAGATGACGTCCTCGTGGGTCAGTTTGCCCTCATCCAGCCGCAGCTCCCAGAGGAAACGCAACGCCTCGCCCACGCGCGGACCCTTGGAGAGGCCGGTCAAATCCATCACCTCGGCACCGGACAGGAAGGGCTCGGGATGACCCTCGGCCTCCAGTAGCGTCTCGATGCGACCGGAGAGGATGTCATCACCCAGCAGTTCCTCCAGCTGAGGCAGTAGGTCACCAGAGATGGCAACCACTCGCCGCACCATAGGCCAGGTCCATTCCGACACCTCCTGGAATCGCTGCACCCAGGTCACCAGGTTGGTGACGGAACGCTGACGCTCAACGCTCATCCTGAAGCGCTTGGTGATGTCGGTGACCTTGTGCGGGTCCACCTCCAGCAGCAGGTCCGCCCACGCGGACTCCAGAGTGGCGCGCTGCTTGATCGACGGCGCGGCGATCAGCTCGGGCAGGATCTCCTTGAGCAGGCCGGTGTGCAGCATCTCCGACAGCCCCCGGAACGGGTCCGGGCTCATCAGCATCCGATCCATCTCCACAGCCTTGCGCTCAGCACTGACCATGTGGATCAGCTCACGGTTGGCCGCGATGGCCAGCTTCTCCGCGTCACCGACCTTGAAGCCCAGCTGAGCAGCGAAGCGCACTGCGCGCATCATCCGCAGCGGGTCGTCGGTGAAGGTCTTGACCGGGTCCATCGGCGTCTTGAGCAGCCCCAGGGACAGGGCGGTCTTGCCGTTGAACGGGTCGATGACGTGGTCGTTGAGGCCGAGCTGAGTAACCTGCATGGCCATCGCGTTGATGGTGAAGTCGCGGCGCTGCAGATCCTCCTCCAGGACCTCGGTGAACGCCACCTCCGGCTTGCGGCCCGGACCGTCGGTGCGCATCGTGGTGATCTCCACATCGAATCCGTCACGGCGCGCGGCGATGGTTCCGAACCGGGCACCGACGTCCCAGATGGCGTCAGCCCACGAGGCCAAGATCGCCTGGATCTCATCCGGCTTGGCCGTGGTGGTGAAGTCCCAGTCCTTGACCTCGCGGTTCAGGAGTTTGTCCCGGACGCTGCCGCCGACCAGGAAGAGCCGATGGCCCGCCTGATCGAACTTCAGCCCGAGGCTGGAGAGAAGTTGGGGGTGCATGAAATCCATTCTAGCCGATAGAGGACTACAGGGTCAACTGAGTGCGTCGACCACAGCCTGGGCCTCGTCGAACGTGTTGACGGTGACCGTGGTCTTCTTGGCCTTGAGCTGGTACTTCATGTCGGTGACGACAAACCGCGTCAGGTAGGCGCGGCCCGACTGCACCACGATCTGCTCCACCAAGAAGCGCCCGCTGTTGCTCATCCACTCGCCGGGATAGTCGCCCGTGGGCAGCAGATTGCCCGGACGGGTGGCCTCGCGCTGGGGTGTGGGGTCCAGGTGGATCATCACCCCCAGCGCCGAGGACTCCATGCCCTTCTCCCGGCGCAGGTCCCGGATGGCCGCCGAGGGCTCGCGCTTCTTGCGCGGGCGACCGGGCGGGCGCTTCTTGGGCTTCTCGGTGAGCTTGGCGGGCTCGGGCGGGGTCCACGCAGGACGCTGTGGCCGCACAGGGCGCGGGTCAGGGTGGATGAGCTTGCCCGCGACCTTCTCGTGCGCGTAGGAACCGCACAGCATGCACTGCGGGGCGCGAGGGTCGTCCACGGTGAAGGGGTGAGCCTCGATGCGCATGTGCGCACGGGCGCGGTCAGTGCCCTCGTCACCGGTACGCCAATGGGTTTTGACCTTGGCGGGTGCCGTGCGTTCGATCGACGTGGAGGGCATGACCTTGCCGGTCCACAGCCGCGCGCCGTTGGGGGAGGGCATCAGTCGTCGATGCGCCGGAGTTCCCAGCCGTCACCACGGAGGTTGGAGGCCATCCCTCGCAGCTGGGCAAGGCTGACGTCGATAGAGGAGGCTCGCGCCGCCTTGAACAGGATCGCGGCGGGCTTGGCCACCGGATCGTGCAAGGACAGCGGACCCCAGCTCCTGATGACCTTGTCCAGGGACTGGCCGTGGGCGTCGTCCTCGTGGGAGCCATCCGGGCTGTCCACCCGAATGAATCCACCGGACAGTGCGTGATGCTCCCAGACGCTGCCGTCGGGCGTGGAGAACTGCTGGGGAGCCTTGAACGGCACGAGGTTTCCTTCCTTGGTGGAGATCTCTCTGCGCTCTGCGCAGTCGGGTGAGTTGGGAGACAGGCAGTGCGAAAAGCAACCGCACTCGATGCACTGACTGGGGCGTTGTCCCATCAGATCTCCTCGGTGGCCTCGACGCGGATGCTGGAGTAGCGCAGGTAGGCCGCGCTGTCCCAGGGGTAAGCCAGCGTGATGCCCGACTTGGCCTTGTTCCAGCGACCCACGTGGCCACCGGCATTCTTCTGGGCCAACTCCAGCGAACCTGCCCACTCGACGCGGACCTCGCCGTTGTCCTTCTCGAACACGGTGACGTAGGGCATCCGCTTGCCCTTGCGCTCGAAGGTCTCGCCGTTGATGGTGATCGCGTTGTGGGCCATGCATTAAGTATGACAGAGGCTAGAACTTATTGCAAGCCCCTTTTTTACGCGGTGCTCCAGGTGGTCGGACCAGCGACCTGACGCCGCAGCAGCACTGCACCCTTGGTGCAGGGGAATCGCTGAGCGCGACCTACGGCGGCCACAGCGGACGACTCGCTCTTGTGCTCCAGGATGACGCCACCGGGATAACGCACTGCGTACTCCTTGAGCATCAGAACCCCACGTCCTCGACCGTGGTGACGACCCGACACAGGCGAACCTGGGAGAAGTCGCCGGAGTCGCGCAGGCCCTGGGCCATGGCTGCAGCGGCCTGCTCCGGGAAGCCGTCACCGATCACCAGGAACTTGGGCTCGTCAGAATCCTCGGCCTTCCACTCCAGACGCCAGGTGATCTTGCTCTTCATGCCTTCAGGTCCTCTCGTAGCTCCATCAGTAGCTTGCCCAACAGGTTCTCCCCCGGCACGGCGATGTGCCTGGGGCAGTTGCACGAGCCCCAGGTCTGGTCGTGCCAGGTGTTGCCCTCGACCAGCAGCTGCCCTTCAGTGGCCAGCAGCTTGGCCTTCAGGTCGGCGTGCTGAGTGAACTTCGCCCGCAGTACCTTGGCCATCCAGGGGACCTTGTAGTCCTCCCAGTCGGACCGCAGGGCCAGCTTTTGGCCCGCTCGTTTGGCCTCACCGGCAGTCGGCAACTGAGCGATCCGCAGCACCTCGGGGATCGTGCGGGCCTTGCCCGCCTGGTAGGCGTGCTCGGTGGTGGGGTAGACGATGTCCTCGACCGACACCGACGCCAGGTAGAAGTTGCTCAAGAACCGGTACTCCCCGTCAAACGAGGTGATCGCCTTCAGGTCCGGGTTATTGGACCGCATCTTGTCCCGGCGCAGCTGCCAACAGGCCCAGATCAGGTCCTTGTCGTCACTCTCCTCGGCAGCGTCGAAGGCGTACAGGAACGCCTCAATCTCGTCGTGATTCTGCGGCCACTTGGGGTCATCCAGGTTGGTCATAGCACTGTTGCTTCCGGCCTACTACCCTCACGGGGCGGCTTTGGCGAACCCAGGATGTACGCCTCAAACTCCTTCGCGACATCGAGCACGTCGCGAGTACTGCTGTGCTCTGCAGGAGAGCAGAACGTCGCGGCGGCCACGATAGCGGTCTTCCTTGCCGCCATCGCCTCCAGTCTGGCGGTCACCGCAGCACCAGTACCTGGGTGTTGGGCATCAGGTTGCGGTTCACCGAGGTGGATTGCACGAACACGTCGTAGTCCTTGTGGTGAGCCGGATCGACCTTGACCTCGTAGTCGGGCAAACCGAGCAGCTGACGGGCCGCAGCGCCCGTGTAGACACCCTTGGCACCCCGGATGGCGATCTGCTTGGACGCCTGGATGGTCTCGCGCTTGGTCAGCTGGTAGAACGCGCTGCCCTTGCGGTAGGGCTCGCCGCTGGACTCGGCCACGAACTCGTCGATCCGGCACTTCTCCGGGCCGACGTTGTAGAGGTCGAAGTCCTTGCCCTTGATCGGGATCAAGTTGACCTTGACCTCGGCCAGGCTCGGGGTGGTGATGCTGAACAGCTGCTTGGTGCCACGCACGCCCGCGCGGCGGGCTTGCATGAACGACTCGGTGGCGTCGCGCATGACCTCACCGGCTTTCTCCAGGCCCTGGTGGTCATTGACGTCCCAGACAGCGATGTTGGCCGCCGGGAAGCCGTTCTGCTGCGCGCGGCTGCGACCGTACTCGTCTGGGACGAACGTGGCCACGGTCCAGTGCTCGGGCAGCCGGTCGATACGGGTGCGCAGCGTGTAGCTGGAGTTGCGGGACACATTCTCGATACCGTCGGTGAGGACGTAGACCAGGAAGCTGTGCTCACCGTAGATCTCGGGGGTGAGGGTCAGGTCCTCGATCGCCTTGAGGGTGCCATCGATCAGCGGAGTGTTTCCGTACGGGCTGTAGAGGCCCGCGATGGACGGCATCCGCAGCACGTCCTTGTCCCAGACCAAGCAGTCGATCTTGGGATGCGGGTATCCGCCGAAGGTGTAGACGGTGATGCGAGTTTCCTGGTCCAGATCCTTGGACCGCTCCGCCAGATGTGCGATCTGGTTGTCAGCCACCTTGATGAGCGACTGAGCGTTGCGTCCTTCCATCGACGTAGAGGCGTCGAGTACCAGGACGATGTGGTTGATGATGTTTGCCGGTGCGGCTACTGCAGACATGGCTTTTACTCTGTTCTGTGAGTTCTGATTGTGTGTGGTGGTTTGGTGCGGTGTCTCGGGGGGTGAGCCTACCCCGAGACGTCGACAAGGTGAAGGGTCAGTCTTCGTCGGAGTAGCGCAAGGTGCCGTCGTCGTCGCGGACGACGGTCTGGCGGATGTCCTCGATCCAGCGGATGCCCTTGCCTCCGCCACCGGCCTGGATCTTGGTGATCTCCTCGCCCATCATCCAGCGGTTGTACGCGCCGATGACGGTGTCGAAGTTGCGCAGCAGGAAGGGCAGGTGCGTGCCGCCAGTGCGCACCAGCTGGCCCGTACGGCTGATGTAGCGACGCACCGGCTTGACGATGTTGCCCAGGCCCGACTCGGAGCTGTAGGTGCCCTCGGCGATGGCGGTGAAGAACTCGGCGATCGTGTCGGGGTTGGCACCGTCGCGCTCCATGATGATGGCCAGCGCGGTCAACGGACCCTCGGCGATGGCCCGCTTGGGCTTCATCAGACCACGGCCCAGCTGGTTATCGCTGCTGACCATCAGGTTGCAGCTCTTGTAGACCGAGGCGGCCCAGGAAGCCCAGCCCTCCAGCTCGTCGCGGTTCTCCACGATCGTCTCGGCGACTCTGGCCCGGTTGGTGGAGTAGCGATCCAACTCGCGGTCGCCCTGCATCAGGATCAGCTGAGCAGCGGCCATCGTGGAAGCGTTGCGCAGCTTGTGACCCTGCAGCTTGAGCACCTGGGGCACCGTGCGGATCATGTCGCCGGTGTCGATGGTGGCCAGGCAGTCGATACCGAGTCCGCGCACCACGAGCAGTGGTACTGTCTTGCGCGCCTTGGTGATGGCCGTCAGGCGGTGCTGTCCGTCGATCAGACGGCCCTGACTGTCGAACTTGATGGTCTCACCGTTGAAGGCGAAGCTACCGTTGAGGATGTCATTGGTCCGGTCTTCGATGCGGGTGCTGTTCATATCCCGGTTGTTCGGGATGTTGAGCTTGAGCCACTCGGCGGCCAGCTCCGGGGTCACACGAACGTATTCGACGATGATGGTGTTGCCGGTCGGGTCCGTGAAGATCATGTCATTGGACGCGGTCCCTGTGGGGTGGAACGAAACGGACGTCATGATTCCTTCTCTGTGGGTGGATCGGTGCAGTTGTAAATCGGGCGTGGACCGGACGGGACTCGAACCCGCATCTCGCGCATACGTCGGCTCTACTCCGGGGACTTGAGCTACCGGCCCTTAATCTATCGCGGGCGTCGGGGAATCGAACCCCGATAGCGGCCTCTCGATGGCCGCGCTGACCTTTCAGCGCCCTCGGAGAGCGACAGGGAGCTACCCCGTCCTCTCCTGTGTCGGTTCCAGGAGAGAGCTGTACCGATTCGGCAGCGGCGGCTAACCCTGCTCCCCTTCGGTCTCGTTCTCCTGGTCCCTCATCTCGCTTCAGGCTCACAGTCGCCATAAACCCAGGCCCTATCACGAGATTGCTCCCCGCCCAGGTCTCGAACCTGATAACCACGCCTCGCGAAAGGTCGTTGCGCCCACCTGCTGGGCTGCGGGGACTAGAGAGGTCATCGGGGCTCGAACCCGATACGGTCTGACAGAGGCGGCCACCTCCATCAGCGCACTGCCTTCCGTTTTCATCTCGCCCTGCCACGTCCGGGATGGCCGTCCCTCGCGCTTTCAGGTCCGATATAGGCAGTTGACCCCATGTGGCAGTACGATGCCAGCGCTCGGTCAGGCCGAGGGGTTACCAGCGGACTTCGGGCCGGTCTTGCCCGCTCCACCGCCGCCGAAGCGGATCGGCGGGTGGCCGTCGTCGCCGATGCTCCACGCCTTGCGCGGCTCCTTCTTGCCCTCGTAAGGCTTCATGGTGTCGTCGTTGCGCGGGGTGCAGATGCTGCCGAGTGCCGGGAGTCCGGGGCAGGGCGCTGCGGAGGCGACAGGAGCGCCGATGCCGGTGGCGGTGACACCCGCGATGGCGAGGGCGATGAGAGTCTTCTTCATGATGGAAAGTCCTTCCGTTTGACGGTTGTTTGATTGGTTCTACACAGATACTACAGGGCGTTCTCTCGATAGTCTAGCAGCTATCAGTCCTCGTGTGTCACCTCCGCATTCATGGCCCAGGTGAGCAGGTGGGTCAGCACCGGCGCGGCATTGATGGTGACGACATCGGTGCTCGGCGGTTCACGCGTGGTCCAGTAAGTCACCTCGATCTCCGCACAACCCTGACGGAACTCCACGGTCTGGATGTCGCTGGGACTGATGGAGGGCCAGTCGTGGGCCGATTCGTAGACCTCGTTGCAGATGGCCCGCTTGATGCTCACTTCTTCTCCTGGGCGTCAATCCATGCCCGGACAGCGGGACGCATACCGCCGTTGCGGTGCTCCTGGATGCGCTTGATGCGCGCCAGGTCAAGACGGTACTCGCCCCAGGCGAAGGTCAGCGCCCACCAGTGGCGCTCGAAGAAGTCATGCAGTCGGTTCATGCGTAATGCCTTTCTTCCAGAACGAAGGTGCCGGTGCGGATCAATTCGGAGACGACTTCCAACTTCCGACGCTTGATGTGCTTGGTGCACACGATCGGATGGCCGGGTTGACCAGAATCCCAGTGCCGATAGGTGGCGCGGCGGAGCTGGCCCGACACCGTGTACTCGATGTAGAGAGCCTCGTCAGTAGAGGTGACCAGCTCGACATACGTGCCGCCACTGCCGTGGTTGATGTCTCCGGATGCGTCACGAACCCACAACTTCTGCTGGCGGGTGACTTCGCTGATCTTCTTACGGTCGGTGTCGCGGCTCATGACTCAAGTATGACACAAGCTAGAACTTATTGCAAGTCCTTGAGTGCGTTCTCCCACGCCACAGTGATCGCCAGGTCCTGGAATCCGAACTCCCACTCGACATGGCGGGCGAAGTCCTCCCAGTCGTCATAGTCGGGCACCAGACCGTTGTAGCAGTCCTTCGCGTGACCGTACCGATAGGAGTCGTATCCACAGGCCCAGCAGCCAGGGCCGAGCGTCAGGTCGCAGTCAGGCATCAGAGATTCACCTTCATCTGTGGCCACGCGGGCTTGAACCGCAGAAAGGCCATGCCGTTGACGCAGACCCAGATGCGACCATCGCTGGCCACCTGGACACCGACGTCGACCATCTTGCCCTCCTCGGCGAACCGGTTGATCTCGTCGATGATCTCGGCGTGGTTACAGATACCCAGGCTGCCCTGCTGATGGACCTCGGGATATTCGTCGATCATGAGAGTCTGGTCACCTTGGCATGGGCGGACAGCTGGTTGATGTGCGGCTCCCCGGTACAACGCACTCCCGCTAAGCTAACCGCGCCCTCGGCGCTCACACGCATCCACTCAACGGTAAACCAAATAGAGCCGATGAGCTGAACACGGTCACCGATCTGGATCTCGGTGGCCAGGACGACGCGGGCCGCGCCGATCACAGAGTCACCTCGGCGGCAATGATCGCCACCAGCATCGCGGCGGCCACGATGCCGCAACCGATGCCCATGTTGATCGCGGCTCCACCGATGACGAACCCGGCGATAGACAGTCCCGCCACGATCGCCAGCAGAGTCAGGATGAACGCCATCAGGCACCGAACCGATCCAGCTCGTCGTGGATCTCGGCGTCGATGCTGTCCTCGACGTCGGTGGTTTTGGAGAGGTCGCGGATGTGGACCTCGATGACGTCTTCGCTGTGGAAGGGGCGGACCATGACCGCGCCGCACTTGTCGCGGCAGACCGCGATGATCTCGACGTGCTCGGTGCCCATCGCGACCTCTTCCTCCTGAGTGCGGTCAACGACGGTGTAGATGGCGGTCTCGTGGATCTTGAAGGTCTCGTTGCTCATGACTCAAGTATGACAGACACTAGAACGATATGCAAGTCTTTCGGCTCGCATTCTCTCGTGCACCATGTCCGGTGACATGCAGCTGTCGCAGGCCCAGACGCCCAGAGCGGGCCATTCCGGGGGCACCCAGTGGGCACCAGGTGAGCGGCAGGCCGAACAGATGCCCAGCCCGACGCTCACCCCGGTGATCGGTCGCATTTACTTGGCCGCGTGCGAACGCAGGGCGTTCGACTTGGTGACCGTGACGCGCTGACCGCAGTCGTTGCAGATGCCGTAGTTACCGGCGCAGTAGCCCAGGCGGGCGGTCGCGCGATCGTAGTTGTGGGTCAGCGAGCCCTTGCACTTGCTGGCCTCGGCAGCCGCCTTCTTCTCAGCCTTGGCCTTGGCCTCGGGCGAGACGAACATCTTGGTCGGCTGGGCCAGGATCTCGACCGGAGCGGAGGGGAAGCACACGGTGCAGGCCATGCAGCCAGCGGCCTCGACGATCTCGGCCTCGTCCTTGCCCGAGTAGTCGATCATCCAGGCGTACTGCGTGGTGATGAAGCAGGTGCTGCAGTTCATCGAGCTGTGCACGTGGCCGTTGCTGTTGCTCACCAGGAAGGCGCGGCTCCAGCCACCACGGCGGACGTACTCGTTCTCGTAGGGCAGGGCCTCGGCCTTGATGGGCACCAGCTGCTCGCGCAGCGCGGGGATGCGGGCCTCGTACTTCTCGGCCAGACCATCGTAGTGCTTGAAGCCCTGCTTGACCGCCTTACGGGCGCTGCGAGCCTTGTCGTTGATGTCAGCGATCTGGGTCTGCACGGCGTTGATGCGACCCCAGATCTCAGAGAGGATGGTGTCGATCTCGGCGGGGGTCATGATGGTCAGGTCGGCGGTGGCGGTTCCGTTGCTCATGCATTAACTATAGCATAGTAGAACTTTTACACGCAAGTCCTGCGCTGAAGACCCTTCAAGATGATCCGCCAGGACGGCGGCTCGGTGAGCAGACGTTCATGGTCGTAGTCGTAGACCGGGAACATCACCGACCACTCATGGCCACAATCGCACGGCAGGCCATCGGCACGCACACGCGCGCAGATGCTGCACTCCATCTGGGCCATCATTTGTGCCGCGCGCGTTCTCTGCTGCTCTTCGGCATCCGTTCGATCGTCTTGATCAGAGCGCGCTTGCGCCAGTTATACCAGCGCACCTTCTCCCAGTTGCGGCCAATGCCACCAGCCCAGGTGATGCCGCGCATCGAGTACTTGTACCAGTACCGACCGCAGCCATCGCATTGCCAGATCGATCCCACCGGGCGGTCACAACCGTAGCTGCCCGGATAGTCGCATTGGTGGCCATAGTCCACAGGCGGAGGCACAGGGGCGCGGTAGATGTCACCCACGAGCGTCCGCCCATTCCTTGGGCATGAAGCCACCCGAGGACAGCCAGGTGTCGAGCTGGATGGCGAACGTGGCCGCCTCCTCCCAGTCGTCACGGTTGACGGCGTCGCGCAGGTTGGTCAGAACGGCATCGGGGTCCATCAGTCTTCTTCCTGTCCGGTGAGCTTGTTGATGCGGTAGTAGTTCGGTCCCGAACGCCAGCCCGCAGGCCGGTCATCGGTGGTGCGCTTACAGCAGGGCAGCTCAAACACCGAGCAGTCGGTATAGCGCTGCAGCACCTTGGCGGCACCGAGATCGAAGATCTGCCCGCACGTGCAGCGCGCGGGAAAGTTCATGCCCTTGATCTCGGCCAGATGATCAGGCCGATAGTAGGGCAGCGTCACGGCCTCGCTCCGATCGCGCGCACCGGGAACTTCGGTTTCCAGTCCATCAGCGTTCGGTAGTCGGTGGTGTCTTCCTCGGTCGCCTCAGCACCGTAGTGATACATGTAGCCCTCGGCGTTGGTCAGGTAGTACGAGATCCCGATCAGGTCACCCTGGTCAGTCGCGGCGGTGAGGAACACGGTCCCGGCATCATCGACACAGGCCAGCTCGGCCACCACGGCCTCGTCGTAGTTCATCACCGTGATGCGCTCATGCAGCTCCTCCTCGGTGGAGAAGATCCTGACCTCGCTCATCCAAACACCTCATCCAGGATGCCCTCGATGACATTGCCGATGCCCCTAGCGATAGCCCGGAAGAAGTTGGCGACCCTGCGCCCCGCTCGGCGGATCATGGCTTGGCCGTCAGTCTGTCGACCACAGCGGGACGCTTGGCCTGCTTGGGCGAGGTGATGCGCTGACCGCTGGTCAAAGTCGCCCCGGTGATCTTGTTGGCCCGGATGCGGATCTGCACCCGTTCGTTGCCGCGTTCGTAGACGCGGGTCCACCAACCCAACAGACCGGTGCTCTGGCGCTTCCAGCCGTTGTTCTCGGCCAGCTTGTCGATGTCGTTCAATGTGTCTGCCACGTGCCCGTCAGGGAGTCGAACCCCGCCAGCACTCGGATCACGCGGTCAAGCGAAGGTCCTAGACCCTCTCCCTACGTGTCTTCGCTTCCAGCCCTCGCTGGACGAGCTTGCCCGGATGAGCGCCGGGACTTGGTGATGCGATCAGGCCCTGAAGGAGGCTGGTTCCCGGCGGCTTCTATTCCGGGGCCTCTAGGTCTATTATCGCGGTTCTCACGTAGCTCTCCCTTCCCGTGGGTGGATCGGTGCGCATCAACAACTCAACAGAGAATCTGGCCAGCGAACCCTTGCTTACCCTCCCCGCTTTGTGCGCACGCCACGGTTCTTCTCGGTCATCAGGTCTGCTGTTTGACACGGACACTTCACGGTGCATGGGGTCATGACTCCCCACTTACTCCGGCTCGGCCCTCGACTTCGCTCCCCGTCTCCATGCTCTCCTCCACCGTTCGTTCAGGGATCGCTCTCCTGCTGGCCGGGCTCACCGTCTCGCGGATACCGCACAATGCGGGATCGTTGTACCTGGGGTCTTGCGCAGCGCTGGGAGAGTCGTGGTCGTTAGCCGTCAGCGGTGGGATCTCGGAGTTGGTTGGAAGGCACCTCGTCGGTCCAGATTCTCTGTTCGGTTGTCGATGGTTCAAGTATAGCAGCTCCTAGAAGGAACTACAACCCTGCTGAGCGGTTGGCTGCTCGCATCTGCGCCTGGGCAGAACGGTTCGACGTGAACACGCCCTTCACCTCGACAGAGAGGACCTTGCCCTCATCGTCACGCTTCACCGTGACGAGATTGCCCTGGCGGTTGATGTAGTGGCCTGCGTTGCTCATACATCAAGTATGGCATAGCTCCTAGAATAATGCAAGCCCCTAGAGCTAACCAGTTTCAGACTGCTCTTCGCCCAGGTCAAGGCACCCAAGGCGCACCTGGTAGGCGCGCGGATTGGCCGGTTGGCTGGTCAGATGGAAGTGCATTCCGCACGGATAGACACGCATGGTGTGACCCAGGGTGCGACCGGCCAGCACCGCTGCCGACTCGGCCTCACGACGGACGTAGTAGCGGACCTTCTCCGGGTTGCGGCACTTCCCCGGCTGGACACGGCCCGTGCGCTGTGAAGGCAGCGGCGGGAACGGCACCACCTCCACGTAGTTCTTTCCCTTGGGCTGCTTGGGACCCTTACCACGCCTTTTGGACACCCCGACCCCCGTAGATCAGCGCTCGTGTCATCACGTCGAAGCAGGGCTCGCACAGTCGCATCTCCTTGAGCCCACGCATGGTGGGAAACGAGCCACCATGGGTGGCCTCGATAGCCCGGAGGCGGTTCAGGTAGCCCTGGTCGCTCAAGAAGTCCTTGAAGTCGGTCCAGACCTTCACCTTGGGCAGGCACAGCTCGCACGCCTTGTGCCAGGCGTACTGCTCGGCCAGCTGGTTGAACAGATGCCAGTCGTAGGTGCCTCGGTGACTGTGACCACGACCGAACACCGCGTTGCCGTCCTTGGCCGGGAACTTCTTGACCAGGTCCTGCGGGATGACTACCCAATGGCCCTTCTTGTCCGGGGCGATCGGATACGGGTAGGTGCCACGGTGCTTACCTGTCATGACCGGTTCGTCCAGCTGGTTGCGGTGTTGGCCGGGCGTTGGCACACTCCGGTGCAGAAGCACGGCTGCCCCTCATTGGGGCAACGAGGTCGCTCTTCCTCAACCTTGGGGAAGAGCGCACCGGGCAACAGTGTCGGTGCCAGCTCATCCTCCTGTGGTGCATGCTCGCGCCCGTACGCCATGATCGCCTCGAACTCGTCCTTGGACAGCCCGATGCGCCGACCGGGCCGGGAGAACTCGATCCAGACCACCGGGAACTCGGTGCCGTTGTACTCGGTCACCTTGTCGACCTTCAGCTCAGCCATCAGATCGCCTCCGAGTCGTATTGGACATAGAGCACGCCGTTGCGCACGGCGGTGTCGAAGTTCTCACCGAACGTAAGGTAGCGGCCTGCGCGGATATGCGTGGCGACCAGAGAAGGATTGGCCACTGGCACCGGATAGACCGCCCAGGTGAGCGGGCGTTCCTTCAGCGCGCTGGCGAAGCGCTTGAGCACCGCACGGTGCTCCCGGCGAGGCGGGAAGGTGTCTTCGGGCAGCTGGTCGACGAACCGGAATGCGCTCATCGCATGGCCGCCTGCTGCTGGGCGATCATCGAACGGACGTAGGGATCATTGGCGATACGGTCCAGCAAGCGCGTACGCCCACCATGCACCCAGTTGGCGTCGTCGATCTTGCGCGGGTCGCACTCCTGAGAGGGCAGGACGCCGCAGTCCGGGCACTGGAATTGCTTGGACTCGGTCACCCGAGAGAATGTCATGTCCTGTCCTGCTCCTTCTTCATGTCTTTCAGCTGCTTGATGCGGTCCTTGCAGGTGGCGATGCCCTCGGTGGCCCGGCTCTCCATCTGATCAGCCAGGGTGACGTAATGCTGGTGATGCTCACGCATCTGCTTGGCCTGGCGAACTTCCTCCACGTTGCACTTCAGCGTCCACTCCGCGCTGCGGATGAGAGTGTCGATGTCCATTATAGCCGCTACTCCTTCTCGCGGATACGGAACGGCAGAATCTTCCACAGCCGCACTTGGGCTGCCAACAGCGACTTGTCCGTGCTGGAGTCAGCTCCCAGCTCGATGCCGGTGGGCTTGTGGATGAGTTGAACCGACCAAGCGCCGCCAGGGACAGCCTCCGGGGTGATGTCCCACACGACATCTGCGCCGTCGATCTCCGGCGGATCAGTGAGGGTGGTGCTGGCAGTCTCAAACAGGGTCTCGATGCCCAGCAGCTCGGCGAAGCGCGACCAGGGGATGATCACCGCACCAGGGTTGGAGTGATCGTCCTGGTAGACCATCACCGTGCCCTGCTTCTCCTCCACGAACTCGATCAGCCGGGTGACGCTGTCCGAGGACAGAGGCATCACCGCCTGGCGCAGATTGGTCAGTGGTTCTCTCATGCGAGCGCTCCTGTGATGATGTTGATGATGGTCATGAGCAGGACGCCGCAGGCGACCCCCATGGTGAAGATGATCCAGAACCACTGACGAATCATGGCGTCAGCGCCGAGATGATGAGTGATGCTCCCAAGATCAGAAGGACGATGGAGCCCAGGACCACCGAGATGATGATCCACAGCGATGGTTCGTCACCAGGTTGCCCCATCAGACGTGATCCTCCTGGTAACCCCGCGCGCGGCACATGGTGCACAGGCAGCCTGGCTGATGCTGTGACGCCTCTACATAGCCATCGGCCTCGGCGCGCACTCGCGCCAGAAACTTGGCGTAGGTGTCGCCGTCGGTGGGCTTCGGCCCGTCCTCGAACGCCTTGGTGATCTTCTCAGCCGGTGTGGGAGGCGGCAGCGGCGGTAGATGGCCAGCTGCCCGAGCTTTGTCCACCCAGACGTTGTGGGCGTGATCCAGGCCCGCCTCGTAGTCCGGGTTGTAGGGCATGCTGTCCCGACGCTGCGGGAACAGCTCGTCCATCATCTTCTCCCGCTCCTTGCGCAGGTGCTGCAGTGTCCAGGGCAGCATCAGCTTGTCGTTCTCGCGCCGGGGCACGATGTGGACGTGAGTGTGCATCACCGTCTGGGTGGCATGCGGGCCGATGCTGGTGATGATGTTGGCCTGCAGCCGGTGATTCCACACGTACTGCCCAGCCAGGTACATCAGGTCAGCGGCCACCTTGAAGCCGTCGACATCAGTGCCCGTGTTGGCATCGGCAGCGTCCTGGGTATGCGTGCCGCAGATCAGCAGGACATGGCCCTCGGTCACCGGGTCCAGCGGGTTGACCACAGCGAAGTTGTCGTCGATGGTCTGCACGATGTCCAGATTGAGCCAGTTGGCGGGACAGAACACGCATCCGGTCATCAGTAATCCTCCAGGTTCTTGGCGCGTGCGGCGGCGGCCTCGTAGTCGCCTTCAAACCCCTCGCGCTGGTCATAGTCGACGAGCCAATCAGACAGCGGTCCTGCCGAGCCGAGCAGAATATCCTCGACCACAGCGGACGGTTCACCAATGTGAACGGACTTGAGCATGCGAATGCGTGACCGGTTGCCCACCTTGACCCAGACCTGCAGCTCCACCGACTCAGCCATCGTTCAGCTTCCTCTCCAGGCTCATGCCCGTGCGGGAATCAACAGGTAGCGCGCTGAAGCCCAGGCCCGTGCCGTGACAGTGCGTACCGAGCACACTGACGACCGTGGCGACCTGCTGCTCCAGGGCCTCCACGGCGGCGATGAGCTGAATCAGTACGTTGCTCACCTCGAACTGGTAGCCGTGCTTATCAAGCCGCTCCCAGGAGTCGCGGGCGCGCTGGGTGTGGATACTCACCGGGGGATCGCCCCCAACATGTTCTCGATGTCGTTGAGCTTCCAGAAGATGAGCCAGACGCCCACGTTCATGAGCGAAACCGTCACCCAGATGGGAAAGCCCCAGTCGCTCACATTCCCTCCTCGTCGATCTTGGACTGGACGAACGCCCAGAACACACCGCGCGGGACATCGGGCAGGGCAGCACCGGCCTTCTCTGCGCCCTCGATGTCCCCGGAGGCCATCAGGATCAGCTCTACCTCGTCACGCAGAGAGGGCTCGGTCATTTCTCGTCCGAGAGCTTGTACGCCTTGTGCAGCGCGTGCCTGGCGATGTCCTGGGCGAAACCGGAATCCAGACAACCCTCGGTGGCATCACCCAGGACGCTCATGATCTGGGCCACGTGGCTCAGTGGCGGCTCCGGCGCGACACCGTCAACCGGAGTGTCCAGGCGCTCCTCGGTGATCTCACTGCGGATGCGGAACGCTCCCCAGACAGGATGCAGATAACTCGTGTTGAGCAGATTGCACACCAGCAGGGCGTCGCGAGCGGAGTCGACCTGGTAGTAGCCCGGCTCGCCGTAGGGGCGATCACCGTTGACGCGGCGCACCTCGAACTTGGTCTCGCTGCTGCAGCTCTGCGGGTTGGTCACAGGGATCGAGACTTGAATGGGCATCAGAGAATCGTCTCCTCGACGGTGGTCTTGCGCGTGATGGCCTCGTACTTGGTGCTGGTGTTGCCACTGAGGATCGCCGCCGTGATCACCGCATCATTGGCCGTGTCGAACGGACCGAAACGCAACGGCTCCTTCGCGCCCACTCTGCGCAGTAGGTGCCGCTCGGTGACCGTGGTCTTGGTCTTCTCGACGGCGGGCTGCTGCAGGCCCTGCAACTCCCTGAGCTTGTTCTTGAATGTCAGGTCACCGTCCGCCTCGAACAGCCACTCGCGCGCCTCATGGTCGCCGTTGTAGCGCGTGAGCTTGCGGCTGCCCTGTTTTCCGGTCAGCTGCCAGACATCGGTGTCCAGGATCATCAGAACTCCTCTTCGTCGTGCTGGACGGGCCGTGGTGCGCCTGACAAATTCACGATGATGGCGGCCAGGATGATGGGGAACAGGAAGGTGAGGCTGGACAGCACCTTGACCAGGCCGCTGGCCTCGATGTCGCTGAAGAACAGCATGGTCACGATCAACGTGCCGTAGAGCACCGTGGTGGCCGCCAGCAGGATGTAGGCCGACGCCTTGGTCACTGGATTGCTCCTGCGTCCTTGGCGGCCTTCTTGGCCGCGAGCGTGGCCGCGCGCTTCTCAGCCGGAGTGCGGGTGTCGACCTGGGCTTTTGGAGTGCCTTCCTGGGCTTTTGTCGGCTCTTTGAGCAAAAGCGTGGCCTCGAACTCTTCCTCCTGATCGCCACCTGGGGTTTTGTCCTCGGCCTCGGTCACGACCTGGGCTTTTGCAGCCACCTGAGCGCGGATCTCGTCAGCCTTCTCGTTGAAGTCATCCTCGGCATCCAGCCGAGCCTCGGCCTCATCGGTGCTCAGCGGGCCGGTGCGAGGGATAAAGCCCTTGTCCACGGCCTCGTCGTACAGGCTGTAGCTGCCGGTCTTGCGACGCTTGGGCCGGGCCTTGGCCTTGGGCAGCGGTGAGCCGTCCGGGTTGCGGGGAATGACGGTGGACTCTGGAATGCCCGAGGGCGTGGTGAGTGGTTGAGACATAGCTCCCGATTCTAGCAGGTTGTTCTAAAAGGAGATACTGCCAGCCGTGACGCGCTTGTCTCGGGTGGAGACGCCGACGATGCGGCCATCGGTGACGGCCAGGACCAACAGACCCTTGAACTCGTCCCATTCCTGCAGCGCACGCAGGATGCGAGGGCTGACGTCGTAGATCCCTGCACCCGTGATCGCACGGGCAACCTTGGCACCGGGGCGGACGTTGATGGTCTCGATGTGGGTGAAGATCGTGGCGCTCATGCGGTCACCACGTCCAGCTCGGACTCGATGTAGTGCATGATCTCGGTCTCTTCCTGGGTCAGGCCGTACTCTTCAGCGTTCATCGCGCCGTCGGGGAAGCGAACCGTGATGCCGCCGAGGGGGCTGATGGCCAGCACCTCACCGACGGTCATGTAACCGACCTGCTCGATGACGACCTTGACGACGTCACCGACGTGGATGCGTTCGCAGATGTTGGTGGGGTTTCCGTGGCTGCAGGTCTCGTTGCTCATGATTAAAGTATGACAGTTCCTAGAAGGAATGTCAAGCCCTCAGAGCCAGCTGGTGATGATCTCGACGGCGTTCTTGACGCCCTTGACCTCTTCTTCGATCTGAAGGTGCTTGGTGGTCATGTCGACCATCACCGCGCTCTTGATGCGGCCCGTGCCGTAGGCGGCAAGCTGGATTTCGCTGTTGCCATTGGGGCTGCGCAGGATTTCGTAGTCCGGGCAGATGAAGCCCATGTTCCAACCGGCCTCCAGGGCGTTGGCCCGGACGGTGAGGCGGGCGTTGCCGTTGGCGCGGGCCTGGGCGATCATGTTGGCGCGGTGCTGGGGGTTCATCTCGTTGCTCATGGTTAAAGTATAGCAGCTGCTAGAACTCCATGCAACCCTACTTCACTCCCGTCAGGGCCAGGTACAGATCGGATGCCTGCTGGAGCAGGGTGAGCTTGGGGTCATCGGGCTGCAGGCCGTCGGTGGCACGAATCAGGTAGTGCGTGGCCAGACGAGCATGCTCACGGGCATCAGCGATGTCAGCCTCGGCCTGCAGCTTGTCGGCGACCTTCTGAGCTGCCTCTTTGGTGGCGAACTTGCGCGTATTGCCCTTGGCGTTCAGGGCAGCAAAGCGATCCAGGCTGCCCGGTGTGTGCACGGTGCGGGTGACCCAGTAGGGGAAGCGCGCGCTGCGCGTGCCGGTCGCTACGTGCCAGTCCTGGGCGTCAAACTCGCGGTCGCTCATGACTCAAGTATAGCAGCTGCTAGAGCTTCCTGTCTAGCGCGAACGCAACTCGTCAATCTCCGCGATGGACTCAGCCACCTCACGGTCCTCCTGGTAGCAGGCCGCGCACGTGGGGATGGAAAGGTCGGTGCAGGTATGGATGAGCATCAGAGCGCAACCAACACCGGATCGTAGCCACCCTCATTGGCGTGAGCCACCCGCTTGTCCTTGTGTTCATCACAAGCGAAGGACCGGCTCAGCTCCAAACCACCAGAAGACTTGATGACGAGTGCCCACTGAGGTGACTTCAAACACTCCCAGCATCCCTTGGGCTCGTCCCACTTCGGTTCACCCATCAGCCGAACACCGCGCTCTCCAGATCGTTCAGCCGGTTGGCCACCCGCAGGTTGTTCTGCAGGCGTGCCCAGCGCACGAACAGGAAACCCAGCGTGATCATGGTCAGGCCGACGTACTGGCCGGTGGTCACGGGCTGCAGGACGGTCTTCTTGGCCATGGTCAGTTCTCCTTGGTGACGAGATCGGCATCGGATGGCGGCGTGGGTGCTGCGCGGGGGAACAATGTCTTGCCCACGAAGTCGGCCAGCTCCTCCAGATCGATCGGTCCGGTGATGGTCACCGTGCCCTCGCCATAGGCTTCCACCTGGGCCTGGTCTTCCAGGCCGGTGAGCAGCGCTGTGGCCAGGCTGATGGGCTCGTCAACAGGTGTGGTCATAATGGTGCCCCTCCCTCGGTGTAGTCCAGGCCAGTGTAGGCAGAGGCCGCTGGCGCTGGCTCGGGCTGCTGGAGCTGTGGTGCTTCCAGAGCCTGAGCGATGCGCTCCAGGGCGTCGGCCTTGCGGTGCTCTGCATCGGCAACGCGGTCCTGAGCACGGGCCAGATGCTTCAACTTCTCGGTGAGCTTGCCGATGTCGTAACTGCTGACGTTGCTCATACGACTCGGTGCCCTGCCTTTCCGAGTAGGTCGATCACCCTGACCACCGACTCCTGGACCTTGACGTCGGCCTTGTTGATCATGTCGATCACCGTGTGGGTCGTGGGACTCCGCAGGGTGCTCACCGCGACGATGTCGTCGGCGCGGATGAGGAGCGAGTAGCCGGTGACGAAACCGGTGAGCTTGAGGTAGGTGGCCATCAGAACGGCTCCTCCTTCTGATCCATCTCGCTGATCTGGACCATGCCGTTGATCTGACGGCTGATCTCCGCCATCACACGGTTGGCGTTCTTCACCAGGGTGTTGTCCTGACTGCTGGCCCGCACGCTCTTGGTGATGGTGGTGCCCTGGTACTCCACCACGATGGTGGCAGTGACGGTGGTGTTTTTTGCCATGCTCAGCTTCCTTTCAGTGTGAGGGCGATCAGGGCGATGATGAGTGCGGCCCAGATGACGATGATGATGTCGAACCACAGGTGGCCGGTAGTGGGCATCAGTAGTCCAACCAGGCCCACCAGGCGACGATGATCCCGGCGATGATCAGGATGATGCCGCCGATGATCAACACCATGCCGGTGCTCATCAGTTGCCCTGCATGTGCTCGGCAGCACGAGAGGCGACGGCGTTGGGGACATTGGCCAGGGTGGCGTGCAGCTGTCCCTGAGCCCAGATGCCCATGGCCTTCTTGCCCAGCTCGTCCATCTTCTCGGTGACGGCGTCGATCAAGGCTTTCTGGTCTGGGGTGACGGTGCCGACGGTGTATCCCGGACTCTGGTTGAAGTTCTGAAACATGCTCTCGCGATACTCAGCAGCCCTACTGATGTCCTGGACGACCTTGCGTCCCTCCAGGGCCAGCTTCTGGGCGATGGCGTAATGCTCCCAGGGCATGAGGTTGGGCATCAGGACTTCTCCCCGTTCGGACCGTGCGTCTTGAACTGCTCACCCAAACTCATCGACTCGATGTCGTGATGACCACGAATGAAACGCAGGTCGGACGGGTTGGGCAGGTTGGTGCCACCAACAATGGTCACCGGCTGATTCATCAACCAGAGCCACGCCCCGACGTAGAACTTCTGACTGTCCATCAACTCTTGGCCGCCTTGGCCGCCACGGTGAAGATGCGGCCCACGTTCTTCAGGCCCAGCTGGCGCAGCTCGTTGACGGTGAAGGTGAGCTGGTCACCGGTGGCTGCCTTGAGGACCTCGCGCAGCGCGGTGATCTCCGCCAGCTCGTCCTCCTTGAGCAGGTTGGGCTCCTTGCCGAACTGACGGTCCAGCTCCCAGTCGTTGGTGGGGATGTAGAAGGCTTTGTCCAGGTCGTTGAGCTTGAGCGTGCGCTGCACCTCGTAGCGGTTGATCGGGGTGCCGTCCTTCTTGTACCGGGCGATGGCCTTGGTCAGCTCATCACGCAGAGCGATGGCGTTACCCGCATTCCACTTCGCCTCGTTCTTGGCGTGGTGGGCACGCTTGGCCTTCTTCCAGGCGACCTTGGTCTCGTCATGAGCTTTCAGCGCCCGGTCGCAGGCGTCGATCAGGGATTCCTTGCTGAACATCAGAGGCATGTGGGTGGGTCCTTCGCTTGGTTTGTCGGGTACTGACGGTTTCTTTGTGGTTCTTGTCTAGTGCTTTACGCATTCTACAGGGTAGAGGCGTAGTGGGTCTAGGGTTGCTCTCTATCTGCCCAGTACTGGGCGTAGAAGCCACTGAGCCAGTGGTTGACCTGGTCGTAGTCGGGCTCATCCTTCAACGGTGAGGTGTCCAGGTAGTGGTCCATGGAATTGGCGAACTCATCCACCATGATGAGCACTTCGTCCTTGGTGTATTTACCTTCGCGAATATCGCGCAGCACACCGACGTAGTGAGGGGCCATCGGGTAGTTGATGCGACCCGATTGGATGAGGTGCCTACCCTGCAGGGCGATGCGTACGGCGTGATAGCCCGCCTTGGTGTCCCACCCGAATTTCTCCACCAGCTCCGGGCGTGGTGACTGGTCAGCCTCCAGGTAGCGCACCAGCTGCTTCTGCAGGTATCCCCAGTAGCGCTGGGCGGCGATCTTGGAGACGAACATCGGGGCGCGTCGCGCTACCTCAATCCACCAATGGGTGACCACCCACCGCGTGGTGTGTGGTGAGAACAGCAGGGCGGTCATGTTGGGATCGCCCTTGAGCACCAGGCCGATGAATTTGTTCAGGCCGAAGACGGTCATGTCGATGCCGTCGGCTGGTGTCTTCTCGCCAATGGGTGCCGAGCTGTAGATGTACTGATCGAACCAGCCCGCGTCATAGCCCAGCATGGCCTCAGGCGGCTCGATGCACACGCCTTGCAGATCGGTGTCGCTGTGCTCGGTGTCGGTGCCGTACATGACACTGCCCACCTGGGTGAGCATGATGCAGTTGTTGGCTGCCACGTCGAAGTGACGGGCGGTGCGATGCTTGCCGGTGATCTCAGGGCCGGGGCGCGTGATGCCGTGGCTGTTCAGTGTGGCGACGACCATCAGAACCACCGAGTGTTCAGTGGCTTCTTGACCTTGTGTTTCTTCACGTCTTCAATGCTACCACGGTAGAGAAAATTACTAGCATTCATTCCGGCGCGTTCCTCGGTCTCATTGAGCGCGTCCAGGACGTTGCAGACCAGCACTTGCTCGTTGACCGAGAGCTGCCCGATGGGCGTGTACAGACCTCCCCTGGACTCCAGAGTGAAGCTACTCATGCGAGCCTGGCCACCGCCTTGACCATCAAGCCCTTGGCTGAATAGCCAGGGCTCTCGATGCCGGTCACCTCGTACACCACGGTGTGGTCGATAGTCCATCGCTGCTGATCTGGTGTGCTCGCTGCTGTCTTGGTCTCGGCATCAAACATCACCAGGTCACCGACATCGACCTTCACAACCGGCTGCAAGTTCATGTTGAGTGCCACGATGGTGCCCCGCCCGGTGATGCTGAAGACGTCATCGCCATGAAGCACCGGGATGCTGACAACCGGCTTGAGTGTGGGCACCTTGGGCGCAGGACGCAGGGTGGCGCAGTAGTCCACCAGTTGACCAATGATGGCCTCACGACCAGGGGTCACACCGTTATCGAAACTGGTGAACCGCAGAACCTCGCGGATAGCCTTGTCGTCAGCGAGATAGCGCAGCTTGGGTTCGGTCATCAGCGCCCCACAATAAACGCGATGAACGCGCCCACAGCGATCACGAGCAGGAACAGCGCCACGACAGCGCAGCCGATGAAGGTGGGCACCAGAATCTGCCACCAGCTCCAGTACAGGACCGGGTTCCAATCGGTCTGCGGGAAGAAGTGCAGCACAACGAACACAGCCTGGATGAGGCCCAGGACGCCAATGCCCCCGCTGCTGCTCGAACTGCTGCTGGAGGAACCCATGCGAGGGGCGGGTCGCATAGCCATCAGCGATGCTCCTCGCGCTGCTTGGCCAGGTTCTCACGTACCGAGTCGAAGCTCTGGTGCACGATGAACCGGCCATCGCGCCAGATCGGCTTAAGCAGGCTCTGGGCCTCGGTCTGGTAGTCGGCCTTCTCCACCAGGTAGAGATCCTCGCCGTCACCACCCAGCACGGCCAGGCGACCGGTGGCGCTCTTCTTGGTGCCGTCGTCGGTGACGGGGTCCTTGAACAGGTTGACGCCCTTTCCATTGACCTCGGCCCAGGTGGCCTTCATGGCCGAGCCGAAGGTGTCGCGCGTGACGTACTGGTAGGTGTAGCTACCCACACCGAACACCACGTTGCTGGCCGCAAAGCCCTGGCGCTTGAGGTTGCTCAGAATAGCCTCGGCACGGTCCAAGGTGATGCTGTCACCGTAGATGGCACCGATGTGCGAGTTCAACTCGCGGAAGCCCTTGGTGTTGGTGGTACCACCGAAGGTCTCCCACAGCAGTGGGATCACACCACGCTGCTCGGCCACCGTACGTCCTGCCGGGTTGCCACACAGGATCTTCTCGGGGTCACCCGAGTCCGGGCGGATGACCAGCTTGCCGTCACGCGCCTCGATCTGTGCCTTGAACACGGGCAGGATGAACTCCAGCACGTTCCACAGGTCGAAGGTGTCGCTGACCACGCTCACGATGCCGCCGGGGTACAGATCCAGGAGGCGATGAAACAGAGCTGCCTCGGCCTCACCCCGGTTGTAGCCGTCGCGGAATCCAATGCCGTCCTGCTGGCTCATGATGCCGGTGCTCATCACCGAGTGCTCGGTGGCTGCCACGCTCATCAGGTCGTAGTCACCGCCGTAGTACTTCTCGATGTAGTCGGCAGTGAGCAGGCTGTCACTGCCCTTGAAGCTGAGCAGATGGCCTGCGCCCGAGCTGGCCGCGCTCTCCCAGCTGTTCATGCCCCGAAGGCTGAAGTCGTGCAGCTGGAAGTCGACGTGACTCAGGTTGTCCCCGGTCTCATCACCGAACTTCTCCAGCTTGACGCGGAAGGCGTGCGCCGTGGTGGCGCTGGTGCTGGGACCCCAGATGGCCGCGCTGATGGCGCTCTCCAGGTAGTTGGTCACCCAGAAGAAGTCGTCCAAGGTGTTCTCCACCGTGAAGCTGGGCACCCGGATCGGCACCAGAGTGCCCTCGGGTACCGCGCGGAACTCCACGGGCAGGAAGCCCAGGTCGTGCAGCTGGCCGATGTGTTCGGCACCGATGGCCTCGGCGGCGTCGGGACCCAGGATCTTGAGCACCCGAGCGAAGTACTTCTCGGTGACCTCATCACGACTGGCGGCAAAGAAGGGCTCGTAGGCGTCGGTGATCTTGTGCAGGAATGCCTGCAGGCCGAAGTGCACCACGTGATCGAACCCGGCGATCCGACTCTTTCGGTTCGTGTAGTTGGTCAGCACGCGTGTGACGTCACCGGCCAGCTGGTACTGGCGACGGTGGTCCAGCTTGTAAGCGTCGGTGAGGAACAACGGCGCGATGCACGCATTGTCGTAGGTGTCCAGCATGGTGTGCCTTTCGTTGTGGGTGGTTAGAGGTACTGCCCGACGGCCTCGGGCTCAGCGATGCCCGTGGTGACGCGATCGGATTCATTGGCCTTGAGGTCTTCCATCAGCTGGGCCAGGCTGACCGGGCCGTGGTAGTTCTTGCTGATGCCGCGCTTGAGCATCCACTGGCGCGCGAGGTTGGAATCGAACTCCTTGAACTCGACCTGAGCCAGGCAGCGCCCCGGACGGGTGACCGCCTTGTCCAGACGGTCGATCTCCTCGTTGGTGGTGATCAGGAAGATGGTGTTGCTGCCTGCGCCCAGGATGCCGTCGGAGAAGTTGAGCAGACGGCTCATGGCCGCGCTGGCGTCACCACGCTGGCGTGCGCGCAGGAACTCACCAGCATCCTCGGCCACCACCAGACGCCATGGTGTCCTGCGCGACAAACGCCTCTCATCCATGATCTCGGCGTAGTCTTCATCCTCCGGCGAGCCGTCATCGGGCTCTTCCTCTCCCTCCGACAGTTCGTCATCCTCGATCTCCACGGTGCCGCTGGACGACCCCACATCCATGAGGTACTTGGGCAGCGAGAAGAACTTCTCGGGATCGGAGATGTAGTGGAAGCTGCACCAGTCCTTCCACTCGCGTGCGAGCGAACGCAGGGCCGTGGTCTTACCGGTGCCAGGAGGGCCATGCCACAGCACGATCTTGCCCTGGCCGCTGGGACGCTCGTAGCTCATCATGGTGGTGAGCGCTTCACGGATGCCCTGGGTGTAGTTGTCGCTGATCTCGTCCCAGCTTTGGGCCTCGATCTTCTTGAGATTGGACTCCGGCCCTTGCGGCCCTGCAGCCCACACCCAGGTGTCCACCACGTGATCAGCGACCACCTTGTTGGGGATCTTCTTGGCGATCTTCCTGACCATCTCATGGACCTCGGCCTCATTGGGGCCGCACAACGTGATCGAGATAGACGTCTTGGTGGACCGGGTGACGAGCGCCATGACGCGGTCGTTGTCATCGGTGAACAGCCTGATCTCGTTGAGACCCTTGGTCCCGAACTCATGGCTACGCAGGAGGGTCCATGTGCGATCGTCGGGCAGATAGCTGTGCACATCCACGAGCTTGGTGTTGGACTGCTTACTGATCAGCCGGGTAAAGGGCTTGGTGCCATTGACGATGCACGCCTGAAACTCGGCATAGACCGGGACTGAACAACGTCCGTACTCGTTGTCGGGGTTGAGGTTCAGATTCACCATGTTGCTGATGGCATCAGAGGCAGTCACTTGACTCCAAACGTTGTCTCGTAGAGAGGGATGAAGCAGGGGACGATGGCAGAAGCCACGCCTACTCGGTTGTGGCCGGGATGGCTGTCTGTGGTTCCGATCCAGCTGTAGGACTTCCTGAGCTGATCCGCGTGCCCGCTGAAGATGCCGTGGGTGACCCACAACCCGAGCTGCTCACGTGGTAGTCCGATATTATCAGCAAGTAGAGCGAAAGTTCCACCCCCATCGCAGATGTCATCTACCACCAGGTAGCGCAGCTTGGGGTCCAGGGGTGGCACCTTGAGCCCCAGAATGGCACCCGTGGCCTGGTCACGCGCCTTGTCACAGACATGCAGCGGCACGTCCAACGCCTGAGCCACAGCGCCTGCGCGGTGCACTGCACCCTTGTCCGGGCTGATGACGCCGTCGAAGGGTGCAGTGTTGGCCAGGCCCTGCAGGGCACGGAACACCAGTGGCACCACGTCTACAGAACGGATGCCAGAGATCTGGCGGGTGATGACGCTACTGTGCGGATCAATTCCCACCACATGGTGGGCACTCAGGCTGTTGATCATGCGGGCATACACCGCACTGCCCAAGGGATAGCCCTTGTCGGCTCGTGCTGCAGGCAGATAAGGAGCCCAGAGCACGAACCGGAAACCCTGGCGGTCCTGATGCCAGAAGTTCGCCCGATGCGCCAGATCGGCCCACAGAGCCACCTGGGCGTACTCATCCATGTCAGCACCGCGCCAGTCGGCGATGAAGGTCACCTGCCCGCGATTGGAGGGGATCTCCGGCAGGTTACGCAGGTGCCACTCACCACCGGGGAACCGGAATGCCTCTGGCTTACCGGTCAACACCCCCAGGTTGAGAATGCCATCGACTTGGGTGTGAACACGAAAGTGAATGGTCATGCGCCGAGCTTCTCCTTGATCGCAGTGACGTCGGACTTGAGCTTCTCCTGCTCGCCGTCAGTCCACGCATCGTTGTTCACGATCATGTAGGCGGCGATGCGGGCGGTGAGGATAGGCGTGATCACCCAGAGAGCGACGGTCAGGTAAATCACCGTGACGATGCGACCGGCCCTGGTCTTGGGTGTGATGTCGCCGTACCCCGTCGAGCTGCCACTGACGATGGACCAGTAGAACGACTCCAAAGGGCCGGTGCCCTCGAACACCGAGTAGGCCACAGCAGCAATGACCGTGGTGGCGATTGCCAGACCAGCCACGCGAGGAATGGTGCTGGTCAGAGAATGAATTTTGCTCACGAAGTGAGCCCTTTCGTTATGCGTGGATAGGAGAAGGACGTGGTGGGTGGAGCACCGGGGTGCAATTCCATTCCACCCACCACGTCGGTACCTCAGTAGCTCCCGGAAGAGCCGGAATCGAACGACGAGCTGGACCCCGAGTCGTACGACGAAGAGCTGCTGGAGCCGTAGTCCGAGCTGGACGACGAGCTGGAGCTGCTGCCGGAGTCGTATCCCCCGCTGGAGTAACCGGAGGACCCATAGTCCGAGGAATCCGAAGAGCCCTGGGTGGAGTACGTGCTGTCGACGTCAGCGCCCTTGGTGCTGTAAGAGTCGTCGTGGGTCGTGTGATGCGGTTGATCATCGGAATGATCCGACCGCGCCGGGACGTCACGCTCGATGGCACCGAAGCCGGTACCGCTGTACCCCACTCCGTACAAGCCCACCGGACTGGACGGGAGGGGATGGTCGATCGGCGGGCTGTACGAGGCAACACGCCGACGATCAGCGGCCACCTTCGCTTGGCGCTCCTTGCGCCGTTGCAGCCACCCCATCAGTCGTCGTATTCGTACTGGGGCTGGGCCGCACAGGCCACGCCCGCCACTCCGGTGATGCCCAGGCCAATGGCCAGCACCACCGCTGCGATCTTGCTGTTCACGTTTCTACTTCCTTTCGTTGTTGTTGTTACTGAGCGGCATTGATCAACGCAGCAGCCTTGGCCGCAGCGTCATGGTCCCACCCCGGAACGATCTCGATCTCCGGGATGCCCATCTCTTCCCACAACGTGATGATTGCCGGGTTGTCATCGACAGCCCCCACCACGTCGAAGCTCTGGCTGATCTCGGCGAAGATTTCACGCTTGACCTCGACGTCCTTGCGGTGGTCGCCGTCGGTGCGCATGTAGATGTGCGGTTCCCAGTCGAAGAACTCACGGCACGTGCGCTCCAAGAATCGGGTGGTCACACCCTCCCACTTGCGCATGCGCGCGGTCACGATCAAGACCCGGTAGCCCTGGTTGTTGGCCCTCACACAGAAGTCGATGGCCTGCTGGTTGGCCGGGACGAACTCACTGGCCGCATGGAAGGCGTCGAAGTTCTTGATAACCTTCACCCCACCGCTGGCCTTCGGCTTGGTCACCGATCCATCGACGTGGAATCGCACCGAGCTGACGTTGGCCAACGTGCCATCCATATCAGCCAATACAGCTTTCGGCTTGAACTTTGTCATACAGTTACTATAACTCCTCTATAGGGTTTTGTCTATTCGACTTCTACCGTGATCACGTACTTGAAGATGCGCGCAATGCGACCCTCCTTGGCCAGCCGCTTCTTGTACGTGCGTGCAGTGGTGAGGTCGGTGTAGATCCGCTTTTTGTCGTTGTAGGGGGACTTCGCGAACTCCCCTGTACGCGGATTCTGAGCGTAAGCGCCGACCATCCTGCCCTGTAGCTCGCCGTCGACCTCCTCGAACACGCGATAGAGGTACATCGCTTCCTCGCTCATGCGCCGAGGTCCGAGGGCTCCAGCAGCATGACGTTGTCGCGGAAGGTGCCGCCGTCCATGTCCAGGCCACGGTAGATAGTGTTCTCACCGTTCAGCACGCTGTGGATGTAGTAGGGGACGTGATAATGCCCATGGATGAACACCGCAGGCTTGTGCTTGTCCACGATCTTGCGCAGCTGCTTGCGGTGCGCATTGGCCCGCGCCAACATGTCCGGGGGCCAATGCTCTGCCCCACCACGTGGCTTGGAATCCGGGCCGATGCCAGGGATGTCCACACCCGTAGGGCAGTCGTGAGCGAAGATCACGTCCACACCGTGAGGCTGGTGGCAGCACCAGTTGACGTCCTCGTCGGTCAGCTCCTCTTCCTTCCACACGCTCTTGCCCTCTTTGCGCATGAAACGATCGATGCTGAACGCACCACCGACGGCCATGAACTTCTTACCCCACCACTCCCACCGGTAGCCGATGGGCAAAAACACGGTGTTGCGAATCAGCGAGGGGTGTTTGCCACGGCCCTTCTCGGGGAGATCTGGCCACGCCTCATGGTTGCCGGGAAGCCAGGCGAACCACATACCGGTCTCCTTGATGGCCTGCTCGACCACATCCAGATAGTGGTCGCGCCTACCCTCGGTCCAGTATCCGAAATCACCGACCTGCACCATGGCGTCAGCACCCAGATCATGAGCGCGGTAAATGGCCATTGCGGCGTGACTGCCATTGCCATGCCAATCACCGGCCACAGCGAGCTTGGTCGGTTCCTTCAAGATCACGGGGTGCCTCCGGTCTTCCATTTGAGCAGGGTGAACAGCAGATCCACATCGGGCTCGATGCCGTGATCGTTGAAGATCTTGGCCAGGACATAGGTCTCGGCAATGACGTACTCAGGGGTGAGAGACTCATGCTCCGGCGACTCGGTCAGGGTACGCAGGCGCGCCTTGGTGCGCTCGGTCTGGCGGAGCTGTGACTCCCAGGTGGTGGCGGGCTCGCCGCGTTCAGCAGCAGCGTCGTGAGCATCGGCGATGCGATCCAGCACAGCCTGACGCAGATCAGGAGGACTCACACGCAGGGCGTTGATGATCTGGAATCCGACGCCGTCACCCTCACGAAGGAGTCCGAGCAGGATGTGCTCGGTAGCGATGTAGCCCACGTTGAGCTGGCGCGCTTCCTTCAGAGACAACTCCAGCACCAGCTTGGCGCGCGGCGTGAACGGAATGTGGCCGGTGGGGGCCTGCTGACCATATCCAATGAGGTCGCCAACCCTGTCACGAACCTTCTCCACGGTGATGCCACGCTCAGTCAGGACCTGCCCAGCAATGCCCTCGGCCTCGTGCGCCAACGCCAACAGGATGTGCTCGGTGCCGATGTAGTTGTGGTTGAGCATCCGGGCCTCTTCTTGAGCCAGGACGACCACCCGACGGGCACGGTCTGTGAATCTCTCGAACATCAGACGCTTTCTTCTGCCGGGTGTGGTGGTTCCGGGGTGACGACCTTCTTGGGTCGCGGCTTGTCGCCATCGCGGATCTGATACACCCTGGGCAACGAAAGCCCACTAGCCTTGGACAGCTTGTTGCCGCTGATGTCCATGTCGAAGCCAGTCTTGATCAGGTCGTGCACCTCCTTCATCGCCTCATCCTCGCGACTACGGATGCGACGCAGCTTAGCCTTAGCCTGTTCGAGCTGGTCAAGGTGCTGCTGCTGTTCTGGGCCGACCTTCTTGGTCATGGGCGCGGTGTTCCTCTCATGGCTCTATCGAGCCGGGGCGTTATTGGGTGAGTTGTTGGGCAGGTTGTTGGGTCCCAAAGTTGATACAGCTTCTTTCTCTTGAGATGGGTGAATACCGAGCATCATCATCAGCTCGGTGGCCTCTTCGGCGTTGTCCACATTGGCGCATACGGTGAGACGGGCCTTGGAGATCTGATCGTCCTCCAACGGGTCACCGTCCATCGTCACGGTCATGGACTCAGCATCAATTGCCGAGGCGTGCTTTCCTGCCATCTGCTCTCCACTTCGGATACAGCTCCACCACTCTGATGAAGCTATAACTACTATAGCAGATACCTACAGCGAACTAGAACCGCCCACGTGCACGGTTTGAGCCACCTCCGGCGTACCGATTGCGCTCGGATCGAACAGCGCTTGTGGGAGCATTGCGACCGAACCCACGATCCGGGCGTTCCAGGCGCTGAGCATTGAAACGCTCCAGGTTGTTGCGGTTGGAACGCGCACGTACTGCGCGAGAATCCTGCGGCGCATCGCGGCCACCGACGCCTGCCAGAGCCATTCGCTCCTGCTCGCGACCGCTCTTGAGTCCTGCGGTGTTGGTGGAACCGAACGAGGCACGGGTGCGACCCTTGTACCAACGCTCCAAGTGATCCTCCAGCAGGTCCACAGCCACCACCATGACACAGTCGGCGAGGTCCTTGGTGGTCACCGGGCCGATCTCCTGGCGATCGACCTTGCCGTTCTTCTCCTGGAGGAACTTCAGCTCTTGCTCCAGCAGGCTCATGCCGTCGTCGAAGAAGTCGTCCTTGTAGGCGTGCACCAGGCCCAGGTTGATGGCGGCCTTGAAACGCTCGAACCGGCGCTGGTTCTCCTGCACCGTGAACGTCTTCTCGAAGATGTGCATCTGGGGGTGGTCCAAGCGCTGCTGATCGACCAGACCGAAGGCGGCGTACTGGTCGTAGGTCATCTTGGAGATGGACGGCCACTTGCGCAGCAGGCTGTCGATGTCACGGCCCACCGTGACGTAGTTGACGGTGTGATCGACGAAGTTCTCTGGCTTCCACACATGCAGCTTGTCGAAGATGACGTGCGGGAGGACACGGCCACCCTTCTTGCAGTTGTGATCGTACTTGAGCTGCGGTGGGGCGTTGCGGGGCAAGTTGTTGGGGTCCCACCCGCAGCCATCGCACGGCGCGTCCTCGATATGGCCGATGGCAAAGCCGAAGTTGGCGTTGGTGCGCGACGGGTCACCGTGCGCGCGGTAGACGATGGAGAACTTACCCTTGTCCTGCTTGACGACGTCATCACGCCACCACGGGCGCTCAAACATGCGGTCGACCATGATCTCGTTGAGGTAGGCGTCCTCGACGCTGGCGAACTGCGCAGCACGTTCGACCTTGAACTTCTCGGGGTTCTTGGCCCGCATGCGCTGCATGGCCCTGGACTCAGGCCCATCACCCTCCGGGTCCCACTGCACCGGGCGCTTCCACCGGGGGAAGGTGCGCTTCTTGCCGGGACGCATTGGGATGGTGTGGCTGGTGTCCCAATCCTGGTAGGTGGCCCAGGACGGCAGCTGGAAGATCAGCATGCCAGGGTCAGCGATGGCGACCTCCAGCTCCTCTTCCACCTCGTCCATGTCCATGCCCAGGTGAGCCTCGGTGTAGGTGCGCCGCTCGAACTTACCCTCGCGCTTGTCGTACTCCTCCATGGTCACGCAGCCCTCTTGGTAGAGCTGGTAGAAGCGACCGACCTTGGTGAAGGGCGAGCTGGGGACATAGGTGAACTGCTGCAGACCAAACTGGTCCAGCGAGGGCTGCATAGCGGCGTAGACCTCGTCGCCACTCTTGGTCGAGCCAGTGCCCATGATCTGGTGGGCGAACTCGTCGTAGTAGTTGGCGAAGCCGTTACCACCACGCTTGCTGGTCGAGCTGGTGGCCGCCGCCTGGGCGTGCAGTGAGGCGTACTCGCGGTCCAGGGACACACCCTGCAGGCGCATCTCGTCGATATAGCGCTCATCGGCGGGCGTGCGGATGTAGAAGTCGGTGACGCGGTTGGCCACGATGTGCGGCTTGAGGTACTCGCAGTTCTCCACGGTGCGCCGGATGTCACCGAACTGACGATCGGCGGCCTGAGCCTGGGTGGTCGCGATGACGGTCAACTCACCCACAGCGTGAGGCACGATGCCGAAATGCTGCTGCCAGTCGTCCAGGCTCAGGAAGTAGGCCAGGCGCTCTGCCCCGGTGACACCACCAATGATGCCCTTGGACGCACGACGACCGGCCACGGCCTGGACGTGCGGGAAGTGGTGGTACCCGTTGGTCTTCAGGTAGTGGACGCGGTCCCAGATGTCAGGCTGCACACCGATGGGCTGGGTGCGGTCCTTGAAACCCTGCCGCCACTCCTCGATCTTCTCGAAATCGTAGTCGGTCATCATCTCGGTTTCGAGATAGATGAGCTTGAGCAACGTCAGCTGACGTGGGTACAGGTTCATCCCACAGAAGCTGCGGTGGGTGGCGAAGTCGACGATGGACTCCCACGGCGGCCCCGAACGCATGGCGTTCTGGAACTGCTTGATGGGGTCAAATGACCAGCCCTCACCGCCTGGCGTGACGTTGCGGGAGACCACGGTCGGTTACTTCTTCCAGGGGTTCTCGTACGTGCCGTCGTGCGGTGGCTCCACGGCTACTGGAGCGTCCGGGCCGACGGCCAGGGTGTCGACCTCGGTGGCATTCGGGTCCACGGCCAGCACGGTGCCCTTGGGCTTGTACGGGGCACGGTAGATGCCCAGTGCGGTCAGCACAGCGAACAGCGCGCCGACAACAGCAGGCCACGGTGACGGCAGGGCGTCGGTGGACTGCAAGATGAACGGACCGATGAAGGTCAACAGCGAGCCGATGAGGCCCACCCAGGTCTTCATCTTGGACGGGATGATCTCGGTGATGTCGACGGGGTTGGTCATGATGTCTCTCCATCCGATGCCTTGGTCTGCAGCACGCCGATCAGCGCGAGCAGCGGAGCCTTCTCGGTGTCATTGAGCACACCCGAGAGCTGCAGGGCCTCCAGCGCGTCGTACGCGCGCCCGATGACCTGGCCGGTGCTGCTGGCCGTGGGCTCAGCGACAACCTGCTGCTGCAGCGATGCCTGATATGCCTGGGCCTGCAGTGCCTCGGTCAGGCCAGGCACTGGCCCTGCCGAGACGGGGGTGTCCCTGGCCGTCGGCACCACATCGGTGACCTCGGCCAGGATGGCGCGGGCGATCTGCCGGTCCTCCTGACGATCCGGGTAGCGCACGGGGTCAGCATTGGCGACCTCGCGCAATAGTTCCAGTGAGCCAGGATGGCCGTAGCCAGCCAGCAGGCGTACCAGCTGCACGTGGCCATGGCCGTCGCCATTGAGCGTGAACCCAGCGATGGTGTCTACCGCGCCTTCACCGAGGTGACGCAGCGGACTGCGGCTCGGGAAGCGCTTGAGCACTTCGCTGTGGATCTCGCTGATCTTGCGTTCTGCTTCGGCGCTCAACTCGTCCTCCTCGGGTACGGGTGTGGTGTTGATCAGGGCAAGGAGCTGGACACCGAGCGCCGATGCCCGGTCGTAGCGCGCCTTGCGGTCAGCGGCACCGTTCTGGCCGCCGTTGATGGCCTGGGTGACGGCGTACAGGTTGCGCTCGTCGCTCAGACGGTTGATCTGTGGTCGGGCCACAGTCCAGTACCAGGCAGGACCGACACCCGCATAGCGGATCTCGGCCAGACGACGCGAGTCGTCCACAAAGTAGGTCGGCGTGGGGACGATGCCCTGCTCATAGGCCCATTTGCTCAGCTGGGTGTAGTTGTGTCGGCCCGTGACCTGAATCCACGAACGCCCCTTGAAGCGCACGCCATCACCAGGCTGGGTGTTGCCCAAGTCCTTGCGGCCCTCGTAGGCCGCACCGGAGGCGATCTCCTCGGTGTACTTGAAGCTGGCCGACTCGTGGCCCATCTGCGCCAACCACATGGCGATGCGGTTGGGGTTGGTGGCATCGCTCTCGGCCAATCCGGTCTGAATGCCAGGCAGGATCTCCGCCGCGCGAGCCACGCTCAGGCCAGTAGCGCGTACCAGAACGTCGATGGCCGCTGGGACCTGCACGGGTGGCTTGGGCTGCTCGGGCGGCGTAGTGGTACCGCCGCGCTTGTATGTGCTGAATCCATCCGGGCGGATCTTGCGCCGGATGAAGTCGTTGACCTTGGCAACGTGCTGGGAACCATAGGTGTTGCCACCCATCTGGAAGTGCATCCAGTCCCGAATGGACCAGTAGCCGCCGCAGAAGATCATGCCCTCATACCAGTCGAGCAGCTCGTCGAGAGCCTTGGCCTTGGGTCCTGGGTAGGCACGTTCCTTGGTGATGCCATACCGAAACACGGGGGCCTCGGGCGGTCCGTTCCAGTTCAGATCCATGCCGGTGCCAGACAGATGGTTGCTGGAAGACACGCTGTTGGTGGCGGTCCAGCACGCGCTGTCAGCATCACGCAGAGGCTCGATGTAGGCGTGGTAATCAGCCGCGAAGGCGGCCATGATCTTCTCCGGCTGGCCCTCGCGGATCAGCAACGAGACATGTTGCGCGCCGGGGATGCGCACCCAGCGGCAACTGTTCTGGTCGACCATCCGCCACCCGTTCTCCGAGTGGGTTCGACCATAGACGGTCCTGTCAGCCACGCGGCCTCCAGAAGTCAGCCAGCTGGCCGAGGCCAGGGAAGGTGATGTTCGGGATCAACTGGTCCAGCGCAGCAGCGGCGGCATCAGTAACCTGCGCCAAGTCGGGCTTGCCGTCGCGGTTCAGGTCAGCACTGGTGATCGCCTCCACGGCAGCGGCGGCTGACGCGACCGGGATGATCGGCAGAATGCGCTCGGTGATGAGTTCACCGAGGATGTCCTTGATCGCCTGCTTGGTCTGCGGGTCCGCGATGACCTTGACGATCACGTCTTTGACAAAGTCCTGTAGTGCCACTGGGCACCTCCTCTATCCCTTCTAGGGATTGCTGACAGGAACTACAGTGCGGTGCGAGCGAAGAAGAGTGCGGCGGTGGCCACAGATCCAACCTGGGTCGTCGACTGCCCGCCCTCGGTGTCAAACAGCCAGGCGTTGATGAGCAAATTGGTGGCGGGATGCCAGGAGTCCTGGACGCCATCCTGTCCCTCGGCCAGCGCAGCGGTGACCGGCAGCACGGTGATGGTCTGATAATCCAGGTAGTGGCTGCGCCCATATCCCTGGCCAATGAGCGTCTGCGCCGCGTAGGTGGTCTGGGTGTTGTCGCCGATGCGGATCTCGATGACGGCTCGGCCTGTGCTGGCCACCGAGGTGCTCATAAACACCAAGGGCTGGCCACGCACGCCAGAGACACCCAGATTCCACTGAGCGATCTTGAGAGGGGTGATGCCCGTGGTGCCACCAAAGGTCTGGTTGGCCCCCCAGGGACCACGCATGGTGCCTGCGCCGAGGACGGGGACCTGAGCCTGAGGCACCTTGCCGTCACTGCCCAGCGTGGCCACACCGGAAGCCGTGCCCTTTGCTGTCAGGGGAACCAACAGGTTGTCCTGGGCCGGGTAGTAGCTAGCTGGTGCGTACAGTTCGTCCTGGCTGTCCACGTAGGTCTTGGGTGCACGAGTGGACTTCAGGGTGTCGACACGGCCCGCGACATAGGCGCGACTGACACCACTGGTGAGGATCTCCTCAGTGGTCTGACGAGTTTCGGTGGCGCGTGGGTGGTCTTCATCCACACCCACGAATGGCAATCCAGCGATGATGCACCTCCTAGAGTCCGGGATAGACCAGCGCGAAGAAGGTCAGTCCCGCGCTGGCAAACGTGTACGTGGACCCGCTCCACAGACTGAGCCACAAACTGAAGTCCACCGCGCCCTCGATCGGCAGACGGTTGCCGGGGTTGACCGAGTTATCGGCGAAGGGCAGTGCGGTGTGCATCGCCATGTGTCGATGGGCCGTGGTCAGGCACCAGGAGTACTTGGTGTCATCATTGCGCAGCACGCTGATCTGGCCGTAGCTGCCGGTGCCCATCATGCGGTTGGCCGATGCCCCCAGGGTGGACCCACCCAGAACCTGAGCGAAGATCAGCGGCACGTAGGGGTAGCCAGGATCGGGAATGGTCAGCGACGCAGCCTGGTATTCCTTGGGGTTGTTGCTGGTCGCCTGGTATTGCCCACTGATGATGATGCTGGTGGCCGGTACGAACAGCGGTTTGCGGTTGGTCTGCACTGTGGGCAGGTACGGCGAGGTGACGTAGCTGTTGTTGTCGAGCGGGACGACCCCGTTGGCCTGGCCCACCTGGGTGGTCGGCACGTAGTTCTGGTCTGCTGCATCGACGGCGGTCTTGAGTGCGCGCAGGTTGTCCTGCTGATCGACGTAGGCCGGGTTGACCAGTCCTGCGGCTGACGCCTGTGCGGCGACCTCGGAATTGATGTAGTCGTCGTCCACACGGATGGTGTCGTAGCGAGTGTTGACGTAGCTGCGCGGCACCACGGAGGTGTCGCTGTCAGGGGTGCGACCCACATACCGAATCGGTGGCATGACTCCTCCTTACGCCGGGTAGGCCATGACGTGGAGCTTGGGCCGGTAATTGCGCAGGGTGCTGATCCCGGCCCCGGTGTTCAGCGCCCTGATGTAGAGCGTGGTCGCACCTGTCTGCACAGGCATGGAATGCAAGTTCTGCGGAACGACGATGACCGGCGCGTAGTTGCGAAACATGTCGTTGACCCAGATGGACTCGAAATCCGGTGGCTTGGTCTGGCCAAGGTTTGCTGCCGCCGGAGCCTGCATGAATCCCCAGCCACGATTATTCGGACCGTAAACGGTGAGCCCGGTGTTGTCGGTGAAATCCAGGATCGGGGTGTTGGAGCCGTGCCGGTAATACCGGAATCGACGCATGTCCAGGTCGTACTCGCCTGCGGTCAACCAGATCAGTTCGTTGTTGGATGGCTGCCCTGACGGCGCGGTGGCCAGAACCTGCTCCCCGTCACTGGTCGGCGACCGATACACCAGCGAACACGAACCCGGACTGGTGTTGTGGATCGCCACATAGCTGGTGAAATCAGCATTCACGCGAGTGTAGAGCCGGAAGGCAGGGCGACCCTGGGAACCGAACTCAGGGTCACCATTGCCGCCGATGCGTACGAACACACCCTGACGGTCAGAGCCGGTCTGAGCAAAGGCGGGGTCGATGGCTCGGGCATGGCAACGCCGAGCCAGGCCCGCGTACGGCCAGTAGGCGCGTCCGTCATTGATGCCTAGACGACCACCAGATCCGTTATCGCCGCCGGTGCCGTCCGGATTGGTGGCGTAGGTCTGCTCCCACCCAGGGCCGAGGTTGTTGGCATCAGGCCGCTCGAAATCGTCCCCGTGAGCCAATTCGGTGACGTCCTGGGAATCGTTGGCTCCCTGACCGACCCCGATGATGGTTCCCGATGCAGAACCGAGGCGCACGTAGACCACAGAATGCTCGGTATCAACATCCGATCGGGCATCCACTTCCCCGAAGACGACGAGCCGGTACGGATAGCCAGGATCGGTAACTCCGCACGTGTACAGCGTGGTTTCTGCTGCCGCTGTGGTCTGCGCGTTGTAGGCCGACGGAGACCACGGGCCACGATGGTACTGCTGGGTGTTGGGGGCGTTGATGCGCGCCGGGTTGAGCTTGCTGGTGGCGTCCAGGCCCGCCACGCCGTTGGGGACCTCACGACTGGCCAGCTTGACCCGCAGGTTGTCCTGGGCATTGACATAGGCGGTAGTGGCCAGCAGCGCGTCGCGATCATCCACGTAGGTCCGCGAAGCGTAGCTGGTCAAACCCGCGTTGATCGCATCATCGATCTCCTCGGTGGACAGCTCGTTGCCCTTGAGAAGGTCGACATAATCCTGGTACACCAGGTCTCGGTCAGCGGCAATGGCCGCGCCGACGTTGCGCAGCCCTGACATCAGCCGGTCACCGTCACTCGCCACTGTCCCGACGTCGGAGGCACAGCAAACTCAGCGCTGATGGTGTTGACGCCGGTAGGACGCCATCCGACCAAGACAGCGTCACCGCTGCTCTTATCGCGGAAGGTGGCTTGCACATCCAGGCTGTTCAGGCTGTGGGTGATGGTCGCAACCGTGGAGCCTGCAGGCACGTCGCCTGCGAACTTGCGGGTGGCCACCAGGGGGTCCAGACGAGCCTGGCCGCCACTGATGATGATGCCGCCGCCGGTTGCTGGGTCCAGCTGGAAGTCGCTGCCGATCTTCTTGACGCCGTTGCTGGCGGTGAAACTGGTGGCCGCGCCTGCGGTGAGAACCTTGGTCCAGTTGTTGGCATTGGTGCCGATCACGCCGGGGTTGTTGGTCTGCTGCCAGATGGTCTGGGCATGGGCGGCACCCTTGTCCACGATGATCTGAGTGCCCTTGACTAAGTACTGGCCCGCCGCCATGTCAGCCACGCGAGTCCAGGCACCCGTGTTGACGGTGTACAGGCCGTTGTTGGCCGAGCTGGACTGGGCGGTGAGCAGGACGATGGAGCCCACGGGGACCAGGGTGCCGTCGATGCTCTGCTGACCGGAGAGGCTGGCCACGGCGCTGCTGGCGCAGTAGTCCGCACGCGGCCTGTTCGAGGCTGCCTCGTTGATCTGGGCGTAGACGTCAGCAGGGCTGGTCTTGCCTGCCAGGCCCGAGGACAGCGCGGCGGTGGACGCCTTGCTGGCGAGCTGGGTGTCCAGACCAGTGACCTCGGACGTGGCGATAGGTGCCGAGGAGCTACGTGCACCGACGTCAGCGGCAGACAGCACTACGGTGCCAGACTGACCGTTGACCGTCTGCACCGCGTCATCGGGCGCAGCGAGCTTGACCCAGTTGCCGAACACCGTCGGGTCGGTGTTGTTGAGGATGTAGGAGCCCTTGTCGGCAGTGGCCGTGATGACGGCGACGTCACCGGGCTGCACCTGGCTGGTGGTCAGCGCCAGCATGGCGTTGCGGTTTGCCACCGGGAAGACGTTGGTCAGGGCCACCGATGGCAACTGGTTGCTCGGGACCTTGCCGTCGACCAGGTCCGCCTTGATGGCCAGGGCCGCATTGAGACCGGTGATCTTGTCGATGCCGAGATCAGGCAGCTGAGCCAGCGGCACCTTGCCGCCGACCAGATCCACCTTGGCGTCCAAGGCAGCCTGCAGGCCGTCAATACCCGCGATGGGCAGCAGTGGGACCTGGTTGACCGGAACCTTGCCTGCGACCAGGTCTGCCTTGCCTGTCTGCAACCCTCCTACAAGGTCACTGAGCGTGCTGACCGAACTAGTGGACGCCTTACCATCCACTTCGCTCTCAAGCGCCTCCAGATCGCTCTGTAGAGCCCTATCAGCCACCTGAGTAGCCAACGTGTCTACCTGGCTCTGGCTAGCCTTGGTGGCCACTGAATCAGCCACGCCATTGAGCGCGGTGATGGACGCCTTGGTGTCCACGATGGCGGCCAGGTCGCTCAGAGCCGCCAGAGACGCCTTGGTGTTGATCGCGGCGTTGGCGATGTCCAGATCCGCCTGAGTGGCCGCAGCGTCCACCAGAACGGCCAGCGCGTCCAGAGCGGCCTCGGTGGCCAGCGGTTCGTCCTCCGGCGCGCTCTCGTTGCGCTGAATGAACTTCAGATGCCCGTTCGGGGTCAGGTATGGCCAGACCGCCTCACCGGGGTCCGCACCAGCCGGGTTGTAGTAGTAGTTGGTGCCATCGTTGCCGAACGGACTGCGCAGCAGGACCGTGGACAAGTCGGTGGTCAGACCTCCGGCATTGAACCAAACCGTCTTCGCCGAGCCGCCCGAGCCACCGCTGCCTGGCTCCAGGTCCTCCAGCTGCTGCTCGACAGAGCTGATGCGCCCGTCCAGGTCGCTGGTGGATGTCAGGGCGTTGTTGGTCAAGATCGCCTGCAGCCCTGTCACGTCGGCGATCGGGATGTTGACCCCCGCAGCGCGGGCACCGATCGACGCGGGCGTAATCGCGTCAGATCCGCCGGTAGCGTGGCTTGCCGCGTGCGCTACGGGGGTTCTCGGGTTGGTCAGTGCCGGGTCAGTGTTCAGGACCCGTTCGGCGAGGGCTTCCGGCAGTCCGTCGACATCCTCGATGTCGAGCGTGCCACCTCCGCCAAGGTTGAGAACGGTGCCGTCCTTCTTGGCCACCAGATTATTGACGGTGACGAAAGCCACGTCGTTGGGCATGGCCGACTTAGCGATAAGTCCGCCGGTCGTACGCACGATGGTGGCGTCAGTCTCCAGGTTCTGCAGACGCGCATTGATCGCGTTGGTGACGGTGACGTCAGTCTTGAGGACCAGGGCAGCGCCCAGGTCGGAGATGTCAGCCAGCGGCACCGGAGAGCTGGCACTGCGGGCACCCACGTCGGCTGCCGAGAGAACCACCGCGCCGGTCTGGCCGTTGACCGTGAGCACGGTGGCGCTGACCTGGAAACGGACCCAGTTGTTGAGGTTGGACGCCGGGGTGGCGTTGAGGAAGAAGATGCCGTCCGGGCGCACCGCGAAGTCACCAGGCTGGATCTGCGAACTGGTGAGGGCCAACATGGCGGCCTCGTTGGCCACCGGCACAGCCTTGCCCAGGGCGACATCAGGCAGCTGACTGGAGGGGATCTTGCCTCCGACCAGATCCGCCTTGGCGAGCATCTCGGTCTCGACGTCATCGATCAGCGCGTTGAGCCCTGCGACCTGAGCATTGGTGCTGGTCTGCAGATTGGTCAACGAGGTGTTCAGCGCCGTGACAGCGGCCTGCCGCTGAGCCTTCTCGGTGATGTCGGCGTTCTGCAGCTGGCCGACAGCCTGGCTCAGGCTGGCAGCAGTGGACTGGTAGACCTGAGTGATCTGGTCTTGAATCTGCTGCTGCAGAGAGGTACGCAGCAGGCTGTCCGCGCTCTGGCGCGCGACGATCTCGGCCTCCAGGTTGCCCTGGACCACGGCGGCGGACT